CCGTTTTCAACAGCCTTTTCAGAAGTGTTGCATACATGGTCTGGAAGTTCACCAATAGTTACCAGTGCATCATACAGCGGAGAAAAATAGGGCTCAGACTTTGTTAAAAGGTCGCCGGGTAAAAATCCTTGCGATTTTTCGTAAATTCCCGGAAATGTGACATAAATAATTTTGTCGTACAGTCCATACTTTACCATTAACGCGCCAAGTGCCGTGGAAATCAAAGTCTTGCCGGAGCCGGCTATAGAATCGACAAAAAATAGTTTCTTTTCGCGCTTCCATACTGCGTCAATAAACTTCTTTTGTTCATCGTCGGGTACAATTCCCCAAAAAAGATGTTCGTCCAGTGTTTCTGGAGGATTATCATAATTCTGTTGAACAGGTCTTTTCTTTGCCGCCATAGCGATTCTCCTTAGATGATTTCGTCCACGCTTTCGATAATCTTATCGGCGACGCCGCGTGCAATGACATAAGCCATCATGCGCTTCTCGCTTTCCTTTACGAAATCCGCGTGGTCGGAGAATTTACCCATCGAGTTCACGTCGCCAACCGCACCATCGTGAAGAAGGAACTTTGTATTCTTAAAAATGAAGCGCTTGTGACCGCCCATAAGAATCAGCCCGCCAGCGCTGTAGCAACGGCTCATGCCAATGGTATAGACAGGCGTCTTAGACGCAGCAATGATGTCCATAACATAGAATGTCGCGTCAATTTCGCCGCCATTGCTGTTAATGAACAGCTTAACGGGAACGCGGTCTTCAACGGGCTTATCCTTGTCTTCCATGTTGTAGCGCATAATCTGATAGCCAATGCTACAGAAAGAATCATCAATACCGTTATTCCAGATGATGATTCGGTCATTGCAGTTGCGATAGAACTCAAGCAGGTCAGGGTCAGGAAGGTGCTTGTCAAACAGTCCTTCGATTCCACTAAGGTCAATCATGATATCATCAAGCATAGTTAAATCCTCCCGCACATTCCGCACTTCTTCTTGATTTGTGCGGAGAAGTTTTCACCAACGCACCAATAAGCCACGTTATCGGGCTTAAACGATTCATTGGTTTCGTCTGCGATAAAGTTTCCGCCAACAAAGGTTGCGTTGAAGCCGTTTGCATCGTATGTCATGACGCATACCTTTTCGCCTTCATTTGGCAGGCGGTCTTCGGTTTTAATCCAGTTCATTGATTTCCTCCACGTTTACAATTACGAACTGACGGTCTTTCTTGTACGCAACCCTTACATCTGTGACAAAATATCTTTTTAAGTCAAAATAGACGTCTGTTCCAATATGTGGTACGACAAGAAACGAATAATCTTTTGTTGCCAAACACTTATCGTCTTTGTCGCGAAATTGAATAGTGTTCATCATTCAGCATAGGTATGTAACCCGTACCTCCTACATAGATTTTTGTCCAACTTAATTGGACTGATGTGGTATTTCGCAAAGAATTCATTTTCTGGCATGGTGTGTATTTCCGTATGGTGTTCCCGACAAAGCGGAAGAACCGACAGCCCTTCGTGTATTATCGTTCTTCTGTCGCGCCCCATGCCGACGCGAGAACCATCGATGTTACAATGGTGCAAATCCGACTTCTTCCCACATACGCAACAACGCTGTTTTGCAAGACAACTGTAGATGTAGCGGTCGTTATCATCAACGTATTCGTAAAGTGGTCTGTCGGTTTGAATGTCATTTTCGATAATGAAGTCGATTAGAAACTTTTGATATTCACAAACAAGTGACATTGGCGCATTCGATAGCGAGAATGGTTCAGCGATGTCTTCACCAGCCAAAGAAAGGAAGTCATACTTCATAGCTTCATTAACCATCGTTTTCATTGTTGACGCCTTAGACTCGCCCTGCCACTCTGCTATGTAGCCGATTAAAGCCCACACCATTCTTCGCTGATTTGCTGTGATTTGGCGCGTGTCGTTTGGTGTTATAAAGACCGTCTTGCACTTGTCTATAAGTGAAAGGTCGGTTACTTTTAACAACACACGACCATCATCAGAAGTTCCAAGTATTGTGGCCTTCTGCCGTCCGTATGGATTATACGGAAAATCGCTTGTTTGCCCCATCGTAGTGAATACCAGCAACGTAATGCATAGCAGGTTTGCCATTTACGACAACAAGAACCATACAGCCAGACGGAAGGTTCATAGCGTATGTGCCGACATCAGTCGAATCTTCAACAGCAATCCAAATTGTTGACGGAATATACTCTTCAGCGGTTTCGATAGGTGTATCTTTCGTATATGCTGTTGCTGAAACCGTAATACTTTCTGCATTAGCGGGCGCACTATCTGAAACGCCAGTTGCAACGACCATATCGGTAGCTTTATCAGCCGCTGTCTTTTTCTTATTTGCCATTTAGAATATCCTCCAGAATCATAAGTGCTTGCTGTTTCTTTTCAGCAGCATCGTTAGTGCTGATAGTGTAGTCAAAACCCGGATGATTGTCGAGTTCGATTTCTGACTGGTTTAACTTCTGTGCGGCTGTAAGACCGCTTTCAAAACCATCACGTTCTACTCGAATAGCAACAGCATCGAAGTTGCTATGTATGATGTGTAGTTCGTTTTCGAATCGTAGGTCTGGTATAATAACGTAGTCCCAGATATTTACAGCCTTGATTAAGTCTACAACACGATTCGCAAAGTAGTCTTCGTCATACTGTCGAAAAACGCCAGTTCCGATGTGTTGGAGAAGCGTTCTTCCATTTTCATCTTTTTCGCCATTCCAGCCAAAGTAGGTTCTGCAAAGGAACTTAACATAGTCACCGAAAGCGACCGTAAGAACGTGATGCCCGCCGTCTTCAAGCTTCTGTCGCATCACGTCTGCAACAAAGTTCTTGCCGCTTCCAGCTTTTCCGCTAATCATGATAACCTTCAGTTCTATCACCACCTTTATGTGCGTATTATAACACATTTTGTCCGATTTGTCAATAGGTAAATTGTAAACATTTTGTGAACATTTATTAACTTGACAAATTGCGATAGAAGCGCTATAATATAATATATATTTATATACGAACGAAGTGAAGTATATAAATATTCCCTGTTATTATTCTTTTCTTTCTTTTTATTTATTTCTTTACTAAGAAAGGGGTTGTAGGGGAAAACATTAGCTTTCTTTGTTTCTTTTTCTTTCTTTTCTGCGCGATTTGAATTGTAAACATTTTGTGAACATTTGCGAAAGGTACTTGACAAATGGCACCTTTTGTGGTATAATCACCATCGTAGTAAGGAATGCTATAACTATTTTGTGAGGTGGTTTTGTGGATATCAAAGTTATCCCGCTTACCGACGATTCTGCTGTTTTGAATACTGCTCGCATTACAGTCTGGAAGGACGATGCAGAAAATGCGCCATCAGAAAAGTTTATGCGAGACATCTACTTCAAGGAACATTCACCAATTCGCGCAAAAGAGTTCTTGATTGAAATTCGTGGCGTTAAATCGTGGATTGCAACGCATCTATGTCGGCATTCTGTTGGATATACTCCATATATCAGCACGCAGCGCGACGATAGGCACAAGTCAGACATTCCGCGCGACGAACTTCCGCAGGGCGCGTTTGTAAACATGGATATTGTTCTTAATGCGCAGGCGTTTATAAACGTCAGTCGCAAAAGGCTTTGCAACATGGCGCACGCAGAAACGCAGGCGGTATGGCGAAGCGTAATTAAAGAACTTGACAAGGTTGACCATAATCTTGCAAGCTGTTGTGTTCGCGAATGTGTTTATCGTGGTGGAATTTGCCCCGAATGCGAAAAGTCTTGCCATTTCAACAAGACTGACGCCTTCGGTCGTGAAATTCAAAAATACTTGGAAGGTCGTGGTTAATTGAATATTGTTCTTATTGGAAAGATTGGAAGCGGCGTTGACGACATTGCAAAGCGTCTGACGGACTATTTCCGATACGAAGTATCTGATAGTGATGTTGACGATTTCAAAGTCTTTGTTGTTGAACCGTCAGAACTGCGAAAGATGCAGACAGATAAGGACACGGACTTTGTTTCGTTCTTCGTAACGCGCGGAACCTATAAGCGATTTAGGTATTGTATTGATAATTGCATGGACGAAGAAGAAGTCCTTTCTAAAATCATGATGGAAGCACACAAGTATGATTCGCTTCACGTTGACTTCACTGTTGAAAACGAAGATAACGACACTTGGTCTGCCGTAACCGAAATTCTTAGATGCGTTAAGGATGTGGTTGATTGTTCGCACCAAAACTCTACAAAGTCAGAAAGCTGCCCGCAAGCGTAATAATCAATAACGATTACGATGCGCGTATAGATAATGCTGAATACACTGTTTCGCAAAAAGAAGAAATTAAACACATGGTCATTGATGGCTTTGTTCTTAACGGCGTGAAGTTCGTAATGAGTGAACGAAGTGCCAGTATGACAAGAAATGCAATCCTTGGCTTTATTGATGCTTCTGTTGCTGGAAAAGTCGATAAGCATATTACAATGGATTTGGAAATGAAAAAGACGGTTCTTTCAAAGTGGTGCGCTTATCGTGGTCTTATGTTTAGTTCATGCCATTGTCTTGACGGCTGGCATCCCAAGACAATCGTTGTGCCTGACTACGAAACCGTAGTTCCACATCAGAAGCTTCGTTGGTTGGTAGAAGAAGAACGCGAATATGCTGACAAGGAAACTGGCGAAAAGCGTGTCTGGAAAACACATGGAATCGAAGAGGGGTACAAGGACGTTCCGATAAACGTTTTCGACGGGCACGGATTTATTCATCCAGCGCTTGTTGATGAAGTTCGCGACCGCATTGGAATGGAAGAACGTCCTACGACCATGATGTTGCGTGCGCCTTTCATCAAAGGTCTTGTTAGCGAAATGGACTACACGACCTACTATCACGACCACGATGTTGACTTCATTCAAGACGTTTGGGGCAAATGGCATTCTGTCGATGAACCAATGATTGTTCTGACAGTTAGTATGTATAAGGGGTTTAAGTATTTCAAACAGACCGGCACCAACCAAGATTGGGATAACTACTGGAGTAAATTTCAGAAGTATGGGCACTGCTGGGGTGTTGCCAAGTGGAATTTTACAGAAGAACAAGAACCCGTGTATACTCGTGGCAACTACCAGATTCTGCAAGACCTTGACTTGCCATTTGAAGAATTCCAGAAGCTTGCAAGCAAGTCAATGAACTGGGCGGAAAAGATTGTTAATGGAGACCCATTTTACACATACTGTTTCCTTGGTCTGGCGAATGATAATCCGAAGCCGCTTAACAACTATGCACGCGCCATCATGAAGAATCCTGAAATGATGAAGGAACAAAGTGTTCGCGACTTTCTGAAGCGTCAAGTCAGAAAGTACATTGATAGCATGAAGTGTGGAAAGATTTATCTTCGTGCTTGCTACAAATTCCTTATTCCAGACCTAATCATGATGCTTGAATGGATTGGTGGCGATAAGAACCCAAAAGGCGCCCTTGAAGCTGATGAATTTTGGGCTAAGGGTTACGAAGGTGAACACGCCATTGAACGTAACCCGCATATTTGTAAAAGCGAACATCTTATCCTTAAAGCCAAGCACACCGACGAACTTGAACGCTACTGTGGTCATTTGGTGAATACTTGTATGCTGAATGGTAAAAGTCCAAGTCCGCAACGAATGAACGGTGCCGATTAGCACCTTAAAATAGTCCGCCTATGTGGTAACATATAGGTTGTACGGCGTGAACCCTTATCAGGGGTGTCAAAGCGACGATTAGTAATCGCAGGAAATGGCGACCAACGCTTTGGCTAACAGGGAAGGCTACTTGATAATCCTGTGCCAAGCCTTAAATGGAAGGTCAAGAGACTAACGGTGATGAGTGTAACCGTGTACGGCAGCTATTGATACGCCGCTGGAAGTGCGCCGCCGCCCTATGGGTGGAAGATATAGTCCACTGTGAGAACAGTGTATGACGGAGATTTAGTTCTTCTGATGGATGAACCCTTATTCCTTGAAGGAACCGATAAAGATTGTGCAATCGTTCTTAATCTTGACGAAAAGCTTACTGCGCTTGCGGAAGATGTCACAATCGAAAACATTGCAAGTCTTGTTGAACGAACTCTTGTATCGTTGATTGGCGAAGATTCAAATGCGGCAACGTGTTATCATAACAAAATCACAAAAAAGGAAAGCCAACAGAAGCGTTACGAAACGTATGTTGATATTCTTTCGATTGTTAATTCGTTCGCAATCGACTTTGCCAAGACTGGCTACATCATGCAGATTCCGTTTGAAATAGCAAAGTATTCCAAACCATATCCATACTTCATGCGATATGTTGGTGAATACTACAACAAGCTGTTTGAATCAATGGAACGTTCGCAAAGCACATACCGTTTTAGTCGTTCACGAAGCAACATGAACCAGCTTGCGTTCATGATTGAAAAGTTTCACGACCGTGAAATCAAATGGAAGCGTGCAGATGCGTTTGATTACACGATTATGGTTGATAGCGATGTTGAAGTTTTGCCCGAACATTTTGAAGCTATCGAAAGCGTGTATAAAGACTTCAACAAAGAAATGAAGTATCTTGTCACATTTGAAAACAAGCTTCATCGCTATGATGAATTCAAAGACGAACTGAAGGCGTGGGACAAGGAGTCTGCAATGAACTATTACGTTAATTGGGATTCTGTGTACTCAAAGTATAGAAACGAATGCGCAAAGATTTGTCCTGACAAGAAAGAACTTGCCAACATCGCAGTTAAGCTGTGTTATGAAAAGTATCCGAAACGCGGAAAGAAGTTTATCTGGTCTTGTGCATCCGAAGGTGTGCTTGAAAATATCAAACAGGTAGAAATCATGTTGCCTGTAAAAAATCCAACTGGCGAATACGCATACCTTGGTAAGCGGTATGATATGATTGTATATAATGGTGAAACGGTTGGTTTAGACGGCTGACCGTTTCAGATATAATTGAATATAATACTTTATATACATCGCATAAGTATGCCTACTAAATGGTGCCATTTTTCGTCATGAAAGGACGGCTTATATTGTTCAACGAATTCGAAGAAGTGCAGGAATATCTCGCTGGTAAAAAGGTGACTCGCTACTGCCTTGACGAATACATTTTTAAAATTGCCCGATACATGAAGGAAGAAGGCAAACCCGCGCAGTATACAAAAGACTTTGTTGCCAAATGGCTTGAAGGTCTTGGGTATAGGTTCGCCAACTACAATCTTACCATAATGAACGCCTACGCAAAGCGTGGTAAGATGAAACGTGACTTCTGTGTAAGAATTAACAATGAAGACATTGAAAAGATTAAGTATGCTGCTGACTATGGACGGTCTAAGCGACTTGCTTTGTTTCTTCTGATTTACGCAAAGATTCACGCAGACCATGATGGAAACTTTAAGATTAGACTTCCAATGGTTTCTGAATGGGTTGGTATTGACCGTTCTCATTTGTATGCAAGGCACCTGAAAGAACTCATTTGTTTCGGTTTTATTGAAAAGACCGACAATGATAAAGACTATGCGAAGAATACCGCCGACGGGAGATTCGCCCACCTTAGAATCACCTATGAACTTTCGAATACCGGCGATTATGTTATTGAACGAAACGAAGATTTCGACAAGCTGTATCACGAAATCTTTGGCTGATTTTAGAAGTAGGTGATTGAATGCGCGTAGCTAAACGCGAGTTTTACGAATACCTAAGAAAGCCAAAACCGTCATCCAAGGAACCGATTGCTAAGTCGGTTGGTGTGTACGACCTTGCGCTTATGATTGCGCGAAAAACAAAGTTTCGCGTTTGGGACGTGAAAGAAGTCATTGAAGAAGTTGGGCCTGCAATCTACGCACAACTGCTTCAACGCAAGACGGTTGACCTTGGTGGTATGAACATTCGTAGCAAGTGGCAACGAATGGATTATCCGCGTTATGTACAAGATGAAGGGATTTGGCAGTTCGGCTATTTCAAACCTATGATTGACTTTGAAAAGCCGAATCATATGCTATACTATGGAAAGACATGTGTCGTTCCTGACGGGTTTGTAGAATCCATTGTTCCATATATGTCAAATGGCGAAAAGACGCTTGACGACCTTGTTGATTCTGCTAATGCTGCGGCAAAGGAAACCGCCCAACTTGGCAAAGACATGGTTGTTGATGAAAACAGCATGACGATTCCACCTGAAGGAAGCCGAAGAAAGCCGCGTAGATTCCGCGAAGATTGGCACCCGACAGTTTTGGAACGTCGAAGATACATGATGCGCAAGGGCGCACTTGCAAATGAATACAGACGCGGTATTGCCGACGGAACGTTTCCGAATGAAGAATACCCCAACATGGGCATTTACTTCAAGAAGCGACTTCCCGAATACGGTTTTGGTGCGTGGGTCGGTTCGCCAGATGAAGACGTGACCGAAGAAATTTTAGAATCGGAGGAAGAAGACGATGCCTAACTTCCATAGAAACCCCGCCGAGGGCGAGGTTGAATACATTTTTAGAATCTGCGAAAACAAAGATTTGATTGGGTCTTGGGATGAAGTTGCAAAACTTCTGAACAAGGAACTGAACTACGAATACACCGAAAGCAAGTATCGCAAGGACTACAATTCCTTTAAGAAGCTGTTTGAAGCTAATCGTGCGAAACTTGTTGATGGTCAGGAACAGCTTGAAAGCATCCGTGTTGCAAGCAACGAACTGAAAAAGGAACGTATTCGTCTTCAGACTGAAAAGCTTGAATACAATACTTGGCTTCGTGAAAACGCTCGCGATGAACTGATTGTTGAAAAGCTTATTGGTGCTATTGAAAACCTTGAACCGCTTCCTGTTCCCGATGTTGCCTATGATAAGCGCAACGGCGAAAAGGAATATGTCCTTTGTTTTGGCGATGAACACCTTGGTTGCGAATTTGAAATCAGGGGCCTTATGGGCGAAGTGATTAACGCCTACAGTCCTGAAATCTTCGCCGAACGCATGGCAAAACTTCTTGATTATACTAAGCAGTTCTGTCGTGAACACGATATTGGCACGCTTCACGTTTTTTCGATGGGCGACTTTACCGATGGCGTTCTTCGTGTGGGTCAGCTTATGAAGCTTCGTTGGGGTGTTGTCGATAGCACTGTTAAGTATATGGAATTCATTAGCGAATGGCTGAACGAACTTACATCTGTTGTCAACGTTCGATTCCATATGGTTGCCGGAAATCATTCTGAACTTCGTATGTTTAATCAGCCGCGTGGTGCTTTTAAGGACGAGAACATGAACAAGGTTGTTTTTTCCTATATCAAGGCACGCATGAAGTACAATCCAAACTTCGAGCTGGTTGAAAATCCGTCTGGTAATATCTTTGATAGCATCGCTGGATACAACGTCCTTGGTGTTCATGGTGAAATGAAGGATATGGAAAAGGCGATTAAGGATTTGACTAACACCTATGGCGTTGAGATTCACTATCTACTGGGTGGTCACTTACATCATAGCGCCAGCGAAACCACTGGTGTAAAGAAGGGCGTTATTCGCGTCCCGTCTGTGGTTGGTATTGATGATTTCGCAATGACGCTTAATAAGTGTTCTAATCCTGCCGCTGTGATTGTTGAACTCACACTCAATCATGGCAAGACGGCTGAATACTTCGTTGATTTGACTTAAGGCGTAACGCCGCACGCCCGTGCTTGCACGGTATCACATATTTTAGACGAAAGCCACCTTCGGGTGGCTTTTACTATTTTAGGAAGGTGGTCAAGTGAGAAAGACCAAAACTATGGATAGGTCGGCACCGCTGACCATTGCCGAAGCAAAAGCGAAAGACCGCGATATCCGAAAGAAGAAGTGTCGTTACTGCACAAACGAAAAGGATATTAAGCGATTCTATAAAAGCTACGATTTCTTAGATACTGATGGGAGACTTTCCGTGTGCATCGACTGCTGCACATACTTGTTTAATTATTTTTATCAGATGCACGGTCGCATTGATATTGCGATTTACGAAGTTTGTCGCTGTCTGAACTATCGTTACGATAGTCGTGCATATAGTATGCTGATGAAGGCGCTTGAAAAGAATGGTATGCAGGCGACAGTAAATGCAATCAATGGCGTTGAAGAAGAAGAAACCGAAACTGACATTGATAAAGTTGCGGTTAATACAAAAACGTCTTTGTTTGGCAAATACCTTACAATCCTTCAGGGTGTTTATCGTACTAACGAAGAAGCCGACTTGACGTTCGACGTTTACAAGAACGACCGTCCCGAAGGCTACGAAGACAAGACTACCGACAAGCCTGTTACAGAAGTTATCGAACAAGCCTATAACAAGAAAATGTCTGCGCTTGAAAAGAAGTGGGGCACTGGCTTTGAAGACGACGATTACGTATTCCTTGAAAACGAATACAACGAATGGGCTAAGACGAAAGACACCGATGAAAAGGGTGTTGATATGCTTATCAAGGAAGTATGCTTGCAACAGCTAAAGATGCGTAAGACGCGCGAAGCTGGCGATGAACTTAAAAAGTCGGACTATGAGACGCTTACCATGCTGATGGATAAGTGTTCGATTACTCCTGATAAGCTAAAAGAAAGTTCCAGCAATAAGTCTACTGCCGCATTTGGCATCTGGCTTAAAGACGTTGAAACGCTTTCTCCTGCTGAATGGCTTGAAAACAAAAAGCTGTTTAAGGATGTTGAAGGCATTGACGAATACGTTAAGCGCACCTATGACCGCGCTGTTCGTAATTATATTGGTATGTCGCGCGATTTCCGCGTCGTAATGGACAAGATGGATAAGGAAGCTGAAGACTTCAAGCCTGAAGATATCAGCGGCGTCTATCTTGATGTTGATGGTGATGACGATGGCGAGAAACACGACTAACTACAATCCGTTTGGTAGTAATGCAAATTCTGCGGATATTCGCAAAAGACCGCGTGGCATTATTAAAAAGACGGAAATTAGCGAGAGTCGCCTGAAACGAATCAAGGATTGGGCAACGCTATATCGGCGCAACATTCAGCTGTATGCTGAACACTATTTTCAAATCAAGACGCTTCACGACTATCAGAAGATGATGCTGTACGAAATTGGTGCGAAAGATGAAATTACCATTTCAGCATCTCGTGCAACTGCAAAGTCGTGGATTGTTGGTCTTGGCGCTATCTGCATTGCGTCTCTTTATCCTAAAAGCGAAATCGTCATTGTTGCATCGACCAAAGGTCAGGCTGGCGTTATCGTTGGCAAGATTCAAGGCTTCTACGACGACTATCCGAATATCCAGCGTGAAATCACGAAGATAACTAACAATGAAAACAACCGTATTGTTGAATTCTTAAATGGTTCCAAAATTACGGTTGTTGCGCTTTCGGATAACTCTCGTGGTATTCGTTCGACCTGTATTATTCGCGAAGAATGCAACAGCATGAAGCGTAAGGATTTGCTTGACTCTGTTATCGCACCTATGCGCTATGTTCGTCCCGCGCCTTTCCGACGATTACCGCAATACAGCCATCTGACAGAAGAGTCGAAGATGATTTCGATTAGTTCTGCTGGATTGAAAATAAACTGGTGGTATCCATACACGCTTCAACAGATTGTTATTAGCGTGTTTGGCGATAAGACTGGTATTCAGTCTAAGGACAGCACGGTGTTCATGGCATTTGACTATTTGACAAGTCTCGAACATGGCATCAAGTCGCCGCGTGAAATTGCGTCTGAACGTAAAGCGTCTGACTATATATCATTAAGTTTTATACTTACTTAGTGCGCTACAACGGGAAACCTTGTAGTGTATGTTCCTGAATTGCTGGAAAACCCTTAGAGCTTTACAGCCACAACGAAAGAATGAAACACGTCTAATCGTGAAGGTTGAAAATTGTAAAGATTGGGCAATCAGCAGCGAAGCCCCGAACAGGGGAACGTTCAACGACCATCCGCTGAAATGCGGTTAGGCACAAGTGTGCCGAAGTGGGAACCGCCTAAACCGAAAGGCATGGCGAATGATATGGTCTATACATATATGAAAGTATATGCACACATTTAATCGGATTTTTAAAGCTGGACAGCGGAGTAGCTACCGTTTTCTACACCCTTCGTAGAATTACAGCTTTGAAAATAAATATACTTGAAGGGGATTTATTATGTTATCGGTCAATGAAAGGAATTTGAAAATCGTTGAATCTTATCAAAGTGGCAAAAATTTGAACGATGTGTCCAATGAATTTGGTGTATCCGTTGGAACGGTTTTAGCTGTTTTACAAGAAGCAAATGTTTCTATCAGAAAATATAGAAAAGGTCGTTCTAAATTTACGCCAGAACAAGACGCCGACATTGTTGAAAGATATAAAAATGGAGAAAAGACGTGCGATATAGCAAAATTATACAATGTTAGCCAAAGCTGTATCGTATATAGACTTCATAGAAGTGGTGTCGTGCTTGTTACAAAGGTTGACGACTCTGTTTTTGATAAGATAGATAGCGAAGAAAAGGCATACTATTTTGGACTTATCTGTGCGGACGGCTGGATTTCAAAGCTTGACACGACGCCATATGTTGGACTTTATCTAAAGGCAGAAGATAAAAATATCGTAGAAGGATTTATGAAAATGTTCTGCGACAAGAAGATACGTCCTGTTAAGCATGACGGTGTTGTTGTCGGCTATCAGGCTGATGTATATTCCAAACGGCTTGTACAAAAGCTTATTGAATATGGCATTGATAATGATAAGTCTCATACGTTAAAGTTTCCGACTTGTGTGCCAGAAGATTATTTATGCGACTTTGTTCGCGGATATTTTGATGGCGATGGAAGCATTTCTGGCTATCAAACATCGTTTGTTGGGACAAAGTGGTTTATAGAAGAACTTATTCAGATTATGTCCAAGAACGCAAATGTTAGCAACAGGGTTACACCTTTTCCCGTAAACGCTGATAAGGGGAATGTGATTACGAAGTCTATTGCGTGGTCTGGAATAAATCAGGCAAAAAAGATTCGCGACTGGATGTATAGGAATGGTTCTTCAACGATTTATATAAAAAGAAAACATGACCGATATTATTCCATTGATTAAATGTGTGGGGCGTGTCTAACGAACGCGTCTTACTGAAATAGTTTCTACTGAGTACCAAAATTTGCCTTATGGCATTGATGAGAACGCATTCTTTTCTTATGATGACTTTGATAAAGCGCGTGTTTTGAAGCAGGCGTTCTATCCGAAGCGCCCCGAAGAAGTTGCTTCTGGAAAACAGAAGTATCGTATGCCAAAGGTTGCCGGCGAAATTCGTTTGGTCGGTGTTGACTTGGCGTCTTCTGCCGCTCGTGGTTCGGATAACACGGCAATCAATGTCGCGCGACTTATTCCGAAGCGCGGAAAAGGATATGAACGACAGGTTGTGTATTCTGAAATTTCCAATGGTGTTGGTGCTCCTGCACAGGCGCTTCGTATTCGTCAAATTATGACGGATTTTGAAGCGGATACGCTTGTAATGGACTTCCGAAATCTTGGTAATGCGATTTTCAATATCATGACCGATGTTATCCATGATGATATTCGTGGTATTGACTATCCGCCAATAACGGTTGCTTATCATGAAACCATCGCGCATAAATACGAAGAGTATATGCAACAGACAATCAATCCCAATGCGATTCCTTGCATCTATCCTATTTATGGTACTGCCGAACTGAATAGTAAGATGGCAGTTATCTTTAAGGATAAACTGAAGACTGGCATGATTAAGCTTCTTGAACAGCCAGACGAAGTTGAAAAGGACTTTGCAAAGGATATTGGCTTTAGATTCTACACTGACGAAGTTGGCGATTGGGGTGGAAGACCTTGGTTGCTTGCTCCGTTTGAACAAACTACACAACTTATCAACGAAGCGCTTGCGCTTACTGTATATGTTGTTGGCGGTAATTTCCGACTTGTTGAGCCGAAGCGCTTGACAAAAGACCGAATCGTTTCTTTGATTTATTTGAACTATTACGCATCCCTTCTTGATACCGAACTGTTGAAGGGATTGAATGACGACGATATGTATTCTGCTATTTCAAGTATGAATAGAAGCCTTTCGTCTTCAAGAAACGGAAACAAATTCGGACGATTCTTTAGATGAAAGGGGTGAATCTGCTTGGCAGATGAGAAGCGTTCGCGTGGACGTCCGCGCAAAAACGCAACGCCAGAACAGCTTGAATCAATTCAGCAGTTCTGTGACTTTATGCGAAGCGACCGTGGGTCGATGTACTTCGCAAATAAAATCAGCACGAACATGAAAGACCTTGAAGCAGTTGCATATTCCCTTTCTGAAAAAGGCATCTACAATCCTATTTTCAGCGAAAGTCTGATGCAGAATCTTGCGTTCACTTCTGGTTCTGCTACCAATGAAAATCTTCAAAGTTGGTTGCAACATCCTGAAGAGAACGCAGAAAGCCTTAGACTGCTTTCGCACTATCTTGAAAATGCAAACTTGCAGTATGGTCGCGCGGCAAGCCTTCTGTCCGATATCAAGTCGTATCATTACGACTTGCGATGTGCAACGCCTGACCTTCAAAGCAAAGCGAATTCTGTTGAATTCAAAAATAGCTACCACAAGGTTCTTTCTTTCCTTAGAAAGCTGAATATCCCTTATCAGATTCGCAAACTGGATAACAAGGCTTGCAAGGACGGCGTGGCTTTTGTTTGGTTTAATCGCACGAAGGACACGTTCGATATGATTGACCTTCCGACCGAATTCTGCTATATCACAGCGCCTTGGACGTTTGGTTATTTGTTTGCTATCGACCTTACCTATTTTGATAGGTTTGCGTTCCAGCAGACACAGGTTCCTGAACTTTGGCACGCTTATGAAGCATTCTGCCAGAAGCGTGAAGAACTTATGGCAAGTCATAAGTATTCGCGTGCGGCTATTGCGCCTTATCAGTTTATGCCGGTTTCTCCGTATGATGGCTGGTGTTTCCTGTTTGATATCAATAGACCCACAAAGGCGCCGCCCATGGTTGGCGCTGCTGGTGTTGCACTTGATGCAATCGGCTATCGCGACCTGATTAAGCAGAAGGCTGTTGTTGACTTGTGGCGTGTTCTTGCGTTCAAGATTCCTATTGATAAGACAACTGGCAAGATGCAGGTGACTTACAAGGAAGCAAGTGCAATCATTGATAGTATTCGAAGCGTTCTTCCTGAAAACTTTGTTGCGTTTTCCAGTCCGTTTGATACGGAAGCGCCTATCAATGCAGACCAGACAAGCGTTATGGAAGGCTTGGAAAATATTTCTAACAAGTCTTTCTACGATTATTCTGGCATTCCCAACGCGCTGTTCAACACTGACCAAAAATCTGCTGCTGCGCTGAAGCTTGCAACTGGTGCGCTTTATGCGTATGCAAGCAATGGTATGTATGCAAGCGCGCAGAATCTTGTCAACTGGCTTATCCGTATTGAATGTGGCGATAGATTTGACTGGCTTGTTAAGTTCCATGGCAATAAGCTTTATGAAGATGAAGAACAAGACCGTGCGCTTAAAATGCTTTCTGGTGCTAATGCACCTATTTCCTATGTGATGTCGCACTATGGATTCGAACCGTTTGAAATTGAAAACGAATACATTATTGAAAACTTCCTGACAAACATCAAGGATAAGATGAAGCCGCTTCAGCTTGGAAGCACAATGAGTTCCAGTGAAGGCGGCAGACCGAAGGAAGAAATTGACAGTCAGCGGTCTGAATCGCGTGACGAATCCATTGATTCTGGTGAATAAAGGTGGTGATGTATAATGCTTATTTCTAATGAAATCAAAATGGAACTTGACCAGCTTGGTCAGAAGTTCTTTTGGATGAACAAGAAGCTTGACAGAATGAAGTCTGTTCTGAATGTTAAGTTCGCAATGCCGAAACTTGCAGAGTTGGTACATCACCAGCTTGCACATTCGTATCCGCTTCTCGCCGACCAAGTGAATGATATCGAAGAAAACTTTAACTACGATGTCAATTATCTTGGCGTTGAAGGCGCCAATGAAGATTACGAAGATGTTGATGAACTAATCAATCAGCTTTATGAATGGACTCTTGAAGTCAACGACTTTTTGCAGAAGGTTAAGCTTGATGCAATGGATGCTGGAAATCATAACGTCTATGACCTACTAACCCCGCTTTCGCGTGAATATTCTAAATATGTAGCCAATGCGATTCTTCTTGTTGATAAGAAGAAACAGTACGGCAACCACCTTTACGATATGGACGCGCAGGCAGAAGATTGGTGGGTGCTATGAGAATCGAAAACATTGGCGAACTTTCTGATAAGTTCAAATTCTATCGGTGTGGTAGCCCCAATCAAAAAGCGTTTCTGACTGAAAATGGAATTGAATACGTTTATTCGTATCGTTCGTCCAAGACAGACCGCGTAGTTTGGGTTTTTATTCTTACCGAAAGGCTTCAAAACCTTCTTGATATTTGGACTATAAACAAACCGACTGGGGGTGTTCAGAATGGATAACTTTACTCATGAAGTTGACTATATGAAGTTATTGTACGAAGACCCTTATGTGTCTGTTTTTGAACTTGATGCGCTTCATACTGGTTGGAATCCTAATGAATGTATCATTGATGAAGAATGTGTTTGGGAATCGCTTCCCAGTTTTGCCAATAAGCCGCTTTATGGCGTAATTGATAACAAGTGGAATCCGCTTGACGGTGAACACAATGACTTCATGGAACATTTCCGCGAAGAATATCCTGACCGCATTACGCGCGACCGTATTCTCCCGTTTGGCTGTGTTCCTGAAAGTGGCTTGAAAGATGCGAAGCTTGTCGAACGCGATGGTAAACAGTATCTTCGAATTAACGTCGTTGTGTGGAAGAATCTTCTTCCGCACGTTGCGGAAATCTTAAAGCGTCGTGATGGCGATGTTAGGGTTTCTGTTGAATTTGCTATTAAGGATGCGGAACAGCTTGAAGATGGTACGCTTAAACTGAAGAAGTTTAGCATTACTGCCATCACCGCACTTGGTGAAAAGTTTAGGGAAATCATGGCTGGCGCAAGATTAAAGTCTCTTAGATTTTCTTATGACGATTACACCAAGGATTCCAACGATAAGTATTTCTGTTTTGCTTCGCAGAAGGCTTATGAAATTCCGCAAAACGTCCTTGATATTATGAAGCATGGTGTTGAAATGCGGCAGGAAGCCAATCGCGGTGGAAACAAGGTTGTATACAACAGTGTTAGAAGCAACTGTGATATTGGCGTGATGTATGAAGGTTCTATCAATGAAATGAAAGAATACTTCGCCGCAAACCCCGAACCCGTCAAAGAAAGCGTTCCGCCTACCGGCAAATACATCTTATATAATATGTATGGTGGCGAAGCTGGTCGTGAATGGGTTAATTCTATTGTTTGCAACGGTTCTGCCGTAGCAATAAAAAATTCTGAAGAAGGAGGAAATCGCGAAGTGAATATTACTATTGACAACAATAAGGAAGCCGCCATCGAAGGTACTTCTTGGGATAATCCCGGAAAGGCGCTGTATGGCAAACTTCTTGAAGCAAGCAACGCCGAAGGTCTTGTCAAGGAAGCGTACCTTGTTGTTGAAAGTGGATACAAGGATGCCCCAAGCGAAAAACTGAAATATCCCCACCATCAGGTGAAGGACGGTAAGCTTGTTCTTAATGTGGCTGGCGTTAAGGCTGCTTTTGCCCGCGCATCTCAGATGGGAATTGTAAGTGGCGACGTTAAGAAGCATCTTGAACGTCACTATCGCGAACTTGGTCTGTCTATGGAAAACTTTGAGCAGAAGTATGCAGAGCTCGAGGAACAGTATACTGCTAAGTGTGCTGAATTCGACGAAAAGTGTGCCAGTTTGACGGCCTCCGAGGAAGCTTGTGCAGCGGCAGAAGAAAAGTGCGCTGGTCTTCAGGCTGACCTTGATGGCAAGTGTGCTGAACTGGATGCAAAGTGCGCTGATTACGATGCTAAGTGTGCGGAGCTTGATGCGAAGTGCGCCGAGCTGGAGGAAAAGTGTGCAAAGCTTGACGAGTACGAGAAGAAGGAAGTTTGTGCGAAGAACATGGCTTCTATCGACAAGTACGCCAAGTGCTTCAGCGAGGAAAAGGTTGAGGAGTTGAAGAAGCTTGCTGAAACCTGTACTTGCGAAGAAATGGATAATGCTATTGCCAAGTGCGCCATGGAATTTGCGGAACTTGCTGTGAAGAATGATTTCAAGTTCTCTTATGGCTTCCCCGGCGTTAATACTGGCTTTACTGTGACTGATAGCAACGATAGCGACCTTGCTAAGATTGCGAAGAAGTACAACACTATTGTACGCTAATTAAAGAAAGGATGTTGAATTAGTTATGGCTAATTATCTTTGCCGCGCGACTAATCCTCGCGTTCCCGACTACCTTGTTAAGAAGGTTTCTGTCCCCACCGGTAAGACCCTGCACGCTGGCGATATCGTCATGCTGAAGGCGCTTGATAGCGATATCGAGAACAACTATCAGGTCTATACTGGTTCCCAGCCTGCTACTGCTGACCTTGGTCTGCGTGCGGCTATCATCATCAATGACGGTTTCGAGACTCTTGCCGACGGTCGTCGTCCCGAGGGTCAGCCCGACTACACCCAGTATGTCTATCAGGCTGGCGAGGTCGTGACTGCTATCATGCTGGTTCCCGGTCTTGATTTCGAGCTGTCCACCGACGTCATCAATGGCACCTTTACTGCTGGTCAGTATATCGAGCCCGTCAACGGCGCTTATACCGGTGCTGTTAAGGCTACCCGTACTGAGGGCACTAAGTCTGCTCTTATGATGCTGGCGCAGAAGAACTTCCGCATGGGCGGTATGTTCGGCTACCAGTTCATCGACACGGTTGTTGCGACCGTTGTTGACTAATTAGAAAGGGGGATTCAATATAATGAACGAACTTCGTTATTTCGCTGGCATCTCTAAGGATGTTGATGCTAAGACTATTATTGATAATTGGACTCAGCTTGGTCTGTCCGCCATGTCCCGTGATTACGGCGCCAGTGGCCTTGTTGCTAAGTTCTCCTATGATGCGGCTGCCTACAACCAGAAGAACGACGAGACCCGCAAGGCTGTCCTTTCTTTCTGTGGCGCCAAGGCTGGTATTTCTGATATTTCCGAGACCCGCCACATCCTGAATGCGTTTGATAATCCTCAGTTCGAGTCTATGTACAACGCCATCTTCACCGAGTCCCTGCTTGGTATCATGGTCAAGACCGATTCTCAGGCTATGAACGTTTTCGCCAATATCGACACTGTTGACGTTGGTAATTCCCTGACTTACGACATCGAGACCAAGGGTCTGCCCATTGCCCAGCGCAACAGCTACATGAGCAATGTTACCTTCCTTGATGGCGTTGCTAAGACTGCTATCACTGTCACCCCTAAGGTGTACAGCACTGGTACTGCTATCGACGTTATCCGTATGCTGAAGGGCGACATTGACATGGGTAAGGAAATCGCCCGCGTCGCTATGTCCCTGCTTTATGCCCAGTACAAGCTGTGCGTTGGTCTGGTTGCTAACACCGACGTTATCGCCAACACCCCGCTGTATCGTACTGGTGCTTTCAACGCCAATCAGTATGTTCTGACCATTTCCTATCTTCAGGCGCTGAACAATGCTGGCGTTAAGGCTTATGGTACTTTGCCCGCCCTGAACAAGTTGGGTGCTACCGCTACCACTGGCTACGGCTTCGCTTCTCAGGACGAAGTTCTTCGTCTTGGCTTCCTGTCCGTCGCTTATGGCATTCCTCACGTCATTCTGAATCAGGCTACCGACGGTTCCGCTCCTCTTGGCGATTCCGATGGTAACATCAATATGCTGGTTCCCAATGACAAGATTTTCCTGATGCCCGATGTTGGCGACAAGCCCGTCAAGCTGGTTCGCGAGAACTACATCCGCGTCATGAATACCCCCGCTTCCGTCAATAGCATCAATCGTCGTGAGTATCAGTATTTCATGGCGTTCGACGCTGCTATTGCTACTCAGGCGCACTTCGGTATCCAGTCCGTCTAAGTTTTAGACAAACACTTTTAGAATTGAGGTTTTAAGAAATGGCTAATGCTGCAAAGCCTGTTGTGAATAGCGATATCCTTGCAAAGCTTGATGCTGTTATCAAGATGAATGAAGCACTTCTGGCGGAGAACGAAAGTCTCCGCCAGAAGATTTCTACTAACAAGGACGGTCGTAGAAATGTGGAACTTGGCTGTAATGCCTGCATGGGCGTGACGCTTGTTTCTGCTGCTGGTGACATCGAAATTGATGTCAAGTTTGGCGATATTGTCACGATTTCTTCCGAAGATATGAATATTCTTCTGAAAAGTAACGCAAATAGGCAGTTGCTGATTAACAACATCGTCTACTTCGTTGACCCATCTGAATATGAAAACTTTGGTGTTCGCGCGCGCGTTGATATGAGTGATGATAAGCTTGTTGACGTTATTTGCAACGGAAGTGAAAAGCAGCTTCAGGCATATCTGGAAGATTCTACTTCCAAGAAGTTCCAGTCCGATGTTGTGAATACGCTTTTCTACAAGATTGTTATTATGAATATGAATGGCGCGTTCGGTAATATGAAGTATGAAAACCGCAAGGTTATTGAAAATTACTTCAACATGGAAATCGACATGGCAACCCGCCTGTATAAGTCTATGATTAGCGTAATCGGCTAATGTTTATAAGAACGGAGGTGTGTAATGGCTACAAGCTTTCTTGAAGTTTATAAAGCCAACAACCTGATAAAGAATGACCCAAGGCTCAAGAATTTAGATGGTTGCGAATTAAACACCATTCGTTTTGGCTATCTAAAGTTTGCGATTTCGTACTTTATGTACGATTGCAGGAAAGACCTTTCTAATAAGACCGATCCCGAAACCAACGTATACGTATTTGAATGCGACGGCAAGGAAGATGAATTTATTCTGGAACCTGCGCCGCCTGCTGGTTCTGAATATGTTTGCTGGTATATCGAAGACGAAGAAAAGATGGATATGACGCCATCTTCTTCTTTTGATGGGACGACCGTCAAGCTGGATTTTGTTCCAGAAGCCGGTTCTGGTCTTATTATCAAGGCATACACTTATGGCGAATTCAATGCGGATTTGGATGTTCGCGAAATCAACATTCTTGCGGAAGGCATGAATGTTCCTTACATTTCCGAATCGAAGAATGATGAAAACGCCATGAAGTATATTGTTACGGGTAAATCGCTTCGTTTCTTCTCGCAGGCGAACCACCTTACCGCCCAGAATGAAAACTGGGAAAACCAAAAGTATCATATGGTCGATTCTCTTATTTCTGAATACAGCTATAAGGGAAGCGAAGATAACTATATGGGCTTGTCTGGCAGGGGTGGTACTTGATGGCACTGAAACCTAAATCCCACAGCAATGTGGATGGTTGCTACGCAAGCATTGGAAGAAACGGCTTTGAAGAAACCGTAATTGATAATCTGAAAGATACATTTGAAATCAGTCCAGATTATAAACCAATCTTCATTGTTCATGATTCGTCCAAACACCAAGACTTTCTTCATGAGTTAGACCATAGTAAATCCTATGGCTTGCCAAAGTATAAGGCTTGGATTTATGATGGTACAGAAGAAGAACAGATTGTTGGACATAAGTATGTTCAGATGTATCCGTATGGTGAACCTATTCTACAGCAGGGCGATTACATCACGTTCGACTACCATGACGAAAATCTTAGAAGTGTATGGCTGTGTCTTGCACTTGATTCTTCTACGCTGTATCAGCAGAAGGGTAAGATTCGCAGATGCACCAACGAAATTCGCTTTTATAACAACCATGGTGAACTGATTAAAATTCCCTGCGTTTTTGACGATAAAATCAACAGTGAAAAAGACATTGCGCTGACTGGATTGAAGTATATCAACGGTATTACAACGTTGTATATGCAGGACAATTCAGATTCAGAACAGTTAAGACCCAACCAGAGACTTCTGTTTGGTAGACCCGGAATGTGGACTGCTTTTAAGATTGTTTCGGTTGGTGTAAATAACTTTATGAATGAAATCTATTGGGATAATACAACCGCCGGTCTTGTTGAGGTTACAATGGAAGCGTCTTATGTTAATTATGATACGGACGACCTTGTAAACGGAATTGCAGACGCCAACACCTATTCCATCAAGCTTGACGTGGGTGATATTTCTGCGTCTGTTGGTGACAGTTTCGTGCTTAATGCAACTGTTTTGAAAAACGGGAAAGAAATTGTTGATAGACCTGTTGTGTGGTATACCAGCGATGAAGATGTCGCGACTGTTGATGGCGGTATTGTCAATGTGTTGAAAAATGGATTTGTTACTATTTCGGCTTGTCTTGATGCAAACCGCGAAGTGAAAGATTCCATTGCTATAAATGTTCCTGCCATTGCTAATGACGTATATACGGTTGTCGTATACCCGTATGCTGAAAGCAGCTATGGGATTCTGCAAGGCGACACGGTTAAGTTCGACTGCTATTTGTATAAGAATGGTTTTGTTGAACCTGACGTGTTTGACTTTGCAGTTTCTGACGATACCGATATCCCGTCTGAATGTTATAAGTTTAATGCGGTTGACGGTAATTCGTTTAGCGTCAAGAACATTAGACGCACAGATGGTACGTTGTGTATTGTTTGCAGGAGCGGCGAACATGAATTCGTTGCTAATATTAAATTGAAGGGCGCGTGGTGATAAGTGGCTTACTATAAACAGTGGAATTCCATTGTCAATAAAGTGTTTGAGCTTATTCGCAACAACGACAAGCTTCTTCGCTATATTAGCAATGCAGCGCCTAATCCGTATGATGAAGTGGCAAGTAGCTGGTCTGATATTTATTTAAAGAATGTCTTTCCTATGCCGCGCGAAGCGGATTCTGTTGGCGACCAAAAGACGTTTGTGAACGTCTATATGGGTTATTCAAATCCGCCCGAAGATAATCCGTACTTTTCTGAAGACTTCCTTTATATTGAAGTCGGTTGCTATCTTGAATGCTGGCCCTTGGAAAATGGCGAAGTCCGCCCATATTCTGTGTGTAGCATGATTGATGCGATGATTGACAACAAGACTATCGGTGATATGTCTATCAAGAAAGTGACGCCGCTTAGTACAAAAGTGCTTCGATTTGGCGATATGTATTACGGATATCGAATGATTTACAGCCTTAGTAACATGGGTGGTGTGAACTGTGGATAATCTTGACCTTCTTCTTGGTAAGCCGCTTGTGCTTGGTGATTTGACGGTCAGACATCCAAAGATTAGCGATGTGATTGAACTTGGCGAAAGCTTTGTTTTTTCAGCTATAAATGTTTTTACACTAAAGCCGTCAGACCTAATGGTTGAACTGTATGACAGCGGAATTGATTATAGAAACGCGAAGCCTTACGACGTGTTTATAATGCTTTGCGGTGAAACCCTTTCAAGATGCGATGGTGGCGTCAAATGGAATGAAGATAGCCAGATTAGCAAGCAGATTGGCTGGCTTACTGGCGTTTCTGATTTCATGTTGACTGCAAGCGGGGAAAATTTCTTGCTGTATAGTCCATCAACGAATCTTAAAATAGATATCGGCGTTTATACGCAGATTCGAAAATATTTTATGGATATGAACAATAAGTCTGAAAAGGACGAATACAACCCCGGCAATGATACCACGATGAAGTTTTTGGTAGAACAAGAAAGAAAGAAACGCAAACGCGAAGCAAAGCGTGGGCACAAAAGCTTTCTTGCCCCACAAATTTCCAGCCTTGTGTGGGCTTCTGGAAGAAGCTTTGATGATATTTGCAGGCTATATTTGTATCAATTCTTTGATGGACTGTTGCGTATCAATAAAATAAAGTCCTATGACAATGTGTGTTTTGGATATTATTCTGGAAACATTGAAACATCCAGTTTCAACAAGATAAAGGAATCGTTGAATTGGATGACCTAATCTTTTAAGGAGGAATGATTAAGTTGGCTATTGATACTTCTAAGTTTGCTGTTCAGCAGATTTTCGTTGTTGATGCCTTCGACCTCGACGACGGTTCCCTTATCACCAGATTCGAGGACCTGAAGAACTCTACCCTTTCCAACAATGGCACTGTCGTTTACGCGCAGGGCGGTGTTGGCAACCCCAAAATCATCGGCTTCAGCCACTCCAAGGAGTCCCAGCTTTCTATCGAAAGCGCCGTCATTACCGAGGGTGCTATCGGTATCCAGACTGGTTCCGGTGTGACTTCCCTGACCGATACTACGCTTGTTCCGTTCGACGAGGTTCTTACTATCGCTGGTAAGGCTGACGAGGTTGTTACGACCTATACTGCCAAGGGTGATGCTGGTTCCGAGATTGGCTTTGCTTATCTTCTGAACGAGGATGGCACTGTTGCCAAGACCTTTGAACAGGCCGGTTCTGTTGCCGCTGGCAAGTTCACCTATGCTTCCGCCACCAAGACCCTTGCGTTCAATGCTGGCGAAGCTCCCATTGGCAGCAAGATTCTTGTTGTCTATCATCCTACTATTTCCGCTGCCAAGCAGATTACCAACTCTACCGAGACCTTTGCTAAGAATGTCCGCCTGAACTGTAAGACCCTGTTCCGCGACACCTGTTCTGGTAAGGATTACGTTGGCGTTCTGGTTATCTACAAGGCTAAGGCTGGCGAAGAGTGGTCTCTCGAGCTTGCTGCTGATGGCGACCCCGCTGTTCACAGCATCACTTTCGAAGCCCTGAAGTCCTGCGAGTCCCCTGTCCTGTGGGATATCTTCATTTACGATACCGACGACATTACTGCGTAAGGGAGATTCTTTTTTATGAAACCTCTTTTTACTGTTGCACGAAAGTCTGATGGCAAAACCGACTATATCTACAGTTTTAATTTTAAGACTGGCGAGTTCTACGGTGGCGCCGACGTCTATTCGTATGACGACGTAGACTATTTCATCGGTCTTCCCGCTGAATTTTTGAAGGTTTTGTTTATCAAGCCTGAAAAGGTGAAGAAGGAAAACGAATCCGAACCCATTGTGGTCGATTGATATGGTGGGGCTTTAATGCCCCACCTTTCATATAGGGAAGTAGTTTAAGAAGAACATTTTTATAAAGATTCCGGTGCAAGACCGGATTTCCCTTGTTGCAAACGAATGTAAGTCCGCTTATATTCGCCTTATATCAATTAGACAGAATGATAGGTGGGAATTCGTATGGACGAGATTGCTATGCTTGAAAAGCGCCAAGACGAATTTGATTCTCGTCTTAGGCATACTGAAATTGCGTTGGAACGTAACAATGTTCTGACTGAAAGAAATACTAAGGTTTCCGAACAGTTTTCGGAAACCCTTTCTGCCATCAAAGATACGATGGTGGAAATTTCGGCAGCAACGGCTGAAAATAGCCGTGTTGTTTCTGAGCTGACCGAAAACGTAGGCGCACTTACAGCTAAAATTAACGACGTCGATGGGAAGGTTGACGGCGTTCGTTCCGATATGGAAGCAAGACTTCACGATGCCGACGAAAAGAACAAGATTGATATGCGCGACATTGGCAGGCGTATTCTTACAGATTGCCTGATTGGTGGCGGCTTCTTCGGTCTTTTATACTATTTGTTTTTAAACGGTATGGCAAGATGATTATTGTTGGGCTTGACCTAAGTACCACAAGCACGGGGTTTTCTGTTTATCAGGACGGCGAACTTGTGAATCACGGTCGTTTTAGGTCTGATAAGAAGAATGCGTTTGACAGAATTGACGAAATTTATCATATGGTTGGCGACCTATTTCGCGCTTATGATATTGATGTTGTTTTTGTTGAAGATGTTCCGCTTTCAAGTGCTATGAATAAGCGCATCTGCGAATTGCTTCTACTGTTGCAGGGAACCGTTTACAGTCTTTGCATCAACAATGATTGTGCGTTCTACCAGATGGAACCGTCTGAATGGCGCAGGCTTGCTGGCGTTAAGCCCGAAAAGCCAAGACGCGAATTCCAGAAGAGGGCGGCAATCGAACTTGTAAACGAACTACACGGACTAAATTTTAGCTGGATTGACGACAAGTACGACAAGACTACTGGCGACAGTGACGAAGCGGAAGGAATCCTAATCGGACTTGCCGGTATTAAACTTTTAAACAAGTAAGGGGTTTGTTTTATGAAATTAAGTGAAATGTTTGAAGCCTTTACACATGAAGACGCGAAGACTCTTAATGATATTAAGATTTCGCGCTATATGCCAATCGCCACAAAGGTTGACCTTATCAATTCTTGCGACAAGAAGTTTGCTGCGGCTGAACTTGATATTAGCAACACAACGGCAATCGCAAAGATGAAGGAATTGGCAAAATTCTTTGATTTAATGCTTGCTTATGTCGATATTGAAGTTGACGACAAAAGCGAAGAAATGTATGACCGCTGTATGGCGGCAAATTTTGACTTGTTCATCAAGCACTATGTGAAGAACGACTATGACCGTCTTTGCAGGATGTTTGACGAAGCTTTTGATACGGGAGATTCTGCAATGCTTCGTAAGGTGCTTTTGGATGTTGGTACGACCGACATGGCGAAAGACCTTGAAGAGTCGATGAAAATTCTTGGTGAAAACAAGGATGTAATTAAAAATTTGAACCATATTATTGGTTACAATGAGGGGGCTGTGCGTTAAGCGCAGCCTTCTTTTTGTCATTTTTGTAGGCTGGGTGGTGAATCCTTATGGCTGGTGGAAGCGGAAGATGGAATCAGTTTGGCAAGTTCTTTACCAATGCTGATGAGCTTCAAAAGATTATGCAAAAGGGTTGCAAGGGTTCTGTCACCGAACTGACAAAGGTCGCGGCGCGTAAATTGTATGAAAATGTTGGTGAAGCGTTTGGACCAACTGCGCCATGGTATTTGAAGTATAAGGGACAAGGTAATCCTGCGTATAGACGTGCTGGATATATTCAGCGTCTTATTATGACAGAAAAGACGGAAGGAATCGAAGACGGATATTCGAACATGGTCTACTTTTCAGAAGATAAGATGTATAATTATGCAACTGAAAAGACCCATGAATACCTTGGTCGATATACCGATGTTGATGGGAATGTCGTTGATATGCCAGACTTTATTGAAGCACTTGAAGATGGAACCGATATTGGCGGAAGGCTTCATAAGATGTCTCGTTATGGGGCGCACTTCCTTAAAAGAACGGCGGAAGATATTGATGCCTTTATTTCCGGTAGCGGAATGGATTTTGTAGTTGGAAGCGAATTTGGTTCGCTTGGTGGACTTCAGATTGAAAGATATAAGTGAGGTGAACGCATTTGCCGGATTTTGAACTTAGATTTGTAGCGGTTCCTGAAATTAAACAGGACGCTGATAAAGACCTTCGAAAGCAATGGGAACAGCGTTTCCAAAAGCTTGTTGTTGGTAGGGTGGAAGTAAATGCGGAAATCCCCCAACAGACCTTAACAAAATTACGTAATCAGTACGCGCAGATTACAAACCAGATGGGGCAGTCTACTGCCGCCGTTGGACGCGATATTGAAGCCCTTGCCGAAAAGTATGGTAAGGCGTTCGATATGACTGGCGTCGCCAGTAAATTTAATATTGATATTACAAAGGCTACGCAAGAACATCTTGCGCAAGTCCGTGGACTTGAAAGCGAATATGTCAATCTTAAAACAAAAATGCGCGATGCGTCCCAAACGCTTGTTGGTACGGCGGCTGAAAAGGAAATAGACCGCCTTGAAAAAGATATACAAAAACTTGGTATAGAAATTAAAAAGACATTCAGCCCAGATGAACTTGAACATTTTAATCGCACAATGGGACAACTTGGCGGCAAGGGCGCCGGTCAAGTTGTTGGCATTCAGGAATACGCGGATTCTATATCTGGATTAAGAACTCGAATTGTTGAACTCACCGGCGAGGGCGAACGCCTCGTTCGTGTAACACAACAGTGGGATGGAAAACAGTGGATAAACGTATCTACGCAGATTCAGGATAGAACACAAAAACTTACTTCTGAATATAAGAAGCTTAATTCGCAAGTAAAGACGTTTGATGCACGTTATAAACTGTCAACTAATGCAAGTTCCTATATGCAGGAATGGCGCAGTTTTGTGCAGCAACTTGAAAACTTCAATGCCGATGCGCCAGATGCGCGTGCCAAACTTGATAATCTTTCACAGTCTTTTGCTGAATTTAAGGGAAAGATTAGTCGTGCAAGGGACGATTTAAGCCTTTATAGAGACCAGCTTAAAGATGTGCGCGAAGCGGAAGTCGCACTGAAGACCGCACAGCTTGAAAAGGCTGGCGTCAGGGACGATGAAATTATCGGACTTGAACAACTAAGGGATGCGAAACGTGACGAAGCAGAAGAAACCCGCCGTTCCCTTATGGAAACGGATAAGGCGACTGCCGCAAATGCGTTGTATGTTAAAAGTGAGGACCAGTTAGAAAAACAGTTGCGTGATACAGAAAAAGAATGGAAAAAGAAAAACAGCCTTCTTAGCAATATCGTTGCTGGTTATCAAGACGCCATTGCGCGCGTTGTAAACTATACTTCTGTTTACCGCGTGATGTGGCTTGCTGTTTCGAAATTTAAGGAATCCGTTCAGATTGCGCAAGATTTGAATAAGGCGTTCACAAGTATTGAAATGGTGACACTTGGAACAGCCGAAGCGACGGAAAAATTGCGTAAAGAATACGCCGATTTAGCTGTTGAAATGTCTGGCACGGTAACACAGGTTGCTTCTGCGGCTGACGAGTGGTTGCGTCAGGGTAAGACTGCGCAGGAAACAACAGAACTTATTCGTGCATCTATGGTCATGTCGCGTATTGGCGCGATTGAATCGGCTGAAGCGACAACGTATTTGACATCTGTTTTGAATGGTTACGAAATTGCTACGGAAGACGTAATGCACGTCGTGGACGCCATGTCTCAAGTTGATATTGAATCCGCATCCAGTGTTGACGACTTGGCGATTGCGCTTCAGCGTTCGTCCGCAACGGCACAACAGGCGGGCGTATCGTTTGAACGTCTTCTTGGTTATGTTGCCGCTGTTCGTGAAACAACGCAACGTTCTGCGTCTGTTATCGGCGAAGCCATGAAGAGTATTTTAAGTAGAATGGGGTCTGTTAAGGCTGGAACGTTCTTGTCAGAAGACCTTGAGAGTGAATATACAGACATTTCAATATACGTCAACGATGTTGAAAAAGTTTTGTCTAAAGTTGGTATTAGATTGCGTGACACAAATAAAGATTTCCGTGATGCGCAAGACATCCTTGATGATGTTGCAAAAAGTTGGGCTACATACGACGACTTAACCAAACAAGCCCTTGCGACCGCCATTGCGGGTAAACGAAGCCTTGTGCTCGAACATATAGTAATATATGAACCGGCGGTATATAAATTGGTTAGAACCTACTCAAATCGGTGAAGTTCCAGAAGTGGATAATACCGAGAATGATTAAAATACTTGACAAATCCTTCTTTTTGTGATATAATATATCAAATGAAGGAGGAATATTATGTTATTAACAAAAACTGCTAAAATAAGAATTGGTGGAAACAACAAAAAATACTATGAAAGCGTTGGTATTGTTGGTAAAATAGGCGACTATGTTGAAATTCCTGTTGAATTGTTGACCAAGGGTAGCGAATATAGGATTGATTATGTTTGCGACAACTGTGGGAAAACGTTCAATATATCAATGTATGATTATAGGCAAAAGCCAAGAACCGACGGGAAAGACTATTGTCCAAACTGTAAAATTATTGCGATAGAAAAGACGTGTGTTGAAAAATATGGAACATCGTGCGCCTTGGGAAATGAAGATATTCGTAAAAAGGCATTGAAAACAATAAGAGAAAAATACGGCGTTGACAATGTTATGGCACTTAATGAAACGAAAGAAAAGATTAAAAACACAAACCTTGAACGATATGGGACAGAAAATGCGATGCAAAATGAAGATGTAAAATCCAAAATGCAAAACACATATCGTGAACGATATGCTGATAACAATATACCCCATAAAAAAAGAACGGAAACTATTATTCAAAAATATGGCGTTGATAATATTATGAAGGTGCCGGAATTTGTAGAAATTGTTCAAAGGAAACTTAATGAAAAAAGCGAAGAAGAAAAAGAAGCAATAAAACAAAAGCGGAAAGAAACAAATATAGAAAGATTTGGTGTCGATTGCACTTTCAGGGTAGAAGGATTTTTTGAAGGGTGTCATATAAAATATCATCAGCGACCAGATTGTCCAACATCAAAAGGACAGGAAAGAGTTAATAAGATTATCGGTGGTATTCTTAATTATCAAGCCGGGAAATATAATCTTGATATGTATTTCGAAGAAGATAAAATTTACGTGGAATGGGATGGCGGAGGTCACTGGTGGTCTGTTTGGCACAAAGAAATGACAATGGAAGAATTTAATTATAGACAAGAAAGACGCAGAACCATTTTGCTTAACGCAGGAATGAAAGAAATAAGATTTATTTCACGAAAAAACAGAATTCCCAAGGATGACGTTCTTTTAGAAATGAAAGATTATGGATTCCACATTATTAAAGATATGGGGTTTGACCAAGTAATATTTGATATAGACGAGTCTGTTGTCAAGTACGGGCTTGTTATTGAAGATTTTAAGTATTTTTAATCATTTGTAACGACTAAGTTGTATACTGGTGACAGTATGCACACGGTAGGTGTCCCGAATGGGATGAAGGTATAGTCTGAACTCGTGCGTATAACAAAATGAAGGCACGGACATAAGAAGAAATTCTTATGCGCCAAACGAAAGTTTGGTCGTAACATATTTAACAAGGCAGAGAGAAAATTTTCTGGCGCTTATGCAGTCGTATGATAAAGCGCTAAAGCTTGAAGAATCCGCCCTTAACAGTAACGGCAAAGCTATGCAAAAGTACCAAATCTATCAAGATAGCATTGCCGCCAAACAAGAACGCATCACCGCGCTATTCCAGACGTTTGTGCAAAACATGGACTTGGAATACATTATTGGCAAGCTTCTTGACCTTGGCGAAGCACTTATGAAAGTGTTTAGCAACGATTTGGCTGTTGGAATCGGTAAGGCTACCGCCGCCATAATCATCTTCGCAAAAGCGGTTAAATCCGTTTTGCACCTTATGGAAGTCGCCACATCTGCTGGTGGCGTAGCAGGCGTAAAAGACATTTTTGCTCTGTTTGGTCTTTCTGGTCTTAATACTGTCGTTCCCCTTATTGTTGCTGCTGTAGCGGCTATCGCTGCACTTGTATATATTATTGACAAGTTGCACCATTCCGCCGCTGAACTTACGCAGGAACTTCAGGGGCTTGACAATCAGCTTTCTGAATCGCAGAGTCAAATTGACGAATACAAAAGCAAAATCGAAGACAATAACAATAGTATTCAAGACCTGCAAAAGTTAATTGACCAAGGCGTTGGCGGTCTTGTTGAACAAGATGAAATTGACGGGCTAAAAGAAGAAAACAAGGAACTTGAACGTCAAATTCTTCTTGAACAAAAGCGTCTTGACCTTATTAAAGAACAACGCAAGCAAACGGCAGAAGAACTGTATGGTAAAAAGTTTGCCGTCGGACAGTATCGTATTGGACGCAGTAGTCGTAGCAGCCGCGCCGAACGCACTGTTGTCGAAGGCACGTCTATTAGCGTGTCGGCAAAAGACGTCATTCCTGCGTATCAAAAGCAGATTGACAATCTTACCAAAGAATACGAAAAGGCTGCTGACGATGGTAATAATAAACTTGCCAGCACAATTAAAACTAAAATCAATGAACTTGAAGATGAGCTAACGAACACCGTTATTCCGCAACTTGAACTTCTGCGTGAATATTATCCAGAAGTTGCAAAAGTTCTTGACGCTTACTACAATTCGCTTATGTCGTTTGGAGAAAAGTTCGACGAACTTACCGGAGATTCTGATAATGCTGAAGGTATTAAGCAGTTTACCAATCTTATATCTAAAAATGCCGAAGCATTCCAAGCATATCTTGATGGTGATGATGAAGCGTTAAATAAATTTGCAGACAATCTTACTGGCAAAGCAACACCTGCAATTTTCAAGCTTATTCAAGCGGCGAAGGCGCTTGGTATTCCGCTAACAGAACTAATTCGATATTTGCTTAACGCTGCATCCGCTGGCGAAGAATTATCTAAGTCCGTTTCGCTTGAATCGCCTGCGGCACAGATTACCAAATTTAAAGATAAAGTAAAATCTGTCGTAGCAGCAGAAGAAGAACTTGCCGAAACAGGATATATTTCTGCTGATGCCGCTGAAGCGCTTGCAGAAGCATACACAGACGACGTTTATGACGCCATGGAATGGACAAGCAAGGGATATAAGGTAAGCAAAGAAGCGCTTGAAGACCTTATTAAAGCACAGCGTATCGAATATGAACTTGCGCTTAACGATGCGCAAAATGCAGCCAATAAAATTGTAAACGCGAATATCGACGAAGCGGATTCGTATAACAAGAAAACACAGGCGATTCTTAATGCCATAAAGGCGAAGAAAGAAGATATCTACACGAGCATATTGGCTGGCGAACGCGGCTTCGAAGGTTGGGATCAGCTTGCGCTTCTTCGTATGTTACAAGATATTGAAGATGAAGTTGCGACCCTACAGTCGAATCTTGACAATTTTGATAAGACTGTTGCTTATCTTCGCAAGACATCCACTTCTAAGAAGTCTAACGCCGAAACCGCCTACGAACGCGAAATCCGCCTGCTTGAACACGAACTGTATCTTTCTGAACAGTTAGCCGACCTTTATAAAGGCGACAATGACGAAGCGAACTATCGCGCTGAAGTCAACAAGCAGATGGAAATTTACATCAAGCTGATGGATGCTGCCCACGCTGAAGCCGAACGACTTCGCAAACTTGGCTACGCCGAAACGTCCGAAGAAATTCAGAACTTGCAGCAGGCGTGGTGGGGCTATTACAACGCCCGTCGCGACCTTGCGACCGGTCTTGCCGACTGGGAAAAGCAAACGACCGAAGACGCCCTTAACGACGTCAAGGACGCAATCAACGACCTTCTTGATGAAGCCGAAGACCGTTTGAACGACAAGCTGAAGTCACTTGAAGCCAAAATCGACAAAAATGAAGCCATCAAGAAGCTTCACGAAGTATTCTTCGGAATCCTGAATGATGTCGCTGATGGTATGCACGAAATCGACAAGGAACTTGAAGCTTCCCTGTCTTCCGCCGACTATCTTGACGAACAGCTTCGACAGGCGATGTTCAACGAAGACGACTACAAGAAGATGTCGTCTGAACTTAACCGCATTGCTGATGAAAGCCGCACGCTGTTCAAGGACTATCTGAATCAGCTTGAAATGCTGACGGAAGATGAAGTCTATAAGGCAGATTATATTACCAGCGAATTCGAACGTCAGTACAAGTACAAAGAACTTGAATACGACATCGCGCAGAAAGAACTGGATTTGGCGAAGGCGCAGACCAAGCTTCAGAACACGCTGATGAACCGCAACGTCCGTATGTATAAGAACGGACAGTGGATTTGGACTGCGGATTATTCTGCCGTTCAGGAAGCGAAGAAAGAAGTTCGCGACGCCGAATACGAATATCGCGATGCTGAAATCAAGCTGAAGCAACAGGAAATCCTTGATAAGTATGCCAAGCTGATTGACGGCCTAAACTTGCAGAAGGATGCTGCGCAGGAAGAATTTGACCGCCTGAAAGACTACTGGGAAAAGGTTCAGAAGCAGTTAACCACCGAAGAAAGCGCAATGCAGCGTCTTCTAAAGGCGATTAACGGCACCGACATCCCGCAGTTCCGCGAAATTATCAATTCTGTTGGTAAGGGTCTTATCGACCTGATTAACGGTCTTGGCACTGGTTCTGTGTATAATCCTGCTGGTGGCGCAGGCGGCTGGTCTTATGGTGCTGGTGGCACTATGGTCAGCGGAAGTGGCTATGTCTCAGGTTCTTCCGGTGGTAAAAACACCATCGGCGCAATCGGTGGTGGTGGCACTTCTGGCAGCTTAGTTCCCGCCTATTCTGGCGGTCAGCCGCACTACAGTGGTAGCTATGGTGACGATTATGTTGCGCCGCGCACTGATGGCTGGCAACCCGGCGAAACGCTTCCGGGTACAAGCGGCAATGCGCCTGCTGGTACGGAATACGACAAGTGGGTTCTTGCTAACGGTGAGCCGCCGAATCTTACCTATAAAGACACTGGTGTCTATGCAAAGGGCACTTCTCCGTCTATCAAGGGCGCAGACATGAGTCGCGACAGCAAGTGGGCTGGTCAGACTGTTGAAAAGAATGGTTACGTTATCAGCTACGACGAACTTGGCTATGCCCGTAGTGCAATTAACGTTCGTGCTGGTTCGCGCAACGAAAATCTTGCGAACAAGTATCCGCGCGTTGATGCTGATGGTAACATCATGTATAGCAAGTCCGGTATGTGGTCGTCCAATACTGGTCGTGGGTATTACTATTCCACTACTGACACGGCTGACGATACCATCTATTGGGATGAAAGCAATCCCAACTATGTTGGTGGAACGCCCAGCAGCGACTCGAATCAGCGCCGTTACCTTGAAAACCTTGTTAAAACTGGTAACTATGGTCAACGCGAATGGGCAAAGGCGGAACTTGCCAAGATGGGCACGTCTTCTGGCGGAAGTTCGTCTTCCAGTTCTTCTGGCGGTGGTGGCGGTTCGTCTTCCAGCAGCAGTTCTTCGTCCAAGGGAAGTTCTTCCAGTTCGTCTTCCGATAGCGGGAAGTCCAATCAGCAGCGCTATCTGGAAAGTCTTGTTGAATCTGGCAACTACGGTCAGAAAGAATGGGCGAAAGACCAGCTTAACAAGGGCTTGTACGATTCTGGTGGTATTCTGGATGGTGTTGGCGGCATCAAGGCGACTATGAAGGATGAAACCATCTTTGGCCCTGAACTGTCGTCTAAGTTGCTTTCCCCGCAGAAGTCTAAGGAATTCCTGAATTCTGCGACTGCACTTACCAAGATTCTTGATAATTCGTCTGCGCTTAGTTCGATGCTGAATCGTTTCGCTGGTCTTGTCAGCGGCAACAATTCTGTTGCGAACGACAGCCATGACGTCTACTTTAACGGCAATCCGCTTGGCGGAATGACGCGTGCCGATTCCGTTGCGCTGACTTCGATTCTGCGCAGATATATTCCGATTAGTGGAGGTGGAAGATAATGGGACAGTATCGCCCGTCAGGGCTTATCCCTTCGACGTTGACATCGGACTATACCATTGACGCGACTGTTGCCAATGACTTCCGCTGTAGAATCAATGGCACAAGCCCTACAACTAAATATCAGTTAAAAATCATGAAGAATGACGCCGCATCTACCGCCGTGTATGATAGCGGCGTCGTTACTTTAGATACGCCGCTTTACCCCGTGAACTATGACGGGACGCAGAACGAATTAGTCGTAAGCGTCCCCGCCAGTTCCACGATGGAAAACGGCAACGAATACAAGTGGACTATGACTTCGTATTGGTCTGATGAAGATAAATACGAATCGTATGAAAACGTATTTAAGGCGTATGCCGCAGCGACTATTTCAATCACCAACTTTGTTGATGTTATGACCACCCGTTCGTATACGTTCACCGCGTCTGTCACACAGGCACAGGGTATTGGCGTGGAACGTTTTGGCTGGATTATCCGCAACAAAGATACTGGCGAAGAAACCGTAAATACCATTGACGAAAACAACATCTATTCGTCTGATATTCGCGTTTCTTATGATGGTTTCCTTAGTGGAACCACAGAAGAAATCAAGGTGAAATGTTGGTTGAACGATGGCACAAGTGTAGAAACGCCATTTAAGGAATTTTCTGTAAGTTACCAGTTGGTAACTTTTGAAAATCTTGTTAACACTGAAATTAGAAGCGATTCTGGTGTTGATATAAAGTGGAATAAGCTTAGTTATATTGACGGCGAAGCAACTGGAACTAACTATGAATATATACAAGACGACCGCGAAGGATATAGCCATAAATATATTCATATTAAACAGGGCGAAACCGTTAAGTTTGATACGGTTAATACGGCGCAAATGGCGTTCCCGACATCTACTTCGCACGTTGTTGGTTTTTGGGTTGATGGTTCTAATAATAGCATATATAAAGCTACTGGCGTAGATTCCAATGGTAACCCGTATTATATCGAATTAAAGTCAACCGCATCTGATATTATTCTGAGTGTTAATGGAAGTGAAACTACGCTGTTTTCAAAAACCGTTATACAGAAATGGTTTACTGTTGTAATTGAACCGAAGCGGGTATATGGCATTGAATGGTCTGAAGATGCACCAATTTATCCAAGAAACGACCTTTATCCAAACGATAATATGTATCCTCGCTATGTTATTAGCCCATTTGTGAAAACATATTCCAATGTCGATATTGACGATGGTGGAACATGGAGTTCTATTACTACGTCTGGCGATGTTCTTATGCGATATATTTGGGTTGAAGACCGCGCGATTGCTGATTTGGACATTGAATATCTTAGTAGCATAAACAATCTTCCTATTTGGGATAATGAAACTCTTATGCTTGCCGTCTTTAATGAAAATTTCCGCGCTGGTAATATTGAGTCTGATGTACCTGTTACCGGTTGGATTGTTTATAGTATAGAAAGTGGGTCATCTTTCCTGAAGCCGGTTCTTTCTGTTGGTGCCACTGTCAGCGGTTTCACCGACTATACCGTTAGAAATCAAACCGGAACGATGTACTACGTTTTTCCAGTGTTCGGCGATAAGATAGGTGCGTCTGCATCTTCTGATATCGTAACACCAAATTGGTGGGATTGGTCGCTTATTGTTTGTGACAAGGTTGACAACGATACGTATTATCAAAGCAAAACATATCAGTTTGACCTTGACGTTTCTTCTGGAAGTATGTCCAACAACACGACATTTAATGAACTACAGAATTTTACCAAGTATGCAAAGGTTCAAAATTCTCCGTCTAACTATTGGTCTGGTACACTTTCCGCGTTTATTGGAAATTGTGGATTGATCTATAAGGATACTGTTGACCAAATGAATGAACTAAAATCGTTAACGACAGATAATCGTGACAAGTTCTTAAAAGACCGAAAGGGCAATATGTGGAAAGTTCGCCTCAATTCTGCTGTAAGCGAGAAAATGACCGATGAATACGTTGAACAGGCTGTTGTTGTGACGCTTGGTTGGATGGAAATTGGTGATGCTTCGAATACTGTTATAACAAATAAGATGTAAGGTGGTGAATGCCATTGGCGTTTCCTGACGATTATAGTGAATATCTTTCTCTGCTTAAGACTAACTGTAGATATGCCATCAAGCTTGAGTGGGTAAACAACGATGGCACCGCCTATGCTGAAATCACAAGTTCGTATGTTGATATGTCGGGCACGCTTTCCGTTGGCATGGAAAATGGAACGCGTCGAACTGCCGATATCGAGCTTGACAATACGGATGGACAGTTCTCTGTTGACGTATATGGCATGTGGTATGGCAAAATGGTAAAGTTGTGGATGGGCGTATATCTGTCTGATGGTGAACCGTACTACTTCCCGCAGGGCGTGTTCTACGTCAATTCTGTTGAAGAAACAAATGCGCCAGCACAGCGAATCGTCACGTTGCATCTGATTGATAAGTGGTGCTTCCTTGACGGCACGATGTGGGGAAATCTTGACGGAATCTATATTGTGCCAGTCGGTTCCAACATCTACGACGCGCTGACAAAGTTGCTGAAGACTTCGCGCTTCACTGGCGAAAACGTGGACGATAAGGGCGAACCGCAGACAAACGCCGTCGACCCGATTCAGCCCAACCTTGCGTCTTATTATATCACCAAGGAATATGAAGAAGCTGGGTCGAAATGGAAAGCAATCAACACACCGTATGAAATTCGTATGGAATACGGCAAGACGTATGCTGACGTGTTACTGGAATTCGCGACCATGCTTGGTGCATATATCTACTATGATGTTGACGGACGCCTGACGATTGAACCCACGCAGGATGATATTGTTGATAGTTCGAAGCCTATTCTGTGGACTTTCACGCCGAATGAACAGGAATTTCTATCGGAAGATTCAACGCACGACTTCGGAACATTCTATAACGACATTATCGTAATTGGGTATACCACCAATGGCAAGCAGGCGAAGGGGCGTGCGCAAAACACGAATACTGCGTCGCCAACTGCAATTCCGATTGTTGGTATTAAGACGTATCCGCCCTACGAGGATACCGCGTACTATACCGACGACCAGTGCAACGAACTTGCGCAATACTACTTGAAGCGCCAGACGATTAAGCAGCGTAGTGTTGTAATCACATCGGCGCCCATGTTCCATTTGCGTGAAAACCGCTTGATTGAATGTGTGCGTCCGTATACATCTAATAAAGAAGCGTTGCTGATTAGTGGTATAGACCTGCCGATTGGTTCGACTGGAACAATGTCAATCACGGCGACTTCTGTAAATGAATTTGATTTTGGAGGTGCGGAATCCAGTGGAGAATCCTAATTTGCTAATTGCAGAAATCCAGAAGATTGTTCGCGCGGAACTGGATTCTGCACTTAAAAACTATTTGCGCGTCATTACTGCGAATGTCGTGTCTGTTAATAACAAGGTGGCGACGGTTCGTATGCCATTTGCCGAAGATGCGTCAAGCGATTTTACTGCCTATATTGTCACAGGGCAAACTATTAAGGCTGGCGACGTTGTGAATGTTGCGTACTGGTGCAACTTGTCTACGGCTATTGTTTTGTCGAATGTAAGCGAAACGTAAATTTTAAGAAGGAGTTTATTTAAATGCCTATCTTTAATCAAGGTACTGGTGGCGGCGGCGCAAGCCTGTCGCCTATTATTGTTGTTTCTGCGCCGACCGGAAGCACTGTTACCTGCAAGAAGGGTTCTACCGTTCTGACTGCGGAAGAATCTTCTGGTACTTGGTCGTTTGCTATTCCGGCATATGGCACGTGGACGGTAACTGGCATAAGTGCTGGAACTACTGTCGAAAAGACGGTTGAAGTGACTGCCATTGAAGTTTATTTCGTCGCACTTGAATTTATTCCAGCCGTTCTCAATAATGCGACATGGGCGCAGGTTAAGCAGGCGTCCGATTCTGGTGTTGCGTCCAACTATTGGTCTGTTGGTGATACCAAACAGATTACGATTAACGGCAAAGTGTCCGACGGTCTTACGCTGTCGAACTATTCCACCTATGTATATATTATCGGGTTTGACCACAACAGTTCTGTCGAAGGAACCGGCATCGCCTTTGGCGGATTCAAGACTGCTGCGTCTGGTGGAACAGATGTTGCGCTTTGCGACAGCGGATACAACACAAATAAAACCAGTGGTCAGTGGTTCAACATGAACAATGACAATAGTACAAGCGGCGGCTGGGCTTCCTGCAATATGCGTAACAATACTTTGCCGCTGGTCAAGGCTGCGATGCCAAGCGACTTGCAGTCTGTTCTTAAGACGACCACGATTTACACGGATAATATTGGCGGTTCGTCTACCGCCGCAAGCTATGTGACTGCCACGCAGGATGAATTATACCTTCTTGCCGAATGGGAAATCTTTGGTGCGCGCACATACGCCAACACTGCTGAACAGACGAAACAGCAGCAGTATGCCTACTATGTCGCCGGTAATTCGAAGGTTAAATACCACCAAGATGGTGGTATTGCCGCGTATTGGTGGGAGCGTTCCGTGAATGCGACGAACTCCAACGCTTTCTGCCGTGTGAACTCCAACGGTGCTGCCGGCCGTAACAACGCTAATTTTTCGTATGGGTTGGCCTTGGCTTTCAAAATTTGACGAAGTCAAATCACATTTTTAAACATAGCGCGCGAAAGCGCGCGGAGGAACTATCATATGTCCGTATTAAAACCTAAAAGAAATGAAAGTACCATAGAATACGTTAAACTTGCTAACGACTTGTTTTCGTGGACTGTTAATTTCGCATCAAGATTGTCTGCCAGATATTCTCGCCTTTTGTCAGATCGTACAATTAGTTTGGCGTCCGATGTTTTGGAGTGTTGTATTAAGGCGCACAATGCATATCCAAGTTGCTATGAATATGCCAAGATGCGCGAATTTTATTTTATAAAAGCGCTTGGTTCGCTGGAAGCTTTGGATGTTATGTTTGCGCACATCTATGAAATTTTAAGACTTAATCCACAGGGCGCGTTTTCTAAATCTAACGGAAAGTCAATTCCTGAAAATGAAGCCGTCGAAAAATTAGACAAAATGTGCGTAACAATCGGCGAAATATTCAACAAGGAAAAGGCTGTTCTTTTAAAGATAAAGAAATCTGCGCATGATAAGGTGCGGACATTAGAAAAAGATGAAAAGAAGCATATTGAACTTCCAGAAGAACTTGAAGGACAAATGCGCATATCTGATTTTGAATTTGAATTAAGTATTTAAGACTTACTTGGGTATGTTTCTGTATCTTTGTGCCCGTGGGCGTGTTTGCCGCGAATTGGTGGGAGCGTTCCGTGAATGCGACGAACTCCAACAATTTCTGCAATGTGAACACCAACGGTACTGCCAACAATAACAACGCTAATAATTCGAATGGGTTGGCCTTGGATTCGATAGTATTGGGTTAATCAAAAACTTCTTGAAAGTTTTACGACCCTTATTAAAGGAGAAGCATTTCCCGTGAAGGTGTATTCCTTCCAAAACAACCCCGCGATACTGTTGCACGGACGCTTCTTGCATGGTCGAAAGGCAAATTCGATTTCATGTGTAACAGTTATGCAAGTAATCTATGCGGGATTGGTTATACCAAGTCTTGTACACGGGGTATTTTATTTATGAATAGTGCGCAAAGACACGAATTTCGATATTATAGGCGTAAAGAAAAGCGTCTTTCGAAAAAGATTAAACGATGCGAAGCTATCGGTGGAATAGATGGTGTATTTACATTTGGCGATTTATATAAATGCGGCAAAGCGTGCTGTAATGGCGTTCGGTGGAAGCATAGTGTGCAAAATTTCGAAATGCACTTGTTTTCAACTACGGTTAAATCGTTGGCTGACGTAAAGAACGATAAATGGGAAAGCAACGAATATTTCAGATTTGTTTTAACGGAACGTGGTAAAACACGCGATATTGATGCGCCCAAAATTGTTGACAGGCAAATCCATAAAGCTATTACGCGAAACATTCTTTTGCCGTTATATACACCAATGATGATTTACAATAATGGGGCAAGTCAAAAAGGAAAGGGATTCCACTTTAGCTCAAATGAACTGAAGAAAGATTTGCGTGAACATTTTAGGAAGTATGGTCGTGAAGGTTGGATACTTCTAATTGATTTCAAGAAATTTTTTCCAAACGCAAAACACGCAAATATATACAATAATCATGAAGAATTAATTTTTGATGAAAGATTGCGTAGATTGTGTGATTATGTTGTTGGATTTAACAATAATTCTGGATTTGGTATGCCGCTTGGCGTAGAACCAAGTCAAGCGGAAATGATTTTCTTCCCATGGAAACTTGATTGCTATTTAACGTGCCAATGTGGATTTAGTGGATGCGGTCACTATATGGATGACTATTATATTATAATACCGCCAACGATGAATCCGCATGATGTTCGTGCGAAAGTATTATCTTTTGCCGAATCGCTTGGAATAAGAGTAAATCGCGATAAATCATACTTCGTTAAACTTACAAAATCGTTCCGATATTGTAAAATACGATATCGACTTACGGATACTGGTGCCGTTAAAACACTTGGTAGTAGACCTGCTTATAGGCGAGCTGCAAGGAAAATTCGTGCATTTAAACGCATGGTGGACGAAGGCAAAATGAAATATGAGGATGTCTACTGTTCTATGAATTCTATAATATCGTATTTCGATAATTTCGACGACAATAACCGTTCTTTTAGATTGAAACGATTGTTTGTTAAAACGTTTGGATTTAAATATGACGACCTAATGACATTTAGAAGGAGGGATTTCTATAATGTATAAGCTGTTTTCTGACGGAAACTTTCTTGGTTATGCGGAAGAACTTAATTATATCAAGCGTAGTTCTAACGGATGTTTTATCCCCGCAAAAAGCGATGATGCTCAGGGCATTGCTTTTAAGTCTATTGCCTACAGTTTTGATGCCGGCAAACTGAAGGGGTGTCCCAAGGTTGTTATTTCCGAAGTCGGTATTGATGAAATCAATGAACGCATCACTGCTGCGCGCGCAGACCTTGACTATGTTATGATGATGACCGACACGGTTATCCCTGTTGACGAAACTTCTGTCGAGGAGGTGTCTGAATAATGCACAGTCCCAAATTTGAACTTGTTAAGCGTTATTACGACGCTGGGTACTGGAACAAGGCTATGGTCATCAATGCTACCAAGTTCCCGAAGTCTAATCCGTGGATTACCACAGAAGAAGCTGCCGAAATTCTTGGCGAATAAATTTTTAAGGTGATAATATGAAAGTTTTGGATAATTTTATCTTTTTTAGTGAAGCGACTGCGGCTGGTGAAAGCAATGTTCTTTCCAACCCTAACCTTGGCTCACAGATTATTGTTCAGGCTGGTGGCACCGCGACCAACTTTGAAGTGCAGATTCTTGGTCAAGCCGACATCAATGCCGATTTTACGCCGCTTTCTTGTATCAATATGACAAGCTTCGACGCGGATAGCAAGATTGCTGTTGCTGGCATTTATGCCGTTCCCGCCGATGGAATCTGCAAAATTAAGGCTGAAATTAAGTCCGTCGCAGGTGGCAATGTGACCGTGTTTGGAAGGCTGGGTGAGTAAATGGCGACTGATAATATAGCGCGCGGTTTAGCCGCGCACGCCCTGTCGGTTGCTGTTGCTGGCGGTGGCGACCACCCCGTTGAATCCGTAAACGGCAAAACCGGTAAGGTTAATCTTACCGCCGCAGATGTTGGCGCTGAACCCGTTGGTTCCGCCACTAAGTTCGTCATCAACCTGACCGAAGACGTCGAAAACGGCACTTATGCCGCCGACAAGACGTGGGCGCAGATTAAAGTCGCCTATGAAGGTGGAAAGGTTTTAGCTGTCCATATTGGAAGTAGCGAGTTGCCCATGATTAACGGACAGATTTCTGATGGCGCCGCTGGGTTCACGTTTGGTTACACCAATATCATTGCAGATGGAACCGCTGTTCACACGCGCGCAATTCACTACCTGTACACGGATTCTGTAGAAACTTGGGAAGACGCCGACGCAGAAGGCGAATATCTTCCTGTTTCTGGCGGCACTATGGCGGGCGCACTTCTTCTTGCTGCCGACCCCGTCTCTGATACTGGTGCTGCGACAAAGAAATACGTAGATGACCGTCGCTTCAAAGTGACATTCCAGCGCGACCCCGTCGCCGGTCTGAATGCCGACCATTCCTTTGCGGACATTTCTGCCGCTGTCACGGACAACAAAAACGTTGTTGCGGTACTTGATAACAACGAATATCCGCTGACGTATGAATCTGAAAAGGTTCATGTTGATGGCGTTGCGCCGCTTTATATCGGTTCCACAATCGAAGCGTCTGGCACTAATGGTGCGCGTCTGACTGGCACGACATCTGGCGATGCAGCCTTCGTGAAGGCAGACACGCAGGCGGATTACATTCCTGTTTATGTTGGTACGCCGACTGCGCCTAATCACGCCGTTAATCTGGCGTATCTTGCACAGGAAGTCAAAGACGATTCTGCCACCAAGAATCATGTTTCTGTTGCCAAGAATGCGGCAATCACTATTGGGCTGACAGATGGCGTCTATTTTGTTTCCGCCTGTGATAGCATTCATCGCGGTCTTTCCGTGGTCTATATGTGCGGTTCCACTACTACCATTTCCGGTCTTAGTGGTATGGCTGGCTGGGAGGTTACCAAGGGTGGTGTTGACAACAGCCTTTATATTAACAACAAATCTGACGCAGCTGCACTCGAAGTCTATATTGTTGCTATTGGCGCTGGTTCTGCGTATTAAGGTGGTGGTTATGTGATTACATTTGATAATTGGGTAATCAAGAACGTTGGTTACCCGTTGGCAATGCAATACGACCACATGACGCGCGAACTGTATATTTCTGGCGACATCCCTGAAGGCTATACATGGGACGTTCTTTGCCGCTACAAGCGTGAATTAAATATCATTCGGCTTGAAGCTGTTGATGGCGGCATTTCTACGCTGCTGACGAAACACGACCTTGCGAATAATGGAACTTATATTATTCAGTTGCGTGGCACCAAGGATGGAACTGTGCGACACAGCAACGCGATTCAGGTCGAAGTGCCGAAGTCGCTTTCTGGTGATGACCAGTGGCCCCTTGTCCCAAGCGAATTTTCGCAGATGGAAGCGCGCATTAACGCGATTGCCAAAGAATCGGACGACTTGAACAACCATCCACCTAAGCCAGACCCGACTGGCTATTGGGATATTTGGAATCCCGAAAAGCAGGAATACGAACTTAGCGATATTCCCGTATCAAACGTTTCACCCATTTCCTACGACATCATTAGCGGCGGTGGCGCTGCGATTGATTAAACTATGATGGAGGTATAATATGGCAGACAAAGTTTTGAATGTCAGAATTCAACTTCGTCACGACACAGAAGCAAATTGGACTACGGTTGACCCCGTGCTTCTGGCTGGCGAAGCTGCTGTGACCCTTGATGGCGACAACAAGGGGAGAATTAAGATTGGCGACGGCACTTCCAAGTGGAGTGCGCTTGACTATCTTGGCGGCGAGGACACCTTGCTCGCTAAGAGTGTTATGTTCGATAGCGACATGGTGTTCACCGAACAGTTTGGTAAGTATAAGCCGACTGGCGGCAAGGTCACTATCCCGTCCAACAACAAGTCCCTGTATGAAGTTCTTATTGACGCTTATTCCGAAGATAAGAACCCGACCATTACCCAGCCCAGCATGACCATCTCCAGTTCTACTGCGAAGGCATACGAAGTTGGCACGAATGTTACGCCCGCTTATTCCAGTTCCTTCAACGCTGGTAGCTACGAATATGGCCCCAATCCGACTGGCGTTACCGCCACGACCTATGCGGCGTCTAACAATAAGACGGATGAAACTGCCAGCACCGCAAGTGGTACGTTTGCCGAGTATCAGGTTGTCGATGGTTCCAACTACAACATCACGCTTGCTATCACCTATGGCGACGGTGCTGTTCCCAAGACTGCACTTGGCGCCAATTATGATGCAGGCAAAATTGTCGGCAAGACTATCAGCAAGACCAGTTCCAACATCAGTGGCTATCGTAACAGCTTCTATGGCACGACCACCGATGTTGCTGCTGAAACTACCAGCGACGTTATTCGTGGTCTTTCTCAGAAGTCTAACAAGGCGCTTGCTAATGGTAACACCTTTACCGTCAACATTCCCGTTGGTGCCCAGCGTGTTATTATTGCGTATCCCGCGACCCTGCGTGCTGTGACTTCCATTAAGGACGTTAACGGTCTGAATGCTGATATTACTTCCGCGTTTGCTTCTTCCACCGTTTCTGTTGCCGGCGCTAATGGCTATAGTCCGATTGAATATCGCGTCTATACGCAGGACTATGCAAAGCCCAACGATACGGCTAACACCTATTCGGTGACTATCTAAGGAAGGGAGGACATATATAATGGCTATTTCTAATCTGCCCAAGCTTAACTTTAGTGTGCCGTTTGCAATGACTGCGGCACTTCCGCTTGAGTACAATGCGTATTTCGACAGCTATGATTCCGCTGTTGCCGCCGCCGCCACTGCGGACGTCCCCGGCAGCACTACTACGGTCTACTACTACGGTCAGAAGATTGTTGTTGTTGGCGAAACTTCTGCCGACCTGTACATCATTCAGCCCGACAAGACGCTGAAGGCCGCTGGTACTATTCCCATTGCGACCGATACGCTTCTTGGTGTTGTGAAGAGTTCCGCTGAAATCAATAAGATTGCCGTTGGCGCCGATGGCGTTATGTCCGTCAATACTATTTCCACCGATAAGCTTGAACAGGGTTCTGACACCATTGTTTGGAACGGTGGCGGCGCTTCCGTTTAATTGGAGGTAAACAAACATGGCTACTAAGAATTTTAATGCACGTATTTCGCTGAAGTACGACAGTTATGCAAATTGGCTTGCTAACGACCCTGTTCTTCTGGTGGGTGAAGTTGCTATTGCGACTATCCCCACCAAAAAGGATGGCATTGAGCAGGTTCCCGCCGTCATTATGAAGGTCGGCGATGGTACCAGCAAGTATAGCGAACTGTCGTTCGTCAGCGGTCTTGCTGCTGACATCTATGACTGGGCGAAGGCTGCTACGAAGCCCAGCTACACCGCCGACGAAATCAGCGGTCTTGACACCTATATTTCCGGTCAGATTCAGGACACTAATACCCAGTATCAGATTGTTGTTGACCAGACTAACCCGCGCAAGTTCCAGCTTCAGTCCCACGAAAAGGGCGTAACTGAATGGACTAATGTTGGCGACCCGATTGAGATTCCTGCCAGCACGCTGGTGACCGGTGACGATAACGGTACTGTTAAGTTCAATGGTACCGATGTCGCTGTCAAGGGTCTTGGTTCTGCCGCTTATGCCAATACCGGCGCGTTTGATGCTGCCGGTGCCGCCGCCGACGTTCTTGGTAGTGATGCCGACACTGCTGGCGATGCTACCGTCTATGGTGCGAACAAGGCTGCTGCTGCTGCGCAGGCTAAGGCGGATACCAACGCTACTGAAATAGCCAAGAAGATTGACGCGACTTCTGTCAGCGCCATTGGTAAGTCTGGCAACATCAATGATGCAATCCAGTCTACTGGCGACTACATCATCTTCAACTGCGGCACTTCTGACACTGTTATCTGATTTTAACGGAAAGGGCGTCGTCGCTTGATGGCGCCCTATTCCAAAGAAAGGAAGGGCTGTTATGGCTACAAAAACCTATAACGCTCGCGTTCAAAATAAGCGCGACACAAGCGCAAACTGGACTAAAAATGACCCAGTTCTTTTAGATGGTGAAATCATTATTGTTGATACGTCCGCAGGTGAAGTTCGGTATAAGGTTGGCGACGGAACAAAGAAATATTCGAAACTTCCGTTCACCGATGAAGTCATGCTGACCCTTATTTCCAGCAAGGCCGACGCCGTTCCCTATTCGCTTGTCAAGAATAGTGACAATAGTTTAAGTCTTGTTTGGGAGGAATAACAAATGGCAACAACTACTATTGATTTGCTTAAGAATTCATCTTTCGAAGCGAAGATGGATTTGCTGATTACTGCGCTTTCTGGTGGCGGTAGCAGCGGTGTTCCGAATGGCGCTATCATTATGTGGTCTGGTTCTGTTGCGACCATTCCCGATGGTTTTTCGCTGTGTAATGGTGAAAATGGAACGCCAGACCTTCGAAACCGATTTGTGATTGGTGCTGGCGGTTCTTACGCCGTTGGCGCAACTGGTGGCGGTTCTGCGACTACTTCGGTCGGCGATGTTGTTGCTGGCCCACAGGCGACCGTATCGACTTCCGCGCTTCCGCCGTACTACGCGCTTTGTTATATCATGAAGACTTGACAAATGTTCAAGTCTGTGCTATAATACAAACAATAGTGGTAGTCCACTGAAATTATATTTTGAAGGAGATTCTAAACATGGCTATTCTTACTCGTATTGCTTCTGATGGTATGCCCATCGAAATGACTGACTGCACGATGGACAAGTCCCATACCAAGCTTGCCGTCATTGCGCCCACCTATAAGCGTTATCCCGAGCGCGCTGGCAAGACCATCACGGTTGACCCTTGCTGGGAAATTACCTATGACGACCGTGGCTACTTCGCTTCCATGAAGAACACTGCTGGCAAGGTTGCTGCGCCCAGACATAACTTCGCGTTTGTCAACGAAGCTGCTGGCGATGTTCAGGTTCCTGGCATGGGCACCTATTACAAGGATTGCACCGCGTCTTCCGACGACGGCATCCTGTTCACCATCTATGATGGCGCGACCAACTTCGTCTGTCTGGCGAATGTCGTCACCAAGGAGGTCATTCCCAATGTTGGCGACCCCAGCGACAAGAAGCACGTCGAATATATGTCTTCCTATGGCGAGGCATTCCTGAAGGCTTATCTGCACTAAGGGTTAGACCAAAGTTCAAAAGAGGGGCGGTTCTTCCGCCCCTCTTTCTTATTTAGGAGGGTTCCCATGAAGATTTCTACTATGAAAAAGTGGGGCATCCTGTCATGGGGTCTCACTATTATTATTTCTGCAATCACCATGTATTCCGTGTTTAGCGGGAACGGCGATGCCAACATTCTGATGCAGATTTGCGCCCTTGCATGGGCTGACACTGGTGTGTTCACTGGCGCCTATGCGTTCAAAGAACGTGCAGAAAACAAGAAAAAGATTGCCGTTGGCATGGTAAAAGACTTGTCTGCTGAATACGGCATCGAAAACGTTGCGCCGCTGGTTCAGGCGATTATTCAGGATTAAGGTGATGTCATGGCGACAAAAGCTGAAATCGAAAAAGTAATCGCAACCGGTATGAAATATATCGGTACCACCAGCAAGAACAACAATGTAATTTTTAATACGGAATATTACGGGCGCGAAGTTTCTGGCGCGGACTATGCGTGGTGCGTTGTGTTCCAGTGGTATATTTTTCGCGAAGCTGGGCTGGCGAAGCATTTCTTTAATGGCGCGAAAGTTGCTGGTTGTTCCGCCGCGCGTAAATATCATGAAGCTGTTGGTCAGGTGGTCTATGGCGACTATCAGCGCGGCGACCTTCTGCTGTTTGATTTTGACGGCAAGAAGAAGCGCACGCAGCATATCGGCATCTGCCTTGAAAATAACGGCAAGACTGTGAAATCGCTTGATGGCAATACCAGCAGCAAAAGCGAAGATAACGGCGGAACGGTCAATATTCGCGAACGCGCCTTGAAGTATGTAACGTGCGCCATTCGCTGGTGGAAGGCGACGCCGTCGCGCACTTATGTTTCTACGTTTGCGCCAATCTTGAAGAACGGTGACGTAGGATACCCCGTAGACGTCCTACAGTACGCCCTGAAGGCGCGTGGCTACTATTCCGATAACTTAGACGGGTCTTTTGGAAACAACACTGTGGCGGCTGTGAAGGCGCTACAGAAGGCTTCTAAAATCGCGCAGACGGGCAAGATGGATAAGAATACGTGGGAAAAATTATTGCGGGGTGATTAAATGCTATCTATTATTATCGAAAATTTAGAACTGGTTGGCATTGCAATGGGGTTGTTCGTCGGTTCTGTTGCTGCCAACACGCTTCTTGGCTTATATAACAACATCAAGATTCTGATGCAGCCGTTTGATAAACAGCGTCTGATTGATACGGGGCTGAAAACCGGCTGTCTTGTCGTCAGCATTATTCTGATGGTTTTGGTTGTCACGGTGATGCCCGTGTTCTGCAACAATGTTGGGTTCCCGATTCCTGACGAATACATTGATGTTTTCAGCAATCTGACGATTATTGGCGCGGCTGTTATTCCGTCTTGTAAGTATCTGAAGGATGCTTATAACAAGCTGTGTAACATTTTCAACAATATGAATAAAGCCTTGGCAAATCAGGCGTAAGGAGGTATAATCATGGCATATACGAAAACTGTATGGGTGAACAATCAGGCGCCTGCAATCAATGCGGACAATCTGAACAAGATTGAACAGGGAATTTATGACACGGACGCGGGCGTTACCGCTGCGAATGGCAGAATTGACACGACCAATAGTAACGTGACGGCGCTGACCACCGAAGTCGGCAAGAAGACCGTTAGTTACGCTATTCAGGTAACACTGACGTCGGCTGGTTGGTCTGGTGGTGCGCAGACGGTTAGCGCGGCGCACGTCACGGCGACGAATTCTGTTGTTGTGTCGCCGATTCCCGCTCATCAGGACGCTTATAGCACTGCGGGTATTCTTTGCACGGAACAGGCGGCTGGAACGTTGAAATTTACCTGCACTTCTGACCCGACTGCGAATATCACCGTCAACGTTTATATTGCTGAATAAGGCGGTGGTCATGTGATTTTTAACAGATATGCACGTGGCGGTGGTGGCGGTGGACTTGGCGCGTTGATTTACGTGACGGTCGAAGCTGGCAGTACCGTAACGGCAACCATGGGAACAATGACACGCAACGCCGTGTATAGTCAAGGTGTTTATGTGATTGATATTCCCGCATTTGGCGATTGGGTTGTAACGGCAACAAAGGGCGCGAATACGGCAACGGCGACCGTTTCGGTGACGAAGGCGGGGATGTATGAAATCACGTTAAAGTATATTAGTGCGACGCTAAACGACAATGATTGGGCAACGATTTGCGATATTGCAGACGCAAATGAAGGCTCCAATTATTGGTCTATCGGAGACACGAAGCAAATCGTAATTAACGGTAAACTTTCCGACGGATTGACCCTATCAAACTATTCTACATGGGTTTACATTATAGGCTTTGACCACAATTCGTCCGTTGAAGGCACGGGCATTGCGTTTCAGGGCTTCAAGACTGCGCAAACGGGCGGCATTGATGTGGCGTTGGTTGATAGTGGGATTGACTCTGCTAAAACCAGTGGTCAGTGGTTCAATATGAATAACGCATCCACGATAAGCACCGGTGGTTGGAAAGATAGTTTGATGAGAACTGTAACGATTCCAGTTGTAAAGTCTGCTTTCCCGAATGACTTGATATCCGTTATTAAAAAGACTAATATTTACAGTGATAACACCGGTGGTGCAAGTGAAGCTGCATCATATGTCACTGCTACGCAAGACGACCTATATCTTCTTGCTGAGTACGAAGCGTTTGGTACAAGAACTTATGCTAATACTGCCGAACAGAATTATCAGCAGCAATACGCCTACTACTCGTCTGGTAATAGTAGAATTAAATATCGCCACAATTCTACTGCAACTGGCGTGGTTTGGTGGGAACGTTCCGTTCGTGCAGCATATTCTGGATATTTCTGTAGTGTGGGGACTGCTGGAGATCCTTTTATTGGACAGGCGAGTACCGACCGTGGTCTTGCCCCGGCATTTAAAGTTGGGGGGGGGTAACAACTAACCCTATTTCTGACCTGTCTGTTGGTGATTCGGTTTATATAAAGGAAGACGGAACCGATGTTGAATATCTGATTGTCCATAGGGGTAATCCAGATTCTTCTGTGTATGATTCGTCTTGCGATGGAACGTGGTTGTTACGCAAGACAGTATTCCCGAATGTCGCTTGGAACGCTACAGCTTCGTCCAACTGGACCACGTGCGACGTTATGAAGTGGTTGCGTGACACGTATCCATCTACTACCAATGTTTCGTCTATAATGAACACAGCAAAGGTACCATATATTGGAACACAGATGAACCAGATTATTTCTGGGGCAAATGGAAACGCTGCCAAATGTTTCCTTCTTAGTAATGCTGAAGCTGGATTCCTGACCGACACAAACGCAACGAAATCTTTGAATGTGTGTGGCGCCAAGCTTGATTATTTTGATGAAACATCAACCACTGTGGCATCCAGTAAGCGCATTGCCTATAGTTACACTAATGCATCTACTGCTGTATCTTGGTGGTTGCGTACTCAGCCGCTGTCAAATCAAAGCAACGCAGAGTTTTGTGGCCTATATGGTGGCCATGGTCACGGCAGCGTGACGTATACGTCTGCGATGGGACAGGTATTTGGCGTTCGTCCGTGCTTCATTGTTCCGAATGATACGCTAATCGACAGTAATCACAATATCGTCGTATAAAGAATAACTTGACAAAAATCAAACCGTGCGCTATAATTAGGATAATCAAGGGCGGACAATCTTCGCCCTTGACGATTCTAATATGCGGAGGCAATCATGCTAACGGTAACACTGCGAAACACATTTACAAAATTTGACGAAACGCGAATCGTGGCATCGTTTGAAGATGCGCGCGAATTCGTGTCGGACAAACTGCGCGAAATGTTCAAGGCGACAACCGACGAACAGCAGCGCGAATATTGTCAGGACGTAATCGAACGCTTACACAAGGGCGTGCCGTCTTATGGGCGCGGCGTGGAAGATTCGATTGCGTATGACATCGTTGACTATATGGATTGGAAGGAACATCAAGACAAGCAGGTCAACGGGCTGATTGAAACTATTCAGGAACTTACGCGGGAAATCGAAGAAAAGCGTAAGGAACTTGATGCTATACGGGGAACTTAACGGTTCCCCGTTTTTAGCGAAAACCTGTGTTTACAATTTGTTTACACTTAAACCCCTTGACAAAATATTGTTTGTGTGCTATAATGCAGATAATGTTGAAAGGAGGTGAATAAATGGTAAACAGGTTTAAGACGGAGATTTTTCCAGACGAAAATCAGCACAAGTTATTCCTTTATTTTTGTAACGAATATAGGGAAATGTGGAACTATACGGTTGAAAAATTTCGGGACAATTATCCTATTGTTTACAAGAATGGAATTAAAGGATTCAAACCGTCTGATTTATTCAAGGAATCTAAGAACAAATGTTTGCAAAGAATAGCGGTTGGTGTTATAAAGAATTATGCCTTTGCAGTCAAAATGTTCAAGCTTGGTATTTGTAATAAGCCAAGATTTCATAAATATAACCCAAACAAACAATCATTCTATCTTGCGTGTCATAAGTTTGAAATAACAAGACTTAGTGAAGATGAAGTGATTATTGGTAAAAATGGCGTTTTTCGATGGATTCGCCTTGACGTAGAAGTTATAAACAAATACGATATCAAAGAAATACGTGAACCAGTGTTTTCTTATGAAAATGGCAGGTGGTATATCAGTGGTGCGTATAGGGTTGAAGCTGCACCGCGTCAAGGTCGCACAGAATTCATTGGTCTTGATTGGGGAATTAAGAATTTCATGACAACATCAGATGGTCAATTTATAAATTACCCGAAGTCTATAAAAAGGGAATATCAACGTGTCAAAGTTTTGCTTAAACATCTTAACAAAAAGCAAAAAGGTTCTCGAAATTATATTAAGATGATAAGAAAGTGCCATAAAGCGATTCGAAGAATTGAACATTTGAAGCACAATTTTATAGAACAAGAAACGACAAGATTGTGTAGGCAAAACAATATTGCTGTTGAAAAATTTCCACCAACCACTTATAAAAGATTTAAATACGTTGAACGTGTTGCACCACGCGGAAGATTTGTTGTAAGACTTGCGCGAAAATGCGAAAAGTTTGGCACCGAGTTTATGGCTGTTCCGCCGCAATATACAAGCAGGATTTGTAGTTGCTGTGGTTTTCAAAAGAAAAGCCTTAAATTATCTGAACGTGTTTATAAGTGTGAAAACTGCGGAGTTGAAATTGACCGTGATGTAAATGCGGCGCGAAATATCGCCGCAATGGGTGTTCGCAGCATCCACAAGCCTATAGAATAGGCGGCGAAAGCAATGCGAATAATTTCGATCAAAACAAATTTGTTTATAAGGGTGTACATTTATCGTGTACACCCTTTATTTTTTCACTAAAAGGAGGAAATAAAAAATGTATGATGTAACTGTGTATGGGCGCGATGGGTGCCCACGATGTTATTTCATCGCAACAAAGGTTAAACAACTAAAAAATGTGCATTTAACCGAAATCCATGACGATAACATCCTGAAAGAAATGTCTATTAAATATGGTACAGATGAACTGCCGATGTCTGTGGTCGATGGGGAATTCTACGATTTTTTAAGGATGCGCGCATGGATTGATGATAGGAAGCGGGAGGAATAATCTTGAATATTAGCATCAATCTGGACAAAGATTTTAGCGAAAAATTTAATGAACTGCGTGAAAAATATGGCGATGAAATTGCAAAGCTGAATGGATTTTCCGACGAACAGCTTAGTTATACAGACTTCATTGATAACTTTGTTGATAAAAATACGGTGGCAGACGCCAGTATTGACGGCAATGCCAATGTTGGTGCAAAAGATATTTGTTCGCTTGATAGCGAAATGAATAAGCCACATAGCAAGTTGCTGTCCTTCAACAAGGTCTATTACGAAATGAAGAAAAAGTATGGCAAGGATATTGCTGATAGATGGTTAGAATACGAGTGGATCGGAAAATTTTACGCTCACGATTCCCCAAGTTTGTCGCAGAAAAGTTATTGTTTTGCGTATGACCTTGAAGGTTTGGTAAGTAAGGGGCTATATTTTGTTCCTAATTTCAATGGTCAGCCGCCTAAGCATCTTGTAACATACACTGATTTCGTTGGTGAATTTGTTTCTTATGCAAGCAATCGTTCTTCTGGCGCTTGTGGACTTCCCAGCTTCCTTGTATATTCGTTCTACTTCTGGAAGAAAGACGTAAAAGATGGCTACTATACTGGTACGCCTGAAAGATATCGCGACCAAGAGTTCCAAAGAATCACCTATAAGCTGAACCAGCCGTATTTGCGTGTTAATCAAAGCGCGTTTACAAACTTTTCTATTTTTGATAGACCGTATTTCGAATCGCTTTTTGGATACAAAACATTTCCTGATGGTGAATTCATGATTGACTATATTGATGAATTTATGGAATATCAGAAGGCATTTATGGAAGTTGTGTCAAAAATTCGCGAACAGAATATGATGACTTTCCCGGTGCTTTCATTTTGTCTTCTTCGTAAGAATGGAAAGTTTGTAGACGAAGATTTTGCGCGCTGGTGCTGTAAACACAACATGAAGTGGGCGGATTCCAACTTTTTCGTAAGCGAAGATGTCACATCCCTTTCAAACTGTTGTTTTAGCGGCAACACAATGTTTATGACGACTGATGGCATCAGAAGATTTGATTCTTTTAAAGACGGCGATTCCATTGTCGTTCCGTGCATCAATGGTTCCAACAATAATGCAGTTGTCCATACTTATGGCGAACAAAGACTATTCCGCATCAAACTTTGCCGTAATGGAAAGCATAGAGATGTATTGACCACCAGAAATCACAGGTGGATTCTTGACGGAAATACGGAAACAAACTATCTTTCTGTTGGCGATGTGTTAGTTAAATCTGCGCATGATACAGATGATGGGAATTGGTCTGTTGTTGATATTGAAGATACTGGAATTGTAGAAACTGTTTGGTGTCTTGATGTCGAAAATGAACACAATTTCATTCTTGCGGACAACATTCCTTGTGGGAACTGCCGTCTTGTTTCTGATGTAAAGAATTTGGGCTATTTCAATTCTATTGGCGGGACCGCGCTTGAAGTCGGTTCTGTCAAGGTAAACACCATCAATCTTGCAAGAATCGCCTATGAAACGAAATCTAAAGAAGATTATCTAAAGCAGCTTTCTGATGAAGTTGTTCTTTGCTTGCAGATGCTTGATGTGGTGCGCCACATTATCACGCGCAATATCGAAAAAGGACTTCTGCCGAATTATTCTTATGGTCTTATGCACATGAAGTCTCAGTACAATACCATCGGCATCGTCGCCCTTTATGAAACCTTACAGGAGTTTGGTATGACGCACAAGGATAAACTTGGCTATGCGCATTACACCGACGAAGGTATCGAATTTGCAAAAGATATTCTTCATACCATTAACAAGGTAAAAGATGAATTTGTTGCCGACAAGGATTATTCTGCGAATCTGGAGCAGATTCCCGCCGAACGGGCGGCAAGCATTCTGATGCAGAAAGATATGGTTTTCTTCCCTGATGAAGCATACGACCTTCCGCTATATGGCAACCAGTGGATTCCGCTTGGTGTAAAGACCACGCTTGAAGAAAAGTGCAAGCTTAGTGCGATTCTTGATAAGGCGTGTAACGGTGGCAGTATTGCGCACATCAACATTGATGCACCGTTCAATAACTTTGACACGGCGTGGAATATGCTGAACTATGTCGCCGACAGTGGCGTCCCTTATTTCGCGTTCTGCACCAGAATTTCTGCCTGTGAAGAAAATCACGGATTCTATGGCGACAAGTGTCCTATTTGTGGCAAGCCGAAGGTTACGACTTATCAGCGCGTGGTTGGTTTCTTAACACCTGAAAAGACATATTCTAAGGAACGCAAGGCTGAATTTAAGATGCGCGACTGGTTTGACCTGAACGCAATCTGTGATACATTATGAAAGTAAAACAGGTTGTTATTGAAGATTTCGTAAATTATAAATATCCATCGTTGTTTATAGGAATTAGCACCTGCGATTTTAAGTGTTGCCGCGAAGGTGGCTTTGATAAATCTGTTTGTCAGAATAGCAAACTTGCCTTGGCGAAACCGATAGAACTAAGCAAAGATGAAATATTTGGCGCATTCGATGGTAACGGCATCACAGAATCTATTGTTGTTGGCGGGATGGAACCGATGCTTCAATTTGATGACGTTCTATCGCTGTTGAAATATTTCCGCGAACACGATCGTGATGCTGACTTCGTAATCTACACCGGCTATTATCGCTACGAAATCGAAGATAAAATTCAGAAGCTTGCAAAATATAAAAACGTGGTTGTCAAATTTGGACGCTATATTCCAAACCAAGAAAAACACTATGATAAAGTGCTTGGCGTGTGGCTGGCGTCCGACAATCAGTACGCCGAAAGGATAAGTTGATGTTAAAAGTAAGGGTGAATCCCGACAAGGAAATTGTCAAAATGGTCACGGACTATCTTCGTGAACACGATGGCGAGTGTCCTTGTCAAATCGGACAAAAATGTCAATGTAGTAAGTTTAAGCAGATGAATAGCGTTGGGCAATGTCATTGTATGCTATTCGAAAAATATGAAGGGTGAAAATGAACAAAACATATTGCGATATCTGTGGCAAAGAAATTGTCACGTTGCCAAACGTAACAGAAATGCGGTTTAGACAGGGTTCCAGCGCTTCTTACGAGTGTTGCGATAAGTGTTTTGAACTTCTGTTTCGTATGGTTGAAACAATAAAAGACTTTAAGGAGAAATAAGATGAAATTTGAACGTGTTTCTGCCGCCCAGTTTGCGGCTGATTGCGATGCTGCTGGCTTCGCTGTTGAATATGCCAACGTGGTGATGCCGCGTCGTGCAACAAAGGGTAGCGCGGGCTACGACATTTGCATCCCGTTTGATGTGGTTCTGGCGCCGCACACAAGTGCCAAGATTCCAACCGGTATCAGGTGTACCGGTATGCCAAGAAACGTCGTAATGACCATTTATATTCGTTCCAGCGTGGGTATTAAGCGCGGTGTGCGTTTTATGAACCTGCTTCCCGTTGTGGACAGTGACTACGCAGACAGTCCTAACGAAGGGCACATCTGGCTGGCGCTTTATAACGACAGCGATAAGGACGTCGAATTCGATGCTGGCGAACGAATTGCACAGGCGGTATTCACGCAGTATATTATCTGTGACGATGATGATGCTGTTGGCAAGCGCGAAGGCGGCATTGGTTCTACTGGAAGGGCTTGACAAGACCAAAACAATGTGTTATAATACAATATAGGAGGAAAGGTTAATGACCGAACAGGAAATGCAAAACAACAAGGTGGCAAATCGTACAAACGAACTTGAATATACATTTATTTGTAAGGATTGCGGTAAACCTACAACGATTAAGTTAGCCGAGGTGACCTACTGTCATGACAACGGATTGCGTGTGACTGAACGTTGCAAGGAATGTCGCGATGCGAAAAATAGGCGATTTGCACAAATCTAAAAAAAAGGAAAGAAAAATCTATGGTAGTTGATAAAATTCCAGCAGAAGTAGTAAAAGACCTGATTCCACTGGTGAACAGCCTTGGCAATCTACCCAAGACTGCGACGGTAAAGTATGGCGCGACCAACTTTTCTTACGTTCCGTTGGACGACATCATGGCAAAGATTAAGGCCGATGGCAACTTCGCATTTATGCAACCGATGGGCGTTTCCGAAGATGGGCGTACCTGTCTACAGTGCGTGCTTTATCACAAGTCTGGATTCCCGATTTCTTCTGATGCTTTTCCGCTTCCGATTAAGGACGGAATGAAGGCGCAAGACGTCGGCGCGGTTCTGACGTATTATCGTCGTTATAGCGCGTCGGCTTTCTTTGGCATTGCATCTGACGAAGACAACGATGGGCAGGCGCCTGAAATTGCATCGCCGAAGGAAAAGTGCGAAGACTGCGGTAAGGATATCGTCGGTTCGCATGGTTTGTCGCCCGAGAAGATTGTTGCTGGTAGTATGCGTGCTTATCACAAAAAGCTGTGTTTCGATTGTTCGATGAAGGCTAAGGCGGCAAAGGAAGCAGAAAAGAAAGAAGAGGTAAAGTAAATGGCAATTTTTGCAACAAGTGATAGTTTTTGGACGTACTGGCGTACCACCGACCAGCAACAGAAGTACGCGACCTGCGTTTTTTCCACAAGCCGTAAGGATAAGCAGAATGGCGAATGGAAAAATTCGAATTGGTCGTTCGTTAGGGTGGTTGGAAACGGTTTTGCAAAGCTTGCAGACCTGAACGAAAAAGATAAGATTACTAATGTTCGCTTTAGTCTTGAATGTGAACCTTATACGGACAAAACTGGGCAGCGTGTGTTTCCTAAGTCGCCTCGGATGGTAATTTTTGATTTCGACTTCGCAGAAGTTGGTCGAAAGCCTGTTGGCCCTGCACCCGTTGACGAATACGACCCGGATGGTTCAGAACTTCCGTTCTAAATAACCTAATAGGAGTACGATTTAATTAGTCGTACTCCTATTTTTTACCGAAAGGGGTGAATATTATCAAATTTGAAGAACTTTCCGACGTAAAATCTGAATCTGGTGTAGTCGCGTCGCTTATCGCCGAACCGAACTTTCTAAACTTCATCGAAAATCTGAAAGGCGACGACTTTACCGACCGCGCAAACGGCGTAATCTATGATGCGATTTGTCGCCTGAAAGAACAGGACATTCAGCAGATTGACGCTTTCAATATCAACACGTCCATTTCTGGTGATGTGAAACTACAAAAGCGCGCAGAAGGTTGTCTTTCGCCCGATATCATCTCGCAGATTGTAGACAACGCGAAGTTTCTGGCGCGTGGCACGTCCGAAGAATTTGTGTTGTGCGTCAACAATGTGTTGGCGATGGCGTATAAGCGCAAGCTGTATCGCGACTTGAACGCGGCGCAAACCCGCGTGTTGTCGGCGAAATCTATCACAGATATTCAGCGCGATGTGTCTGATATTTTGGATAGCGCGGCGGATAACTATATCAACGGCGCAGACATTCCCAAGATTGGCGACCAGCTTGACGAAATCATGCAGAAGATTGAAGCAAAGCAGGGCGCAGGGCGCGGATATGTATTTGAATGTGTCCCACAGTTGAACGACTATGTAACAATCGACAAGAATGAAATGTTGACGTTCTTGGCACCGATGAAAAGCGGCAAGTCAATCATGCTGATGGACACTGCGATTGATGTGATTCGACAAGGCGGCAAGTGTATCTATCTCGACACAGAAATGACGGACGCGCTTTTTACACAGCGATTGATTGCATATTATTCGCAGGTGCCAGTCCAGCATATCAGACGCGGCAACTATAGCGACGATGAACAGCGTCGTGTGGAATTGGCGCTTGAAAAAATCAAGGGGCTTGAATTGTATCACAAGTATATCCCGATTTATACGTCTGATGAAATCTATGGTTATGTGAAAACAATGAAGCGTAAGTGTGGGTGCGACGTTCTTTTCTTCGATTATTTGAAACCGTCTGCATCTACGGATGCGTATGGCACTTATGCGGAACTTGGCAATCTTACAAATGTATTGAAGAACCGTATTGCTGGCGACCTTGATATGGCAGTCGTTTCTGCGTGTCAGGCGTCAAGAAATGGCGGAATCGCGGATTCTGTTCGTATCGCACAGTATAGTTCTGCTGTTATCAAGATGGAACGCAAGGATTATGCGGACTTCAAGGCGAATGAAGCACAGGGCAACTATCGGTTTACAGTTCTTTATAATCGTCTTGGCGAACAGATGCAAGAAGGTGAACAGTGGATTGATGCAAACTTCTTTGGCAACTACGCAAAGTTCCAAAGCTGTGAACAGCATATGCAAGAAGATATTTATGGCGAAATTCCGCAGGAAGCGGTAAAAAATGAAATTAAAGGAGAAAATAACAATGGATAAGAAGCTCAATAAGAATATTACGAAGGTCTATACTATCATTACTGGCGGTCTTTATCCCGACCCCGACACTGATGCCAGTTGGATTCTTGACGAATTCAACGAACTTTATGGCGTTCCCGCACAGCTTGCCCGCGACCTGCGTGACAAAATGGACGAAATCTTTGACGAATGCGACAGCGTTGAAGATTGCAAGGATGCGCTGGAAGCTTACTTTTACGATCTTTGGGCGTAACTAAATAGGAAAGGATAAATAATATGATTAAGAATCTTAAGGAAACCATTACCGGCATGACTTCCGCCAATCACGTTGACCGTCTGGTTGCTGAATTTGACCAGTTGCAGTTCCGCCTTGACAAGCTGTACGACGTGCTGAAAAAGTACGCCACGCACCAGCTTGACCATCCGCTTGATTGCGATATCAAAATTTTGCGACAGCAGGCTGACGCGATGGAAGTTTATCTTGATTGTCTTGCTGAACGTATCTGTAACTACGAAGACTGCTGTGAGGACTGCGACCATGCAAACTGAAGGCTGGATTTGTCCGCGCTGTGGTCGTGTGAACGCACCATGGTTGGCGTGGTGTGGTTGCAGCAACATGGATGTTGTCTGTAACGGGACTGGTTCCACACAAGACCCGTGTACGATTGGTTTGCATGACTGGAAGCAAGTGGGATATCGTCCGTCCAAGAACACATCGTCCGTTTGCACGGTCGAATATGAATGTTCGCGATGTGGCAAGCGTAAATTCATTGACACGCCAACTATCACGGCGACGTACAACGAAAAGGGCATTAAGGATTTTGGCTTGACAAGCTAAACGGAATGTGATATAATAATCGAAAGGTGGTGTGGGCATGGACGTTAAGAAGATTCGTGACAAGTTGGATATTGTTGATTATATCGGGCGTTATGCGGATTTGCAGACGCGCAACGGCGTAGAATTCTTCTGTTCATGCCCTTTCCACCGCGACGACAATCCGTCATTTTTTGTAAATCGTGAAAAGCAGCTTTTTCATTGCTATAGCTGTAATTCTTCTGGTGATATTCTGTCTTTTATTCAGAAATATCACAACGTTCCGTTTCGTGAAGCGGTGCAAATTCTTGAAATGGAAACTGGCGCAGAAATTATAGAAACGCCATGTTTCATCAAGGTTGCGGACGTGTTCCGCCCGAAGGAAAAGGCATTTGAACAACGGCTTTTCCTTTTGGCAGATGCTATGGAAGCATTTCCACCGTCGCATGAAATCAAGGAATGGCTTGCAGAGGGGATTACAAAAGATGTTTTGACGCGATATGACGTGCGTTATAATGCGGATAAAACGCGAATTATGTTTCCGATTTATGATGCGGACAACAGATTAGTTACGATTAAATATCGCAATTTGGTGGCAAAACCGAAATATTCATATGTGAACAAGCTTGGAAGAAAAGATTTTCTATATAATTTCGTTAACGCGCGCGATGCAATCGTCGGGCTAAATGAATGCATCGTTGTGGAAAGTGAAAAATCTGTGTTGAAGCTGGAAAGCTGGGGAATCCATAATTCCGTAGCAGCCGGTTCGCATGGACTGAAAGATGAAATTCAACTGCTGGTGAAATGTCCGTTTAATACGTTAATATTTGCGTATGATGAAGATGTGACGACGGAAGAAATCTATAAACAAAGTGAAATATTAAAACATTATAAATCGGTTTGGCGTATCCCTATGCGCGGTGTTGCGCCTAAAAATGCACCTGTGGATATGGGGTATGACAGATGGATAGAACTATACAACAAAAGAAAGAAGGTAGAATGATGAATGAAAAAGACTTTAAGGAATTTTATCATATTCGCGAAGCTACGTTTAAGGCGATTCACGAAGAACTGATGGAAGATAATTTCTGTAAATCATACGAAGGCACATTTGAATTGACTATCTGCTGGCCTGATTATTTTGAAGACGATACGGCAACAGCAGAACCAGAATATTACAAGTTGACTTTGCATTGTTATGTGCTTGGCCCAGCGCGTCACTATGACTGGTGCGGCAGAACGCTTGCAGACGCGCTCAAACTGTGCAAGAGCGACCTTATAGATTGGGGTGTGAAACTATGAATTTTATCGGTGCGTTATTTGTGGTTTGTGCAATTTTCATGCTGATGGATGCGTCGTGTATCGTATACTTCATCCAACAGAAAGACTGGAATTATCTTGGCTGGTCGCTTATTATTTTCATGATGATTCTGTTCATCGTGTCTATGCTTGATGCAATTTCAAAGGGGCTGATTTGATGTATAAGAACGGCGATGTTTACCTGAATCCATGCTTCGGCGACCTTTGGTTTGTTGATGGCGATAAATTTCAGAAAATTAACTACGACTATTCGATTGACCTTGACGAACCCGAAGGATTTATTAAGGTTGGACATATCGACGGTGTAACAACCGTAGAAAGGAAATATTGATGGCATTAGAGATTGAACGCAAGTTCTTAACTTCAGGCTTTCCCAATATAAAGCCAGATTGTGAAATTTCTGTCGAAGGTAGTTATGTTGTTTCTGGAACGCCAGAAGTTCGTATCCGTCGCATGGAAATCCTGACCGGCGATTGGGAAGGCAAAGTCGATTACATGATGACCATAAAGGGTGACGGCGGTCTTACGCGCGCAGAAGTCAACCACTATATCAGCGAAAAGACATATCATGATTTGCTGGAATCGTTTCACCTGCCGACATTCCACAAATATTATCGCATTTACCACGTTGATGGTCGCGAAATCGAAATCTGTCATTGCGACGGTGGATTAAACGAAGATTTCTACTACGCCGAAGTCGAATTTGATAACGAAGAAGAAGCAAAGGCATATATGTGGCCTTTTGGCGAAGCGAAAGACGTGACAAATAATCCATACTTTAAGATGAAAAATTTTTGGAGGCGAACCTATGCGGTGGACAAATAAGTTCGGTCTTCCACAATCAATCTATGATGCTGTTGCAAGGGATGATTATGACCACGGAGATGCCTATAGCAGTACGGAACTGATAAAAGATCCATGTGAAATTCTTTTGTCGCGAAGGCATTTTGACGAACTGGAAGAAGATGTAAGTGATTCGTGGTACAGCGTTCTCGGTTCTGCCGTCCACAGCGTGATGGAACACACCAAGGAAGGCGAAAACGAAGTTCGTGAAGAACGACTGCACTATGAATTTCCAGAAGGTGCAATATCAGGAAAGTTTGACAGCCTTGATTTAACTGATGGAAATGAAGTGTTGCGCGATTATAAATGCACCAGCACATGGACGGCAATCTATGGTGATGGTGGAAAATACAAGAAGCAGCTTTCTGTATATCTCATGCTTATAGAAAAGACGCTAAACATCCGTTGTCGCCATGCGCAAATTATCCAGTTCTTCCGTGACCATTCTATGTCAAAAGCTAAATTCGACAAGTCTTATCCACAGTCACCCATTCGCGTAATCGACTACTATTTTACCGATGAAGATATCACGCAGACCGAAGAAGATGTGCGCGCGAAACTGCGTGAAATCAACGCGCTGAAAGAAACGCCAGACGATGAACTTCCGCCATGTTCTGCTGAAAATCGCTGGGAAACGCCTACGACCTATGCCGTCAAAAAGGATGGGCGCAAGTCTGCGTTGCGTGTTTTGCCGTCAAAAGAAGAAGCCGAAACATGGATGGAACTGAACGATGCAAAGGGTTGCTATATTGAAGAACGCAAAGGTGAAAGTAGAAAATGTATGAATTATTGTAAGGCGGCGCCATTCTGTCATTACTACTTGACAAATTGCATTTAAAATGTTAATATAATGTCGAGGTGATATTTTATGACAGTGGATGAATACATGATTCTTCACAAATACATCTGTGGGAAATTCGGCGGATGTCGTGACTGCCCAATTAACGATTGGGTTCCGTGTGACATGGAGACGCCAGAAAAGGCAATGGTAAAATGTGCTCTAATCGCCTATGAAAAATATGGTAACGCCGGTATGCAGACGATGGGTGTTCTGTCGCGTTATTTGAAGGCGGTGATTGTTTGAATGATAAAGATTATGAACTGTTAAACAGTTTTATATGTTCGCGCTATGGTTCGTGCGATAATTGTCCGCTGAACAAATACGACGATTGTGATTTTGGGCCAACAAAACAGGAAATCGTGGAAATCGCAAGGGGATTATACGATTTGCCAAACAATGATGAAATGTTCGGACTTACACACAAGGACGAAGAAAAGGTGCGAAAAATCCTTGAAAATTATCGAAAGGTGGCGATTGTGTGACAGCAGAAGATATGAATGTTATACAAGCCATACTTTGCGATAGGGTTGATGAATGTAAGAATTGCCCACTTTTCAGAAGAAAAGGGAACGCTTGCTGGGGAAATTTTTCAGCAGAAGACGAGGATGATTTCCTTCGCATCGTCCCACTTGTTATCAAACTGACAAACAGCCCTGCCATTAAGAAGTATCTTGCCGGATTTCTGAAGGTAGGTGTGGTCTGATGTGCAAGTTCTGCGATTATGATTCCAACGACTGCACGATTTTTCAAGATGCTGTCGGCGACTGGTATCTTGACCATGAAACAGGCGAATGGGATATCTATGAAGACGAATTTGTCCACGATAGAATCTATATAAATTATTGTCCGTTCTGTGGGGAAAGGCTGAAGAAATGTGAAAAGTAGCAACTATACTGATATGACGGGATGGATAATGAAAGAACATGGCGTTCCTAATAGTAAACTAACGGTTTTAAGACGTGCAGAAAATAAAGGGCATCATATAATGTGGGAATGTGTATGTGAATGTGGCAATGATATTGTTGCTGATGGCTATAACATAAAACACAACAAACTTTCTTGCGGTTGCGATAATCCATACTCATTTATTGATATGACTGGCTGGGTGATGAAAGAACATGGTGTGCCAGAAAGCAAGCTTACCGTAATACGTTTGCATGAAAAGGGCAATTATAAACCAACAACATGGGAATGTTTATGTGAATGCGGTAATATTTGTATTAAGCCCGGTAATCGTATAAGATTTGGGAATGCTATTTCTTGCGGATGCATTAGTGCTGGAAATAAAAAACGGAAACATAAGACTGGAATTGTTGGGGAAGACTACAAAAAATTTTTAACAAGACACCTTAGAATAGTATGGTATGGCATGAAACAAAGATGTTACGATAAAGAACATGGTAGTTATAAAAATTATGGAGGACGTGGAATATCGGTATGCAAGAACTGGTTAAACGATTCTCAAAGTTTTATAGATTGGGCTTTTAATACAGGTTATGCGCCCGGCTTAACCTTAGATAGAATAGATTGCAATGGAAACTACGACCCAGATAATTGCAGGTGGGCTACGGCAAAAGAACAGGGCAACAATAGAAGAACAAATTATTGTATAGAAATTGATGGCGTTATACACACTCTTCAAGAATGGTCTGACATTTCAGGGGTAAATAGAAGTACAATAAAGACCAGAATGGGTCAAGGAATGTCTGCAAAAGATGCAATTTTTAATCCCATAAATAATGGAGGTATATCATGAAGTATATTTGTTCAAAAAGAATGAATATAAAAGCTATTTCTGGAGAAGTTAATTTTCGGGTTGGGACGGTGTTTAACTGTTCCAACGGGTTGATTACGCATAACGGGAAGGCTATTTGTTATGACCACAGTCAAAACGCATACGATTATCTATCTTGTGATGATGATGGATTTGGAATTCGCCGCGGACAGCTTGTGCGTGATATTATGGGGCGCTTAAAAAAACGTGACGACAAGTATCAGGAAAAATGGGATAGAATTTGGATGGATAAATCGCTTCAAAAATATAAAAGAATTGAATTTGCAGATTATTGGCTTTGGAATTATGATTTTTTTAATGCACCGATCGGCGAACTTGAATATATTCTTGCACGCGTGAAGGGCGAAGTAGAACCGCGAGACGGCGTTACAGAAGATTTTATGGACGAAGAAACGGTGGTTGAAGATGGCGACGACTGATTTCTATACAACTTTAGCGGATTTTGCGTGGATTACACCCAAAGATGTCATTACAACTTGGACTTTGCCAACGTGTGAAATCTATAGCGAAACAGACTGGTGGCGGTCTGCTATGAAGGTATGGTGTAGGTCTGTAAAGCCAAGAACCGCAAAGGTGGTGTAGCTATGTTCAAGCTTGGACAAATGGTCTGGTGTAAAGATAAGACAAATTGTGGCGGTGGTTATACAAGAACGACATATCATACGCCATGCGTTGTGTGCGATATACGGAAACAGAAAGACGGCAAAATCACCGTTGCGCCATTTGAAAACAGCGAATATTTTGAATATTGTTATACGGTAGATGCAGACTTGTTTGAACCGATTCCGTCAGGGGCGAAGGTGGTGTGATATGATTGTTTAACCATTTACACGTTCACACTATGCTATCCCTTCTTGATTCATGCACGTCGTATAAAGACTATGTTGACAAAGCAAAAGAATATGGACAGACGGCTATAGCGTTCACTGAACACGGAAATCTTTATAACCATCTGTCCAAAAAGCTTTATTGCGATAAAATGGGAATAAAGTTCATTTTTGGCGTCGAAGTGTATCTTACCAGACAACTTGAACCAAAAGTGCGTGACAATTATCACACGATTCTACTGGCAAAAAATCAAGAAGGAATGAAGGAAATCAATCTTCTTGTCGCCCTGTCTACTAAAGACGACCACGTTTATTACAAGCCAAGAATCACGTTTGATGAATTTCTGAATATTTCTGACAACGTGATTACCCTTTCTGCTTGCCTGCAATCTCCACTAAATCGTCTCGACGAAAATGATGAATACTATATTAAGTTGTTGAACCGATACGATTTTTTAGAGGTTCAGCCGCATGAAATGTCTGACGAACAGAAGGCATTTAACGAAAAGCTGGCGAAATTCTGTAAAGACTATAAGAAGAAATTGGTCGCAACAACAGACGTTCACAGCGTAAACGATTATAAAGCTAAGTGTCGTAAGGTTCTTTTGAAGGCAAAGGATTTCCATTTCAAAGGCGACGATACAAACGGACTTGAAGAAAAGTTTAATCTTACGTTCAAAACCGAAGAAGAAATGCGTGCCGAATTCAGGCGTCAAGGCGTTCTTACAGCAGAAGAAATTGAAGAAGCCATTCATAATACTGTTGTAATTGCGGATATGTGTGAAGATTTAGTTGTTGACAAATCTTTTAAGTATCCTAAAATTTCCGATAATGATGAAGAACTCTTCAAAAAGGCGATTAACGAAGGTTATTTGAAAAAGAAAAAAGCAGGATATATTTCTGGTGGCAAAAAATATCTTGATCAGATTCAAGAAGAATTTCGTGTTTTCAAAAAGTTAAACATGATGACGTTTATGTTATCAATGTCTCGTATTGTCAACTGGTGTAAGGATAATGGTATTCCTATGGGGCCATCTCGTGGTTCCGTCGCTGGAAGTTTGGTCGCGTATCTGTTAAATATTACAGAAGTTGATCCCATTCGTTGGAACACAATCTTTTCACGATTCGCAAATGAAAATCGACTCGAGTTGGGAGATATTGATGTTGACGCACCCACGGATAGTCGTGACAGAATTTATCAACACATCTTTGAAGAATTTGGACAAGACAAATGTGCTTATGTACTTGCGCTTGGAACAATTTCTGAAAAGGCGACAATAGACGAAATTGGTCGTGCTTTCGATATTCCGCTTGACGAAGTATCTGAAATAAAGCGCCAATATGATATTGACCCTGAAAAAACAAAAGAAAAATATCCTAAAATATTCTATTATTTTGATGGTCTTGTTGGAACAACAGTATCGCAATCCATTCATCCTGCGGGTGTGGTAATTTCGCCTATTACGCTTCCTGATAATTATGGCGTTTTCTACAAGGACGGTATGCAAATTATCAACCTTGATATGGAAGATGTCCACGACAGTGGGTTGGTGAAATACGATATTCTTGCCTTGCGCAATGTGGATATTATTCGTGATACGTGCAGTCAAATTGGGATTCCATACCCGACAGTTGACACAATGGATTTTGAAGACAAAGCTGTGTGGGAAGATATGACTTCATCGCGCGTTGGCATTTTTGAATTTGAAAAACCATACGCAATGGATTTGTTGAAGAAGTACAACCCGTCCAAAATTTCTGATGTATCTATGATAAATGCAGCGCTTCGTCCTTCTGGTGCATCATATCGTGACAGATTGGTAAATCATGAAATTAACAAGAACCCGTCAAAAGAGATTGATGATTTATTAGCTGATACGTCTGGATTTCTTCTCTACCAAGAGCAAATTATTGCGTTCCTACAGCATCTATGTGGATATTCTGGTTCAGAAGCTGACACTTGCCGTCGTATGATTGCAAGAAAACATCCCGAAGAGCTTGAAGCTGAATTACCGAAAATTCTTGATGGTTACTGTAATCATTCAACGAAACCGCGCGAAGAAGCGGAAAAAGAAGCGCAAACATTTGTTCAGATTGTAAGCGATGCTTCGTCTTATATGTTTGGTAAAAATCATAGCGATGGCTATAGCATCGTCGCATATTATTGTGCATATTATCGCTATCATTATCCCGGACAGTTTATCACAGCATACTTAAATACAGCAAACGGGCAGGAAGATATTCAAGATGGGACAGAACTTGCACGTCAGAAAAAAATCAGAATTACTGCGCCAAAATTCAGGAAGTCTATAGATAAGTATATCTACGATGCTGAAACAAACGAAATTCATAAGGGTATCAGTTCTATTAAGCACATTTCTGCCGATTGTGCCGACCAACTTTATTCCATCCGTTTCATGGATTTTCCCACGTTCATTGACCTTCTTGTTTATCTACGCGAGAATACCACGGTTGACGCGCGCCAAATCAAGGTGCTGACCACCATTGGCTTCTTTAGCGAATTTGGCAAAAACAAGAAGCTGTTGGCTATTGTAGACAAATTCTTTGAACGCTACAAGAAAACGTATGTCGCCAAAACCAAGGTTGCGCGCATCGCTGAACTGAAAGCGTTCGAATCTTCCTTGCCAGACGAATATCTACCGCTGGTGCAACGCATCGCAAGCGACCGCGAACTGCTTGGTTATGTGTCATTTACACAGCCAGAATTGCCTAAAAACTTCTGCTTCACATTGGCGATAGACGCCAAGTATACGCCACGCGCTACTCTTTATTGTATCGCAACTGGAAAATCTATAGAGTGCAAAATAGACAAAAAAATCTATGGCAAACGCAAATTCAAAGCGGATGATGTGTTGTATTGCAAGAAATTCCAGAAGCGCCCGAACTGGCGGAAAACTGAAAACGGTTTTGAACAAACCGGAACGTATTGCGATTGTCTTGTAGACTACGATGTGGTCACTTCAAAGTTTGCTTGACAAATGTTAAGGCGCATGATATAATACCATTAAAGGTGGTGAAGTGTCATGCGTCTTGATAATGTTGGTGGCGCAGATGTTTGTAGTTTCATTTGTGGCGGTTCAGCGTGTAATCGAAATTGTTGCATGAATCAAGTTTTGGGTCACTGTTATTCTATAGCGCCTGCTTGGAATGAATTTCCAGAAAGGCGTGCGGAACTTTTGCGCGTCATGAAGTGGCGTATTGACCATGGCGAACGCACGCTGGCGCAAGCAAATGAAATTGGTGTTTATTTTGGTGCAAAGGTGGTGTAACTGTGACTTACGGAGAAATCAATATAGGCGACATTTTAATTGCCGACAGCGAAGACAGAACGTTCCGATATAAGGTTACGCACAAGAACGACCGGGCGCGCATGGTTACAGTACAAACCATCGAAGAATACGACCGAAATCTGCAACGCCACGTCCCATATATCGGCGGTGCGTATTCTGTATTTGCGGAAGACTTCTGTGGGAAGATTCAAAAGAAGGCGGTGGTATTATGACGATAGACGATTACAGATTGGAAGATATTCTATTTTCTACAGAAAATTCAAACTATGCCTTCATGGTTATTGCTATCGACTACGAACACAATCGTGTTAGATTATGTCCAAGCTATCGCCGAAATGGTAATAACATCGCCGACGCAAATGACGGCATGCCATATTGGCGCGATGCGACCGCAAGTAATTTATACCTATTTAAGCGCGTAAGAAAGGTGGCGAAAATCGTATGAATTATTTGGATAAATATAAAATAACAAACAAAAATTCAAAATTCTATGGTCGCTACGCTTGGATGATTGATTTGCCTGACGAAAATAACCGCGCTCGCTTTATAGTCGATAGCAACGTCAAGCTTCGCATGAAAATGTCGTCCGTTCAGTTTGTTTCACCGCGCTTTTCGGACGGTTATCGGTTTCGTGATATGGCGCTTGGTGTAGAATATGTTATCACGCGAATCAACTGGTCGCATGACAGATATCGGGCAAAATATAAGGGCGCGCTTTGGGAAGTGGCATTTTATCCGTGGAACGTACCAGAACAAAGGGCGAAGGTGGTATAACTATGTGGACATATTATGGCACCAAGAAGAAAATTGCGAAATATTATCCATCGCCAATCCATGATAAAATCATAGAACCCTTTGCTGGCGCCGCACAATATTCACTTTTTGGCGAAAACTGGCAAAAGGAAGTCGTTCTTTACGACAAATATGATGTGATTGTAAAGATTTGGGAATATCTTATCGCCGCGAATCCACATGATATATTGTCACTTCCCGACATGAATGTTGGCGATAAGGTGGACGACCACACCGAACTTTGCGATGCGGAAAAATATCTTATCGGCTTTTGCATCAATAGCGGAAGCGCCAGTCCGAAAAAAACTGTGGCAAAATTCAACTGCTGGAATAGACAAAAGAAAGTTATCGCCGACAATATCTATAAGGTTAAGCATTGGAAAGTTCATCAATGCGACGGATATGAAGATATTCTGAACGAAACTGCGACTTGGTTTATTGACCCGCCCTATCAGTTTGGTGGACAATATTACCGCCATTCCAACAAGAACATCGACTATCCTGCGCTTTCTGACTGGTGTCTTTCGCGCAACGGACAGCTTATTGTATGTGAAAATACGAAGGCTGATTGGCTTGATTTCAAGCCGCTTGTTGACTTAAAAGGTCAACTTCACAAGACAACCGAAGCAATTTTCTATAAGGAAGTGAATCCATGAAATATTATATTTCAAACGGCATCAAAATTATCGAATGTCACCCCGACGAAGTATCAATCGTCATGGTTGACAAAGCCAAGAAGAACATCGCAGATTCCACCTATGTGAATCTTGGTTTCTTCGCGGCTGGAACACAGAACGGTCAGAAGTACACCTATCCTGTTGGTGCCACCGTCTGTGATGTTGCTACTATTGGCGCAAAGACGCGCGAAATCTGCGGGCAGAACGGCAAGTTCACCGATGGAAAATATACCTGCGATTTCTATGACCTGTGGGGCGAACAATATAATAGGTTCTATCACAAGGCTGTTGATGTTTTTGCCATCGCCAACGGTAAACCCATCATCGAACGCATCGACCATCTGAAGCCAGAATATAGCTACTGCGCGGCTGGAATTGCTGTTATGAAGAACGGCGTTGCATCTGACTACCAGAAAGACGTGATTGGTTGTGGCTGGCAAGGCGGCGAAGTCTATAGCACCTATCACATTTTTGTGGGCTTGAAGCGCGGTTCTGACACAATCTACGTTATGGGCTTCCATACCAGTACCGGCAACATGATTACGTCCAAGGAAGCCTTCAAGAAATTCCACACCCTTGGTTTCACAGACGTGTTGAAATTTGACGGTGGCGGAAGCGAAATCATGCGCGTAGACGGCGCGATTAAACACGCCACGCTGGAAAATCGCAGGATTTCTACGGCGCTGGTGATTAAGCCCAAGGTAGACGGAAAGAACCCTTATCCCGTTCCGAAGCGCACCCTTGTTCGCGGCTGTACTGGCGACGATGTACGCTGGCTACAGTGGCAGTTGGTTTATTGCGGTTTTGACCCCAAGGGCATTGACGGTAGTTTTGGCGGTGGTTGTCTTGAAGCCGTTAAGGCGTATCAAAAGTCGCGTGGTCTCGCAGTCGATGGTTCTGTTGGCCCTGCAACAAGGGCGAGTTTAATTGCGGAGGTGTAATTATGACAAGGGTTGAAAAAATTTTTAATCGTCTTACATGGATTTGCATTGTTGCCGCCATTGTAAGCGGAATCTATGGCGCCACGCATGGCGAACAGCCGACGTGGCTTACAGTATTCCTGCTTGACGCTTTCGGCGTTATTGCCTACGGTGCTTACACATGGGCGCGCTATCTTTTAGAAAAGGATGATAGGGATGGAATGTAATCCCGCCTGCATCTATTTTCCCACAACCGAAACCGTAGTTTCAGAAGAAATCGTTGACGGTGTGAAGCATCGCAAGGTGATTCGCCGCTGTGCATTTGATTCCTATGTTATCAGAACATGGGATAATTGCCACAGACCCGAAGGCGCACTTCTGAAATGACTTGACAGAAGCCTGTTTTTGTGCTATACTATCAGTATAACATGAAATCAAAGATATCCGCTATGCTTTAGCATAGTCGGCAAAAGAAAGAGAACTATATCGGAAAGGAAGTGATTGTAGATATGTTGATTGCCTACAAATATAGAATGTATCCAAATGAAGAACAGAAAACTTATTTTTCAAAATGCTTCGGTTGCGTCAGATTTATCTACAATCGTATGCTTGCTGATAAAATCGAGTTTTACAATAAGACAAAACAAAACCTGAAAAATACGCCAGCCCAATATAAAGACGAATTTCCATGGCTTCGAGAAGTCGATGCGCAAGCGTTGTCAAATGCTCAGATGAATTTACGGACAGCGTACAACAACTTCTTCAAGCGACCAGAAGTTGGGTTCCCAAAATTCAAAAGTAAGAAAACGCGATATGATTCTTATACTACAAATCAAGCCAATATCCGCGTGACAGAACGACACATTAACCTTCCGAAAATTGGACTTGTCAGGATTAAGAAACACAGGAATTTTTTTGGAACAATCAAACACGCTACCATTACAAGAACGCCATCGGGAAAATATTATGTTTCGGTTCTTGTTGAACAAGAAGATATTCCAAAGAAAATTCCATGTGATTCTGAACTTGGAATAGATTTGGGAATCAAGGGGTTCGCAACCACTTCTGATGGCAAAGTGATTGAAAATCCGAAATACTTGAAAAAATCAGAAAAGAAACTGCGGAAGTTGCAGAAAGACTTGTCTCGTTGTAAAAAAGGAAGTAAAAATCGAGATAAATGTAGAATTAAAGTTGCACGTTGTCACGAGAAAATAACGAATCAACGCAAGGACTTTCTAAACAAACTTTCAAAAAGACTGATTGATGAAAACCAAGTCATATGTCTGGAAACATTGAAAGTTAAGAATATGATGAAAAATCATAAACTCGCTAAGTCTATTGCTGATGTATCATGGTCAGAATTTGTACGACAACTGGAATACAAAGCAAACTGGTACGGAAGAGAAATTGTGAAAATTGATTCGTGGTATCCAAGTTCGCAGTTGTGTAGTAAATGCGGATACAAAAATACAGAAATAAAGGATTTGTCTGTTAGAGAATGGGTGTGTCCGCAATGTGGAACTGTTCACGATAGAGACATTAACGCTGCAATAAATATTCTTAATGAAGGATTGAGAATAAGAACCGTAGGAACTACGGGGATAGCCTAAGTAAACTTGTCTCGTTAGAGATATTGATTAGGAAGCACCGGTGCTTTATCATCGTGTGTAGTTCACCATGAGACAGGCTTCTTTTTAGCCGATTTTAGGGGTACGTTATGGAATGGGTGAACATTGACGGTTATAAATACGTCTATCAAATCAACACTGAAGGTCAAGTGCGTTGGCTTGATGCATACGGCATCGCGCATATCGTGCGTCCATATACTGCTGGACAGAAGCGCACACGAATTACAATGACACGCGCAGATGGCGTGAAAATTTCTGTGGCTGTTGTGAATTTGATGGCAGACGCTTTCATGGGTGGACGTCTGGAAGGATACAATATTATCCATAAGAACGGTTGTAAATACGACAACCGACTGTCGAATCTACAGTTTGCCACCAAAGAAGAAACCGCGCAAATGTCTGCCAGCAACAGGCGTAAGCCCGTGCTTAAAATGTTGTATGACCGCACGATTGTTGACATTTATCCGTCAGCGACCAAAGCGGCAAAGGCAAACTATATCAGCCTAACAGTTATGTGTGGGCTATGCAAAGGAAATTTTGAAGATTCTTGCCGTGTTGACGGCTTCTATTACCAATATGAAAATCTTGAAAGGGGCGAACATCGTGGATAATATTTGGAACGTTGTTTATAAGCTTCGTCGCGCACATTTCAACAAGAAATTATGTCGTGAAGCTGCTGACGTAATCGAAAATCTGGCGCGTGAACGCGACTATCACATGGAATTGCACAAGGACGCAAGAGCAGAATGTGAAGCGATACTTGCCGACATTGTGCGGTTGCAGAACGAATTGGCAGATGCTACGAAATATATAAAAGACCATTTTTAAGGCGGTGCGGCATGGCAATTTTCTATATTTCTGACACGCATTTTGGGCACAAGAACGTTCTGAAATATGACAATCGCCCATATTTCACCGTAACCGAAATGGACGCCGACCTTATCAAGCGCTGGAATGATGCTGTGAAGCCGACCGATACTGTTTACCATCTTGGTGATTTTTCATGGTATAAGCCAGCGGAAGAAAGCGCGATTCTTCAACAGTTGAATGGCGAAAAGATTCTGATTCGCGGCAATCACGATTATAAGCCGACTGCCGAATGGAAAGATATTTTACCGTTTGCTGAAATTGTTGATAACGGTCGCCACGTCATTCTGTCGCATTTTCCCCTCGCGTCTTATAAAAACATGACGCACGGATATTGTCATCTGTATGGACACGTCCACAATTCATTTGAAGATGGATTGTTTGACGCATATCGCCGTGCTTGGGAAAAGCATTATGAAAAGCAGATGCGGTCTTTTAACGTGGGTTGCATGAATCCGTTGATGGATTATATGCCGCGAACGCTGGACGAAATCTGCGACTTCTGCGGATGGACTTGACAATAACTTTAATTTGTGCTAATATAATAGCATAAGGATGGTGGACAAAAATGAACGACTTTGACAAGGCTCTTGATTTTATTCGGAATCACTACTTTTCAATCCTTGTGTTCAACAAGGGTACAAAAGAACTATATGAACGTATCTGTAAAAGGTATGATGCCGTGCGTGTTGAATACGACGATGCTGTCGGGCTTAGGTTTGGTCTCTATAGGTACGCTGGATATTCAATTTATCCTGCACGATGCTATGAAATTTCCGACGGCAGAGGATATTACGACGGTCAGTGGTATTCCGTTCTGTCGTTCGATAGGCGTCCGACGGCAAAGGTGGTGTAACTATGTTCAAAGTCGGTCAAGTTGTTTGGTGTAAGAAAAGGTATCAATACAGCGTTACAAATTATCACGTCAAATGCAGGGTGGTTAAAACGTCTGCAACCTGCGCCATTCGCGTTCGTGTTATGGAAGGTCATTATTCTGGCAACGAATATCCCGTAGACGGAAGCTATTTTGAATTGGTGCAAAAGAAGGCGGTGGTTGTATGAAATTCTCGGATTTTCGCAAGGGCGACCTTGTGTTTTCTGATGGGAACAAGGGGCGCGTCTGGACTGTTGTAGAAACATCCGCCGTCGGCGTAAGGCTGCTTTGCACACATTTCCGCGAAGGTGATAAGGTCGGTGAAAAGCTGGGTAAATTCAGCACCTGCGAACCGACTTGGTTCACAGGAAATCCAAAGATTCTTCATGTCGTTTCGCGTTCTGCAAGGGTAATATAATATGGCAAGACTGAAAGCTGAAAAACTGATTCCCGCCTGTCCTATCTGTGGCAACAATATGCAGGTGGAATATAGCGCCAACATGAACCAGATTGCTGGAACTGCCGATTGGCATTTGGATTTTGCACCACGCATTAAAATGTGCGCAGACTGTAACAAATCGCTGGTGGAAACTGTGAACAAGTGGTTCAAAAAGCAGGATAAAACCGGATTTTATCGTAAGAAGTGGGTGAAAACATGAACTTTAACATTGGCGATGTCGTCTGGTGCATCGACCCAACCAATAACGGCGGACGTTATCCAATCACCCACTATCATCGTCCTTGCGAAGTTGTGCAAGTCAGAAAAGAAGAAATTCGCGTCAAAGTTCTTGGCGAATGTGATTACGGCGTCAAGAATCTTGAATTTTGGGTTGACAGAAAGCTGTTTCAGCGTGTAGAATCGAAGGCGAAGGTGATTTGATGAATCTTCGTGAAGAAATCGGCGGCGTCAGGCTGAACTGGCAAAAACTTGACGGCATCAATGATATAAAAACGATTCCGTTTATAAATTTTTCCGAAGTCGTTGTGCTTGTCGAATCAGACAATGATGCCGTGTCTTTTCTTAGAAAAATCGACAAAATATACTGGCATGGCAACTACCTGTGGTTTAATCAAGATGGTGAATATGCTGGATGGGATAGTGACCTTGACTGGTATCCATCCGAAGATGAAAAATGGGAAACGATTGGAACGTTCTATATTCCCGAAAGAAAGGCGGCGAAAGTTTTATGAAATACTACTGTAACGTTTATCCGCGCGATGGTCGCGACCTTACCTATGTTCACGAAATGGTTAATGGCAAGGTCGTAACCGACCTTGAAAACATCAACGTTGGCGAACGTGGTTATATCCGTCCTGCTAATGGTGGCGGCGTTCACACGTCCACAATTCAGGAAGTGGATTATCTGTGCGATGGCGATATTCGCATTGTAACGCGCAACAGTATCTATGAACTCACAAGGATGGGTGACGACGATGCGCCTTGAGTGGCTTGATAGGAAGGGCGACCGCACGTTCGTAGGTAATGCTGATAACGTAGACCAAGCGTTGGACATGATTGGCGACTGGTGTAAAGAACACGATTTTCAGTCGTTCTATGTGCGGTGGTGCGAATTTTCAGACCATTATTGGTTCGATTACGGATCGCACACCTGCTTCTTTGAACTTGCAAAAGGTCTTGACAAAGCGCAAGTTGTGTGATATTATAATGTCATAGCACAAATCGGCGTGTGTTTGGTGGAATAGCTGGTGACACCTAAAATAACCCAGCGACCAGCCTGAAAGGGCATTGACACTGGCGCGTTCCAAGGGGCGCGTTAAGCCAAAACCGGTATTTTGTGGCAACAAACAAGGGTTTCCTCCGGTATATAAGGTGGTGCGAAATCATCCCATCTAAAATTACTATACTGATGGGCATTGTTGCGAACGGCAATAGCGGATACGGATGTTTGATGGGGCGTCAAGCCGTATAGCGATTAAACCCCTGCCGATTCTATTTTTTAGGTGGTCAATATGGCTAAGAAATTTTTTGCATCATTCGAATCAGTTCCAAACGATTTCGCCGCAGCTAAACTGCGCCTTGGCGAATTTGGTGTGATTCGCGCCAATGGTAATCGCTACAACGTCCTGCCCGTTAAGGACAAGACGCCGCTGGATGTTGGCGACAGCGTGTTTACCCGCGCTGGTGGCAATTATGGCATCTACGATATTATTGCGATTGACGACCGCTGGTTTTCTGTTGGCAAAGGCGACAAGAAAAAGGGTCGCGTTGTGCGTGCTGATATCTATGGGAAGGTGGTCTAATGAGAAACTATCCAGCTAAGGTTGGCGACCTGCTAAAATATGGTTCGACCATATATCGCGTTGTTGGCGTGAATGAATATGGGCGTGTCGATGTGCGACGTGCGTATGTGTTTTCAGGCAAAAATCCTGTTAAAAGCGATGGTGAACTTATACCAGATATTACTGTAACTGCTTTTGACCGTCGGTTTTTCATTTCTGCGAAGGTGATATAATGACAAGGGGATATAAACCTAAAGTCGGACATTTCTTGTGGTATTGTGGTCACATATACCGCATCTTAAAGGTACATGACGACAACAACCATGTTGACGTTCTGCATCATAGTTATAAGACTGTCGCTGGAAATTTCGTAAAGGTAAGCGATGATGTTCCACTGACATATATAACAGCAGATTCTTTTGAAAAGCGATTTATTCCGTCAGCAAGGGTGGTTTGACTATGAAATTCAGGGTTGGTCAGCTTGTTTGGTGCAATACCACCGGACAGTATGTTCAGACGGATTATCACGTCAAGTGTATTGTAACGAACGTTTTAAGAAACGACTACATTACCGTGCGTATTACCGAAGGAAGATACGCTGGAAACGAATGGGATGTCGAAACCATTTTCTTTGAACTGGTGCAAAACCGCGCAAAAATTATCTAAGCAATAAGGAGTACAACATGAAAGACATCAAGAAGCTTTTCCTTTGGATGTGCGTCTGCTGGACGTTTATTTCTACTGTCATGCCACTTTTGGCACCAGTAGAAGAAGAACCTGTTAAAGTGCTGGTGCGAACAGAATTGTTTCACCACACTGATTATGTAGAAGTCTACGTCGAACCGACGCCATATTTCTTTGTGACGTCAACCGAACGCGAAATGCTGGCACGTCTATTATGGACGGAAGCGCGTGGTGAATCCATGGAATGTCAGCGCGCCGTTGTAAGCGTAGTGTTTAATCGCGTGAAGTCCGACGATTTCCCCAACAGCATCGAAGAAGTTGTCAAGCAGAATAGTGGTGGCGTTCCACAGTTTGATTTAGGCAATAAACTTGGAAATGTGACACCGAATGAAATGCAATACGAGGCGGTGGATTATGTCATTTGTAATGGATGCACAGTGCCTGATTGGGTGTGCTATTTCCGCAGTCGCCATCATTTTAATTGGCGAGGGTACACACCTTATGCGCAAATTGATAGGACATATTTCGGCGGTTACGAATGGGCTTGACAAAATATAAACAGCGTGCTATTATATATAATACAGCGGCAAACCCGCTTATTGAGGAGGACGAAAAATGAAAAAGGACTGTTTCGGCTGTAACGGCATGGGCGGATGTTCCGTTCTTTCTGGCGATCCAACTTGTGATGTGTGCCATTTCTATGCGACACGCGAACAGGTTGATGCGGCAAGGGCGGATGCAGACGCAAGGCTTGACGCCAAGGGTCTACGCAGAACGATTGTGGTGCGCAACGATGTGCAAATCATGACCGTTGTTCCGATTAAGAAGGAGGTGCTGGCATGATTTCGTATCGCGGAACTGAACCCGATATCAAGATGTCACAGGCGGTGTACAATGAACTGCGCAAATATGCAGTTGCCAGTTCGACGAGGATGATGGCTATTTTCCTGAAGATTGACAAGGACGGTAGCACATATCGCGTTAAGGAAATCTATATTCCCGAACAGAACTGTAACACGGCGCATTGCATTATTGCAGATGCGGAACTTCGTAAGCTGGGTGCAGAATATATCGGTCTTTGTCGCACTGGTCATGGCACAAAGCTTGACTTTTCAAAAGACGATGTTGAACTGTTTGACAAGTCTTTCCTTGGCGTGGAAGATTACGTCTGTATGAATTTCACGCTGGGTGGCAATATGTCGGCAGACATTGTTGTTGGCGACCTGACCTTTGAAGATGTTCGCATCATGGTGATGCCGGAGTTCAAGAAGGAAGAACTGGATGCTGCGCGGGATTATGTCGATGATCGTGTCAAGGATTGGACGTATAAGGATGGCTATACTGCCCGTGAACGCGGTAATTATGTCCCGACGCCGCTATTGACCGAACGCATCGGTTGGCGGGACGTTGTTTGAAGGAAGGTTGTGAAATGGATTGGCGTTTAAGGGTGAAAAGATTGTCCATTCGCCACGAATGTGCGAATATTTGTTGGCGCATGGCGGAAAGCTGTTAAAAACAAAGCGCGACCTGAAAGATGTAACAAGAAAAATCTACATATTCGACGAAAAATCCATCAATGGGATTATCGGCGGGTATAAGAAAGAAGGAGTACGATGAACAAGGAAGGTTTTAAGAAACTTTGTCTGCCGGTCAAAGAAGATTTGCTTGCGTGGCTTTATCAGCAGTTAAGCGAATATTATGGGCTGGCGAACACGGTCAACGGTGGCGACTATCTGTTTTTCAGCGGCAACTGCCCGACAATGCTTTGTGCGCATCTTGATACGGTGCATAAGCGTCAGCCGACCAAGATTGTCGATGATGGTAACAAGGTAAGTTCGCCCATGGGAATTGGCGGTGACGACCGCTGTGGCGTCTATTCCGTTCTTGCTGTGTTGAAGGCAACGGAAGAAAGCGGCAAGCGTCCGTATCTGTTTTTCAGCACGGATGAAGAAGTCGGCGGCGCGTCTACGAAGCGTGCGGCGCAGGATATCAAGGGTCGTGTAGCTGGCGTCGGCTACATGATTCAGATTGACCGTCGTGGCAAGCAGGATTCGGTCTATTATAAGTGCGACAACAAGCAGTTCAAGAAGTTCATTGACGAACACGGCTTTGTCGAAGCAAGCGGTTCGTTTACGGACATCTGCAATTTGTCACCCGTGTTTGACCTTGCAAGTGTCAATCTGTCGTGCGGCTATTATAGCGAACATCATCCCGAAGAGTATGTTATCTATACAGAATTGCAGGATACAATCGACAAGGTGGTGCAGATTATCGCCGACACCAAGGACGACATTATCTATCCGTATTGTGAAGCGAAGCCGAAGCCAACGCAGAATTACTATGGCAATAAAGGGTCGCACTTTTGGTCGAAATACTATACGAAGGGTGACGAAGTTTTCACGAAGTACGGTTCCAGCGCCGTCTACAAGAAGCCGAATTACAGCAACCCAATTTCTGGCGTATATCTGCCCGCTTATCATTCGTTCATTGTGCTGGACGTCAAGGATGATTTTATCCAGATTGAATACAATGGCGAAAAAGTGTGGTCTACGTCTTGGAATTTTCAGCCTGACTACGACAGCCTGTATTGACAAAAACCAAAACGTGTGATATTATAATGGCAACGGTTGAAACGTAGGCTTAGAAGCAGCCATCGTCTAAGGAGTTTATCGCGGGGCGAGTCTTGACGGTCTTTGTGCCGTGGGAAGTATCTGCTATTGCAATCATATAGAATGATATTTCTTGACCGCCTATGATTGCCGTGGATAATTTGGCGTAGTAGCACATCAACCGCATGGTGGAATGGCGGGTGACACCTAAAATAACCTCGCCACCATATCCCACAAGTTCCGCAATCGGGGCAGAGTGTAAAATGCGAAAGCACACTTGGAAGGAAAGCCGTGGGATTAACAGCGCCCATTGAAATCCGTGCGAATATTATTAACATGGTAGAATCGCCTATCTGCAACGCCGCCACAACAACGTGGATGGCTATGCGTTAGGGCTACCGGCTAAACCGTCATTTCAAGACGGTAAGGATTAGCTGTTGCGAACCGCGAAAGTGGGATAGCGGGAAGCACTTGACAAAATGTAAAGTGTGTGTTATTATAATAACATAAAGCAAATGGCCCCGTGGTCAAGTGGTCTAAGACTCCGCCCTTTCAAGGCGGCAACGGCAGTCCGAATCTGCTCGGGGCTACCAGATTGTGAAATTCAAGCGGCGAAAGCCAAGCCACCGTTACAGCCGGTATTGACAAAATCCAAAATGTGTGCTATATTATTATCATGGTGTGAACAGGTTGGTCGCCTGTGAACATAAATTCAAAATTTTGAAAGTAAGAAAGGAAAAAGACTATGATTCGTAATTTCAGAGACATCGACGCCGGTAGCATCATCATCTCCAAGAAGGGCAAGCAGTACATCGTTTTGACCGACGGTGAAAACAACAAGGGCCTGTTCGACAAGAACGGCGTTTGGAGCCGCGTCAACTACGACACGCTGACCTTCGGCAAGAACGACAGCGGCGAAGTCAAGGAAGTCAAGCAGTTCCGCACTCTTCCTGCCCTTGATCGCATCAGTGAGGCGGTGAAGTACCAGTACACCAGCCGCACCGCCTGTGCGCCGCTGACTACGGTTTACACCGCCGAGCCCGCCGAGGTCACTGCCGCCCGCAAGGCGCTTGCTGACGCTCAGGCTGCCGCTGACCGTGCCCGTGCCGTCATGGCTGCCTACGGTTTCTAAGCCGTAGAAATTCCCCAGCGGGAAGTGGCGTAAGCCACTTCCCTATATATGGCGCACTCGTCTAAAGTTAGGATGCCGCCTTCTCACGGCGGAGATAGAAGTTGCAATTCCTTCTGTGCGTCACCAAGGCGTAGAAATACGCCTTTTTCTATGGGTGTTGACAAAAACAAAATATAGTGCTATTATAATAGCATAGGCAAGCAAAACATAAAACATTAAAACGGAGGTCTATGAAAATGGCAGAGATTGTCAAAAAGGTTGAGTGTAAGGAAGATGCGTGGTCGAACGTTCCGCCGCATCTTCGCGGCATTCAGGATGGCGACGTTCTGGTTATCAATCGCTTTGAAAGTGGCAAGCGGTATCCCGAGGAACTTCTTTGGTGCAAGGGTCTGTTTCTTCTTGCTGATGATTATATGCGTTGGCAGTTTGACAGTCCCGATGGCATCGCGCTGACTATCAATGACGAAATTCCCGCCGAGCGTCAGGCGCTTGTTCGTGAAAACGGTTTCGATGGTGATTTCAAGGTTGGCTTTGATGCCGTGGTTTTCCCTGAAAACCTCTCGTTCCGTGACAAGGAACCCGAAGTCGAAGCTGAAAAGCCCGCCATGAAAAACTATAGCATCCATCATGACGTGCAGGATGAAGATATCATCAAGGAAATGATGGGCAAGGTCGATAAAGAAAGGTTTCGCAAACTTTGCCAAGTCGCTGTCGGCAATGGCAAAAAGACTTCTAACGAAGCCATCGACATTCTTCTGCGCAAGTGGGCAGAAGCGAAGTACGATTACTACGTCGCTTTCGGGCATCAGTTGATTATCCGCACGCCCATCGAATATACCATGGATGCGAACGAAATGCGTCCGATGGTCTATGACCTGTATAAGACATGGCCTCAGTATGCCGCGTCTATCGACAAGGTTGTTGAATCTGGCGGTCGTGATGGCATCGACTACTTCACGAAGAACGAAATGCCGAAGTGTGATTTCTTCAAGACCTATGCCCCCGACGTTTATAAGAAGGGCATGAAGATTTCCAAGTTCTTCAGCCAGCTTTTCAAGAACGAAAAGTTCGACATCGACTTCAGCAAGGTCATGCAGAATCGCATGATTAAGGGCTTCGTCTGCATCAGCATTGACCCGTATGACTTCATGACTTCGGGTACGAATATGCACGGCTGGTCTACCTGCCAGAAGCTGTACGGTTCTATGAACTATGGTACAGTCCAGTGGATTTGGGACCCGAACGCGCTGATTGCGTATCGCGACAACGGCAAGACATATCTGTATGACCGCATCGTGGCGAAGCAGGACGGCGAACGCGACGAATATACGTTCGGTAAGAACCAGTTCGAGGGCAATTCCAAGTCTTGGCGTCAGATTATCAACGGCGACCGCATGAACTGCACGTTCCTGTTTGGTCGTGAATATCCCCAGCACAAGGACATCGAAGTTGTGTCTGAAAAGGCGCGTGAACTGCTGGAAAACACCATCGGTTCCTATATCGGCGTGACCGATTGGGATAACTATGGCGATTTGAAGCGGATTCACAGCGAAAAGTATTTCGGTAACAAGCCCGTGTACGCTGACGTGACGAACCATCACTACAGCGACATCCACGAGTGGGAATCCTTGAAGCGTTCTTATCCCGAAATTAAGAAGGCTTTGGTTTCCCCGCACAACACGGATATGTCCAAGGTGCAGGTGACTGCCGGCGGCAAGCTGTACTGCCTTTGCTGTGGCAAGGAAATCAAGAACAACGCCGTGTTCGATAATTGTCAGTGACCTCCGTTTGAAGATTGGGGTGGGTGTAGTCACCCACCCTTTTCTTCTTGACAAAATAACTTTTTAGCGCTATAATATAAGTACAATAAGGTAAAAGGAGTACATGGCAATGGCTGTTTCTTCGGAAATTAAAAAGGAAATGCTGGCGGCGGTCGATAAGAAAGCGTTCATGGAAGCCGTCAGAATCACTGCTGAAATTGACGTGAAAACAATTTCGCGCAAGCAGGTGAATGAATATCTGCGTCAATGGGTTGATGCAAAGGCGTGGATGTTTGAACTGTTCGGGCATAAGACGCGCTTGATTCGAGAAGTCGAAATTCCCGCAGACAACGAAACGATGCGGTCTAATATTGAAGAACTTTGCCGCAAGTATCCGCAGTATGCGGCGACCATTAGCGAACTGCGAACGGAAGATTTCTGCGAAGGCGTTATTAACAGAACAACAAGCAAGACGCTGACGTGGCTGTTTCCCCGCGTCTATCGCAAGGGCGCAAAGACGTCTAAGGTTCTGTCAAAGATTCTAAACGACTACGACTTCGATGTGGAACTGTCAAAGGTTTTGCAGAACAATATGGTCAAGGGTCGCGCAATCGTCAGTATTGACCCTGTGGATATGGTCATGCTGTCCACTAACACGCACAAGTGGGGCAGTTGTATGTCCATTCTGTATGACCGCAACGACCGCACACAGAATCGTGGTGGCTTTAATAAGGTCGGCGGATTTTCTTTGATGCGCGATGATTGTACTACCGTCGCATATCTTGACCACAATAAGACAGCCGTGTTTGCGAACGATTTCGGTTCATTTGAATGGACGGATATGATTTTCCGTCAGTTGCTGACCATTGACAAGAACGACCTGACCAACGTGGTCTATGGTCATTATAACGGTACGCCCAGCGATGCAATTCGTGACGTTTGGGGCGAAATGCTTCGCGAAGTTATGGGTGGCGAAAATTGGACGATGAATGATACGGGCTATTATGGATTCCATAAGCAATGTGCAGGGTTCTATTATGACACCATGAATACACATTGGTACGGTTCGTCTAAGCCTAAAGACCGTACAATCGGTGTAAAACAGCTTTTCTGTGTCTGCTGTGGAAAGAAATTTGAACGTCTACATCAATATAAGAACTGGTTATCCTGTTCGGATGGTTGCAAGACCAAGGAGGACAAAAAATGAAAAATGTGATTCTTTTTTCTACGCATTGCGCCGACAAGCGCCTGAACAATCGCGTGAACGACTGGCTGAATAAGCACGGCAAGAATCGTCGCATTGCTGTTATCCCGTCCTATTGGCAGGCGACCACCCGCGAGTATCCGCCCTACTTCGCCGCCAAGATGGGCTTTGAAGAATACATCATTTGCCCTGTTGGCGAAAACTTCGACAAGAAGTGCTGGGAATATGCGTTGGAAAGCGACGCAATCCTTTTAGAAGGAGGGAACACGTTTGTCGAATGGACTATGATTCATTTCCGTGGTCTTGATAATGACTTGCGCAAGTTCGCCAATCGCGGTATCCTGATGGGCATTTCTGCCGGTTCGCACATCATCAGCCCAACCATCGACCTTGCATCTGTTGCTGACGACAACTATCTTTGTCTTGCTGGCGACGAACTGAACAGCCTTTGTCTTACCGATTTTCTTGTAAAGCCGCACGCTGGCGGGTGGATGGAACACAAGGCGCTGTTCCGCAACTATGCGACCAAGTACAACAAGCCGGTTTTTATGATTGATGAAGGTCAGGCGGTGTGGGTTTGCGACCACGGCGTCCGCGAATATGGCGGGCATATCACAAAATTCTTACCATACAAGGACGGTGCGTGATGGAAATTGCTTGTTCCTGTGACATTGTGCGCAACAATAATCCAAAATCTAACCGCTTCGGTCAGTGTGGGATTGTCTTGACAACATCGACCGCGTGTGCTTATGTCAATTATCAAGATGGCAAAACCGTTTATTGCGCCGTCAAAAATTTTGTGCTTGTTAAGCACTTTGAACTTCGTGAAAAGATAGGCAACGAAGCTGTTTTTGCCCGTACATATTGGGGGAGTCTTGAATTTATTGATGAATACGGTCGCAGAAGACGCCTTAGCCGTGATGAAATGTGGAAGTTGGCGCAGAAATATATCCGTCGCGCCGCCGTGGTGGTTTGACAAATCATCAACTTTCTGCTATTATAATATAGGTGATGAAAATGAACAGAATTAAAATCGGCGACAAGGTTCTAATCAAAGGCAATTCACGAATCCACCACAGCCTGCTTGTTCCATCTATTGCAGAAGTTATCGGTATGGATGCTGTCAGTTTCAATGTTTTTGGGCATGACATCAATGGCAGGACATATAGCCAGTGGATTTCACCCATTGATATTGAACTGGTAAGAAAGGCGGTGATTGTATGACGCGCGAAGAAAAGAATCAGCACGTTGAGTTTATGAATGACGCGCTTTGCGACCTTTGTTCCACCTATCAGGATTGCACTTGTGACGGCTGTGAATTTGCGCGCTACATTTCCGTCAACGGTCGTGCCGGCACAATCATTTCTTCCACCGACATGGGCGACTGGATTGATATGGCGGTGTATATCGAAGGCATTATTTGCCAAGTCATGATGGCTGACGGGAAGCCTGTCGCTATCTGTGATGACGTCGGTCTTGTCCGCCTTGGTGATGCCAAAGCAAGCGACGTGGCTGATTTCGCAAGCAATTATGCTGAATTTGACGAAAACGAATGGAACGATTCTTTGCCGTGCTGGTGGAATGATTCGTTTGGATGTTGGGAAGAGGTAATCGAAAATGCCGGTAAATGATTACAATATAGACCGTCTAACCGGAAGAATCTGCGAAGAATTTATGTCTTGCGAAGATTGTCCGCTTTATCCCCACAAATATCCAACACAAGAACGTATCGAACAGGGCGACCCGACTTTTTGGTGCGATGATGCGTCTTGGAAAGATGCTGAAATTTCTGCCACGCTTGCATTTCAAGATTTGCTGAAAAATCATCCCGAACTTCGCAAAAAATTTACCGCAGAAGATATCCGCGAAATTGGCGTTATGAAAGGGACAATCTTATGAAATACGATGGCGAATATCTGCGCGGTTTCATTTGCCGTAATTATATGTGCGACCTTTGCCCACTGACCAATAGCGACGATTGTTATTATCGCTGTCGCAAAAACACGCCCGCGACAAGCGAACTTTTGAAAGCTGTTGGAACCTACATGAACACAAAGACACCCGCACAGCGTAAACAATGCAGTCGTGTTAACGCCATTATGGCGAAATATATAAAGGCGGTGGTGCTGTGATGGAAAAGATTTTATATACCTGCCCATTAGGTTTTTTAATCGCATTATTTATCCCTGTCGCTGTCCTTTTTGTAGGCGCGGTTCGCGAAGCCTATGTTTCCACAAAGAAAGCAATACAAAAGAATCGCCTTAAAAAGTTTATTAAAGACAATGAACAAAAAGCTGTCCCCTGCCATTGTGGTGGTCATGCGTATATTGAACACCGCTTCGGTGAATTTTACCACATCGGATGCACGGGTTGTGTTACCGGCTTCACGGACGAAGATATTCCAAAACTTGTCAAGATGTGGAACGACGTCCAAAGCCTTAAAGCTGGCGATTATGTTGACGCAGGTGTTTTTAAGGGGCGCGTTCAATCAATATCTTGCGGCGAAGCCTATGTTTATGCAGATGTCTATAACACCTATGTCGAAGTTCCGCTGTCCTATTTGAAGAAAATCAGACCGTCGTCTGCAAAGGTGGTGTAGTATGAAAACTGGAACCGCGCGTCAAGGTATGCGCGTCAGAATCATCGGCAATCACAATAACCACGGATTTAAAATTGGCAAAGTGGTAACGCTTCTGGAAAAGGCGTGGTACCCGCCTGACGACCGTGGTTATTCGTTCTATGTAAGATATAGAAAGGGTGTTTTACACAGCGTTCGTGAAATTGACATAGTGCCGGTCAACGCCACCGTGGTATAGCTTGACAAGTCAACTTTTTGATGGTACAATATAAGCATGATAAGGAAAGGGGTACTACCATGAAAAATTTTCGCACAAGAAATTCCATCATCCTGTTCTTCGGTATCGCGCTAATTGTTGTTGTAGCTATTGCGTCCACTTCATGCGTGAAAAATGACCCGCAACCGTCAGTTGACAACCTGTATCCGCACGTTGCCGTGGTTGTCGATACCGACGAAGTTGACGACAGTGTTTATTTATGCGACTTTAACGGCGAACTTTGGAAGTTCTACGGTGTCGAGGACTGGATGGTTGGCGATATCGCCGCCATGATTATGGACGACCGTGGAACGCCTGAAATTGCTGGCGACAGAATTGTTTCAGTTCGCTATTGTGGCAGTATTGCCGTGGGGTGAAATTATGAATAAAGAAGATATTGCATATCACTTCAAACGCGCCGGTTGCCGTGTGCCCGGATTTGGAAATGGATGCCACACTTGTCCAATTCGCAAGAAACTTGGGCGGTGTTGTTCGTATGACAAACACGACGAAACCATTAACGTCGGCAAACTTCTATATCACACGGATAAGAAATACCGCGAAAGCATAAACACCGAAATCAAAGAACATCCAGATTTTCGACCGTATGTATGCGGTTGTCGAATCGTCTAAAAAAGAAAGGAAGAAAACTATGAATCTGAAAGAATCTTTCCGCTATGCGTCCTACCTTGAAACCCTTGCATCCAACGCTTCTGGAAATCTGCGTCTTTCCACACACGCCCTGACCACAACCAAAATCCATCGCAAGTCTGCTGTTGACCCCGAAGCCAAGGACATTACTGAAACCGTTGACAACGGCGATTTCGTTGCGAATAACGACCTTATCCGCTTCTTGCAGTTCGTTATCGCCGAACGCGACAAGCTGGGCAAGGCAATCACCGCCGCGAAGAATAACTGCGGCTTTGACATTGACAATGCGGTCGCCGTAAACAAGATGCGTCAGCGCGTTGCCGATGATATCAAGCGTATGCTGTCCTATAAGGCAAGCAAGACCAAGAATATCGCCAATGGCTATCGTTTCAACGTGGCTGGCGACCAGACTTCCTATCGCTACGAAGTGGAAATCGTCGACGAAGAAAACTTTGACCGCAAGGCGTCTAAGGCTGTCATGACCGCCATGCTGGAAGAATCTGATGCGACTTCTGCTGAAATTGACCGTGTTCTTGTCACGACCAACGTTGACTTCATGCCGCATTTTAGTGTGAATGACAGTTTCGACGATGCTGTTGAATCGTACTTAAAAATGTAAAGCGGGTTTTGCCCGCTTGCTTCTGGTGGTAAATTAGCGCGAAACTACACGAAACGCCTGCAAACGCGCAGTTTGTAGCACCATAGCGATATGGTCGCTTGTAGAAGTTTGATATGCCACTTAAAATTTTTAAGTGGCGTGGATAATATATACTAAAACAATCAAAGCCTTTCTGGCTTGCTGAAGGTCGCTTCGCATAACGACATTCACCTAACACAATTACCTGATTCCATTATCCATAAACACGAAACACCACCTGTCGGACGGAACATTTATCGCGTAATCACGCAAAGCACCGACCGTCTTGGCATCCTCTGGGCTAATTACCCAGCTCCAATGCTTAATGGATGAAATTGGTAAGTGCAAATTACCATCTATCAATGCCGATTTATTCGGCACTATTTTCGTGTTCTTTCTGCGGCTTCTTGCCGCCAGAAGCAAACGGGTAAACGCCAACTTTAGTGAGGTGTAATATGAACATAAATGCAATCAAAGGTGTTATCAGAGAAAATCCGCGCGTCATACTATATTTCGGTTCTGATTGCGAATCGTTCATTGCTGTCACTAAGGCAACAGGCGGATTTATCCCAGCCCACATAAAAGGTTACACTGAACTTTGCCTATTGTATGCTAATGGCAAATATGATGGTTTCAACCGTGATGGTAGCATCGAGTTTTTCAAGATGGATTTTTCTACCAAGACTGCATATTATAAACGTTGGGTCGGACTTAATCGCGACCAAGAAGATGAATGGTTGCTGGTGGACTTGTCTCACGAAAGAAGGGCGCGAATTGTATGAATTGGATTCGAATAACAGCCAAAAGTCAAAAAGACATTCGCGTTGGTGATTTCGTCAGGACGATATATTTCAGTAACACCCTATATAAAGTTCTTTCAATCGAATATGTCGATGATGAAATGTATCTTATGGTTGGCGTTTCTGATAAACATGGCGCAGTGGACGAAAGATGTATTTACGCCCGTCAACACATAAAATATTTTGGCACCTATTCACCACAGAACAGAAAAGCGCAGGTGATTTGATGGATTTTCATGTTGGTCAAAAAGTTATCATAGACAGCGACGATACCGAGTATCTTGAAGACCGTGCTGTTGATAATGGCATGGTCGGTGTAGTCATTCACATTTATGAAGGCAGACGCTTCCCAATCAAGATAAAGGTTGATAGCCACATCGCGCCTGTCGAATGTTGCTTCAAGCCGGACGAACTGAAACCCGCGCCCGACTGTGCAAAAATTATTTAGACGCCGAAAGGCGTCTTTTCTTTTGCAAAAATATTGACAAATTGTGAACAAAATGTTACAATATTATTACAATAAGAAAGGCGGTGTGCAAATGAAACCAAAAATCTTTCGCTGGTTCGTCTACAAATACGAAAACGGCAAGTTCAGCGTCAGCACAATGCACCAGTCACAGAACGCGGCGAATATTTGCGCAGGCGACGCGATTGATGATATTTGCGAAGCGCATGGCTATAAGCGCAGGTTCAACGACACGGGTGAAGTTCAGGCATATATCGCGTCCGATGGCGATAAAATCGTCACAGCGCGACTGGTAAAGCGGGTGTTCTAATGAATTATCTTTATAGGGTTAATCAGCGCGTTCGGATTGTAGACAATACTGCAATCCATCACTACGCCCCACTTGGGCAGGTTGCAAAAATAAAAAGTCTTACATCGTGGGGCAACAGGGAAGCATATATTGTCACCTGTAAAACAACAAACGGAAAACCTGCACAGGTAATTATCGAGCACGACCTGCGTCCAGCGGGTGCGGAGGTGGTGTAACATGAATATTCCCGACAGTAATGCGCTTGATGCAATCACGGATTGCCTTTGCAGGGTATATCGCGCAGAAAAAGGCGGCGTCGGTTGTCTTGATTGTCCGTTGCATAAAATAAAAACCAGACATGGTGGCACCATTTGTTCGCTTTATGTTGGTAATGACGAAGAAAGACTGGAACTTTTGCAAGCCTGCATTAAGCACGGCAACGCAACTATATTCAAAGATTTGTCGCCAGAATATAAACAATTTGTGACAAGGACGGTGACAGTAGTATGAATGAATTTCATGTTGGACAAAAGGTGAAAATCGTTGGGAACACACACGAAATTCATTACGCAATTATCCCGCAGATTGGCGAAATCGTCCGTGCGGGATACCGCGATTGCCGCGTAAAATGTAAAACAATAAATAGTGGTAATAACACGACCACGCAAACAATTTACACTTGCGACTTGCGCCCAATCGGTGCTGAAATAATTTAATGGAGGACTAAAAAAATGACTGTATCAAATCAAATCATCGCGGTTCTTGATGCCATCTGCGAAAAATTCGGCATCGTAATCGACTGGACGGCAAGCAACATCATGCCGTATCTGCAAGACCTGTGTAAACGCATCATCACCTATGAAATTGCCACTTCTGTCGCATGGATTATTTTGCAAGTCGTCGTCGTTCTTCTTGCATTTTACATCCGCAACAAGAAAATCAAACCACTTTCGGAAGAAGAAGGCGACAACTATTTCTTAGTTATCGCCACTGTTGCCTGCGTTATCATCGCCGCAATCGCCCTTATTATTGTTTGTGTTCAGGTGGTTGATATTATCAAGGCGTTGACTATTCCCGAAATCACGATTTACAAGTTCGCCAAACCGTTTCTGAAAGGCGGGTGCTAACATGACCATTCTTGAAATTCTATTCATTCTTCTGCTGGTGCTTATCTTCCTGTGGTTTATGGTCAACATCTTTGACTTCACCAAGATTTCGCTTAATGCGAAAACAGCGCGTCGCCTTGGCGATTTAAGTATCAAGCTGAACGATTGGGACGAACAGCGACAGGCGTATGGCGCGTTAAACTCAAGAATCCATGCCGATGCAAGCATGGGAATGAAATGCACCAAGACATACGTCAAGCGTGAATATGCCGACCTTTTTGAAAAGCGATTAACGCGGCGCGGTTTTCAGGTTGAACAGGATGATTACTACGCATTTTCGTCCCAAATTAGACTTATTATATCGTGGTGAAGGCGGGATAAACCCGCCTTCTTTTTTGTTGTTTACAAAATAGTCACAATTTCCAAATCGCGCATAAATGCGTTCTAAGCGCGTTTAAGATAGGGTGCATACTTTTACCACCGCGCGCCTAAAAGCGCGTACAGCGCGTTCTACGGGCATTTATAGCGGTTTTATCGCGTCCGGTCGGGTAAATCGCGCAAGGCTTGACAAATTGTGAACAAAATGTTACAATATGGGTACAACAGGGAAGATAGCATCTTCAATTTATCTGTTGTTGGAGTACAATATGAACACGATTGATTATGAATATAGCCAGTATCTTCTGCGCTACGGTAAATTCATCACTGATGATTTTGTAGGTAACGCGCGAATCAGAATTATCCGCGCACCATTCAGCGGACTGCGGTATCATAAGATGGTGAACGGCGAAGTGGTGAAACTGGTCAATTTAACTTCGGCAGAATAAGGTGAAACTATGGATAGAAATATTGTTCTGGAAATTGAGCAGGCATTCTGCGACCATTATAATACAAACTGCGATAGGTGTCCAATTAGCAAATACAAAATAGCGGAAGATTTGGCGATGTGTCACTATGCCTTTAACAAGGAATCTACTGAAGAACAAGTGAATATATTCGTCAACCTTGCGCGTTGGCATTGGAATCACAAGTGGACGCAGGAACTTAGCAATAAGGCAAGAAGAATTATTGGAATAAGGGCGAAGGTGGTTTGAATGAAGGTTAAGAAGGGCGACCGTGTGAAAATTGTTGCCAACCACAGCGGACACCAATTCAAGATTGGAACCGTTGTTGAAATTCGCAGCGGGGACAAAGGCGGTCTTTCTGCTTGGGAACCAAACCATAAACACATGAACCACGGACACGGCGGTTTCTGGTGGATTCGCGAAAATGATTTTATTCCGACAAAGGTGACGATACTATGACGACCGAACAGATTTTACAAAAGATTAAGCGTAGAATACGAACCTTAATTTATTTTGGCGACAATATCGCACAATTTCAGGAAGTTGCCGAAGCGATTTATCCTGACTATGCCGACAGGCTTATGGAACAAATCAGCGAATATAATGATGGAACAGAATTTCAACTTGTGCTTCGCACTTTTCATGGTAGATTCGACGGCTGGAACGTTGAAGATAGCTTGGAATGTTATCGCATACATCTTGAACGGGACACATGCGCCCATAGATATGGTGCGTTTATTAACGCGACGAAGGTAAAACGGGCGGTGATACTGTGACAACACAACAAATTATATCTGCAACCAAGAAATGTTATTCGACTGTGATTTACTTCGGCAAGGATATGGAACAGTTTCGCGAAATTCTGCCACGACTTAAATACGTTCGCGGCTATACATACGATGGCATCCTAAGAAACTTAGACGCCTACATTGCTGATGGTGGCAAAATCGACCTTGTTATTCGCACGGTTGGCGGGTACTTTGATGGCTGGAATTGTTCCAAAAGCGTCGGATTCTACAATATTAACTTTGACACAGGAACCTGTCGTCTTACAAACACCACGGTGATTGACGCCAGCAGAAGGACGGTGAAAATTCTATGACTAAACGCGAAGCAGCAACCAGCATTATATGCTACTGGAATAATTGTCGTAGGGATTGTCCGCTGTGGAACCACGCGCGCAACAGTTGTTCTTGCGAGTTTTATTCTGTCGCGGAATTGCTTAGGATTGCACGCAAGGAATATGCGCGGAAATCAAGCGATGTAAGGTGTGGCAAAGAATATCGGCAGATGGTGGAAAATGAGTGGAAGAAGATTGGCGGTGCAATAATTCTATGATGTTGAAAGTCGGGGAGACCGTCAAAATCGACGTGGATATGGCAGAACGCTTCAACGTTTCGTTCATTGCTACAGTAAAACAGGTGGATGAAAACGATAAAGATTTCACATATCTATTACGTTTGTCTGACGGAAGAGATATCTGGTTTATGAATGAAGATGTGATACCGGCAAAAGCATTATCAAAAGTCGTCTAACGCTTGACAAAACCATTGTAATTTGCTATTATATCATTAGCGGCGGGGAAGTCCCCAATCTATGCCGCGCGGAGTACATTATGAAAATTGTAACTTTTGGCGAAATCAAGAACGGCAATTACATTTTCGATGTTGTCGAATTTGATGAAGCCGACGCAAAAATCACCAACGGATTCAGACCAACAGAAGATGGCACCGAACCATATCCCACGCTTCGCATCACAAAATATAGGGTGGTCGGTCAGATTTCTGCCGAAGAAGTGCCTGTGGACAATCGCATGGAATGTGGCGTAACGCTGGTTCGCGGCGCGATGGAAAGCGTCACCTTTACTTGTTTTAGAATGGCGGTGTAAGGATGTATTATATTAAGTTTGACTGTTCTGGCAATGCCACAATCTATGAATTTGAAAAGAAAATGCACGCCATTTGTGGAACATTTGTTCTTGTGAATCGCCTTGTTTCATCAGAGACTGGGTGCGCATCTGAACTTCTGCCGAAACGCGGAATTGTGCCCGTATCCGACAAAACAGAAACCGTCAACTTCGCCAGCGTCGAATATAACATCGAAGGCTGGTGTGGACTTTACGGTGAAGGATTTGATGGTTCTACGTCTATCGCGAATTACAAGCTGAATGATATGACACCCGCCAAAAAGACGGATAAGATGTTTACAGTCGTACACGAGCCCATTGGTGTCTATCGCTTCACTCCTCCAATCGCGTATTTTGCGGAAAGATTAAGGTGACATTATGAGTTATGCAGAACACATGGCGGCGCTGTATCGCCAAGGCACAATTATCAACCAGAAGCATCGCATCAACGAAAACGGCGAAGCTGTTACGATGTTCACAATCCGCATGAACCACGTCTACGACAATCTGACGTCGGGCTACTGTGACGGTCTTTACCATGTAACAACGGTCAACGGTAGGTTTGCTGGCGCCAAGCGCGTCTATGTGTAAAGGAGTATAATATGATTCAATTTATTATCGCCGTTCTGGCGCTTATCCTTCTTTACTGCATCGTTTTATGGCTTGTCGGCATCGTTGAAAACGCCGACGAAAAAACAGTCATGTGCCTGCGGACGTTCTACCGTCTGCTGAAAAACAACAAGGTGTTTGACATTGATATGTTGTCTGGTATTGGCTACTATAATCAAGGTGGCTACCGCGATTGGGTCATGCCGCGCTGGTCTTGGTATCCGATTTTCGTCGCATTCCTTATTGGTAGCGCTTTTCACAAGGATGTAATTTGATATGCAGGCGCGGTGGAATAATTTTTCACCGCGCTTGACAATTTTATATAGGCGTGCTATACTATAATTACAGCAGGAAAGGGAAGCCTTTAATTTATCTGCTGTCGGGGTACATCATGGATATTATTGCCGCTTACAATCGCGCGCCAGCACAGACGGTGTGCGATGTCTACAAGAAACCATCTGTTGCAAAGAAAACCATCGAGCGCATGATTCTGCAAGAAATGAAAGGCTGCAATGGCTGGGGTTACAAGGTGATTTATCATACCTGTCAGCATTTTACCGCTGGATATTTATACGCCAATGGTTATACTGGCGAAATCGTTCTGCGCGTTCATAAACCGCATTACACGACTGACATGGAATGGCATCGTACCGATGCAACGGTGGTTTAACTATGAAAGATAGAATTTTTAATAAGGCGCTGTGGGCGTGTTGCAAAATGTCCGGCGGTGTCACCTGCAACGGCTGTCCATTGTTAAAACTGAAAATTGGCGAAAACGGTATGCCGAATTTTCTATGTTTATCGCATCACGACCCGACGCATAAGGCGGCAGAAGCGGCGATTGAACAGGTCGTAAAAGAAAATCCAAAGGCGTTTCCCGAAGAAGTTGTGCGGGCAATTATCAGACAGGCGAAGGTGGTGTGACATGAAATATAGCAGAAGAACGATATTGTTTGACTGCGCGTGTTTTCAACGTGACTGTAGCACCTGCAAGTTAGCCGATGTCGGCTGTGGTGACGCACCAACAGAATTGCTGGCAGAAGAAGCGCGTAAGCACTATCTGCAAGTGAAGAATGGCGGCGACTGGGAATATTATGACGAAATAATGTCGCTTAACTTCGGGAAAGATTATGCCAAAGAATTTATGCTGGTAAAAGCAAGGGTGGTATAGCATGAACAAACGCCTGATATTTGAAGCGGCGTGTCTTAGACGACAATGCGGGGATTGCCCACTTGGTGTATACGGCTGTAGTTTGGCGCCAGTGGATATGCTGTTAGAAGAAGCGCGTAAGCATTATGCGAACATGAAAAATGGCACAGGGTTTGCTGGCTACGACAGAGTGCTGACAAAAGAACATGGCGAAGGCTACGCCAAAGAATTTATGACAACAAAGGCGAAGGTGATATGACGTGAACAACATTGTAAGCAACCCATATTACGCGCCAGCCGTTATGTGCGTATTGGCATTGGCGTTTGCAAGTTTTATCTTCAAGTTCGTATGCGTCATGCTTGGTCGAAAAACACCAAAAATTATGAAGCACATTAACATCGCGATTGTTGTTGTATATTCCGTCCTTATAATGCCGCTTATCATTCTTATTTTTGATTGTCTATCTGAAAGGGGTACAATATGATTAACATTGATGAAATTCGCAACATTCAGCAGGATGGCATTGATTCTGAAAATGCAAAGAAAGCCGCAGAACGCGGCGATGGAAGTTGGACTGCCGACCGTGAAATATGGGAAGCAAAAGGTGGATATGACTGGGCATTCTTAAAGCGTTATTTTGAAGGTATAGGATTCTTTGTCTCGATGACATACGATGAATATGATTACGTCTGTTTCGTGGTCGCGTGGGACGAAAAAGAAATTAGAAGACTGCGCGATAATGAAATTCTTTTTGAAAAAGTGGATAGCTATGACTGGACAAGAAGCAAATTTTACAACAAGCTGAAACGACTATTGACAAAACGTGCATAATATGCTATTATAATTATAGCGACAAGAAGGGGACTTCTAATTTAGGTCGCGGGAGTACAATCATGGAACACATTTCTACTTTGAACGCTGGCGTGTTCACCAGCATGGCAAAGCGTCTGAATCTGGACGTTAGCCCATATCATTCCGCGCATGGGTACATCGGCAACATCTGCAAGAATGGTTACGCCGTTCATCTGCACGATTCCACGGACGTTCGTGCGTTCAAGGGCGTCACGATTAACAAGATTCCGTCCCTTAGCATCAATGTGGTGCGTTTCGTTGACGGTAAAAGGACGGACGAACACAACATCGACGTCTGGGAATATAGCGATATTTCCAAAGCGATTGCCGAAGTGAAAAGCATCGTCGGCTGAACAAACAGGGCGGGTGGACGAAAGTTTGCCCGCCATTGTTAATAAAATGTTCACAAAGTGTTTACAACCAGTTCATGACTAAATTGAAAGGGTGTGCTATAATATGGGTATTGGCGGGAAACCGCGATATTAAATAAAGGACGGTAAACAAATATGGTATTCAAAGATTTAGAAATCGCGCCGAAATTCAAGATGCTTGACGGGACATATAGTGAAAAATGTCTTAAATTTATTTGGGAAGATTCCTATAGAAATCCAGCCGCAATGGTATTATACTATGATATTCTTCATTCAATGTCGCCAGCAGAAAGAAAGAACGGATACTGCGTAAGACAGGTAGATGAATACGAAGCGTACCGAATCTATGACACTTTTGAAGATTTAAGAGAATATATTACCATTATTTTTGGTAAAAAGGCTGATGGAAAATGCGAAATTATGATTTCATTTCCATATGAAACTTTTGGTGCCATTCGTTTTGCAAACGATAAGTAAAATATAACATGGGGTACAACATGGATTACATTAAAATTTTTAATCCAAAACAAGCCGCGTTCTACATAACGCGCGGCGTTCGCTGTGTAGACGTTTACTACACGGATAAATTTATATGGGTGTTTCGACTTGATGATACAAAAGCCGCGTGGGAAGAATGGAAAACTGGCGGTGTGAAAGTCGAAGGTTTTAGATATTAAATTGGAGTGTGTGGTTATGGGTAGAGCATTATTCCGTTACGAAAAGGGACTTCCTAAGTTTGATGAAATCGACAGGCGTGGATTTATTACTGGCGAAAATCGCGCATCGTCTTCTGCGTTCAGGCGCATCGCAAACGACTATAGTCTTACTTGCGCCTGTGTATATCAATTCTTGTTTTGGCACGCCGACAACGAATCTGGCGAAGCGACAGTTACAGCAGACCAAGTTAAACGCGAAATTACAATTAACAGGGAAACCGCTGGACATTGTTTTGACCTACTTACAATGGTCGGATTCATCGACTGCATCCAGAAGGGCAACAGCAACGTAAGTACAGGCGAAAAGCGCGCAAGCATCTATAAGATAAACAATGTCGATATCGTGACAGGAAAGCCAACAGGAAGATATAATCCCTACCCTGACTACGAAAAAGAACATGAAAAAATTCAGGCGAAGTTCGCCACCAATATTCCAATAAATGAAGAACGGTTAAAAGCAGCAACGCGCGATATTAACGGCAACAAGGCTCAGGGGCTGAATCAAATAGAAGGCATAACAGAACGCGAAATCAATATAGCAAAACAACACTACGTTGACCGCCTTAAACAGCAGTACAATGGCAAGGATAAAAGCGCAATGGTTCGTGACCTTTTGAAGATGCGCAATATGATGGAATATTATCCACAGTTTGACGGAATACTCACCGACTACGGTGTCTAACCATTAGACATGGATTTTCACCAATATTGCCGTTCATGTCTAAAGAATCGACATATCCCATGTCGAAAGATTAGACGCTTTTCTTATATAGTTCTCTTATATATTTATTTACCCCTTCTATTATATATAAGCAAAGTGTATAAAGATTCGACATGAACGTTTAATTGAACATAAAGTTACGGTGTCGAATTATTCGACATACGGGGATTAGTGTGTTGGCGGTAACATAATTTTCAACAGCAAGTGAAATGTAACTTCGTTCTGACATATTGGTGGGCAAAACTGAAAAATCAAGACGGGGTAATGCTATCGCATATAAACCAACAGAATAATCTATAGGGAGGATAGAAGATACAAAAAGACGATAGTATTTTTGTTGGCAATGGTATACAGGTGTCTACCAAATCGTGAATAATCTATGGGAAAATCTATGGGTCTTGAAAAGAAACTAAAATATTTATCTTAATTTTCTGTAATTATAAGCAAAAAGAAGAAAATCTACAAGAAAATAGACAATTTTCTATGAAATAACAAGAAATAATGAAAAATTCTTGACAATTTCGCATAATTATGCTAATATAATACTAACGAAAGGAAGAAGACTTTTCTTCTTCTGGTGATGCAACTGCTGGTTGACAAAAGGAGTACAACAATATGAAGTTTCGTATGCTGCTGGTCTATCAAGACGGTCAAGCGACTGTCAGTACATTTAATCTACGCAATACTGCCATGATGGTGTTCAACAGTACATCTACGCAGAAGCGCATAACCTATGGCGAAGTGCTGGACATGGCTACTGGTGATGTGATTGCCGAAGTTCATCGTAGCTACCAATTCAAGCCGAACACCCATCACAAGTGACGCGCATACATATTATATATATAAGGAGTGCTAATATGATTTACAATGCTGCTGACAAGACCGACGTGATGGTGCTTAACCTGTATCATGCAGGCTTCCCTGTTAGGCGTAATGCTGCTGGCAATGTTGCCGTGAAGATTACTGGCTGGTGGAAAGACATCCCGCAGGACATTGCTGAATGTCAGCATGTGTCTATAAGGCGCAGGAACGCGTTCAGACGGCGTTTGAAGTGGCAGGAGGTAACCTGTGATGGTGAAGATTCTAAGCGCGTTAGGGTGCCTTGTGAGCGCATTTTCGGGCGGTTATATTCTTCGCATTGCACCCACGAATGACCCTGTTATCTGGCTTGTGGCGTTCCTGTTTGGCTGTGCGTTCATGTGCTTTTGGTCGGAACTGATTAGGGACTGAACGGCGGGGAATATACTATATATATAATGTATATAGCTATTCCTTCTGCTGCTGCTGAAAGCCGCCATCAACTTTTTCGCAATACAATATAGGTATAGATGCGGCTTCAATCGGTTTTGACCTTCAACTTTCAGGCGTGACAATATAGGCGCCGACCATCAACTTTTTGGCGCTGGAATATAGGGGCGACGGCGGGAAAATCCGGCGGTCAGGTGGTCTGGAACATTCGGAATGTTCGGAACGTTTGGAATGTACCATACGTTTGGTTCGTCATACTGCTGAAAATTTTCGTTATTCGTATTTTTCAATCAAAATGCGAAATGCTTGACTAATTGTAAAGTATATGATATACTTATAATAGACGCAAGGGATAGAAGCCTTGCTAATGGCAGGCGCTGGACACGGAACGCGGAAACGCTTTTATATATAATGTATAGGCAAGGGCTGAAAAAATTTTTCAGAAATTTTGAAAAAAGGTATTGACAATCCTTTTGCGGTGTGCTACTATGTGTACAACGAAAGGAAAAACAAAGGCGCAAGCGAAAAATCGCCGCACAAGTCAGACGCGCGAACACAAGCGAAACGCGCGTGCGGTGTGTACCTCGAAAAGTGAATCCCTATTGCAAGCCGAACGCGCAAGCGGTGAAATGTGCATGAAGCGCGTCAAGCAAGCGTGACGGCGAAACGATAGGGCAAACATATCAACAAAATTAAAATTGAAAAGGGGAACAAAAAATGAAAATCGAAACGAACGGTTACAGCGTAGAAATGACTACCGCTAAGACGGTAGCGGAAGCAATGGACAAACTTCCCGTTTTCCAATCCATTCGCGGCGCGGAACAGTGGAACGCAGACAAGCGCGCGAAGCTGATTGCAGACATCCTCGCGGGCTACTATGTGCCGCCTATCGCATACGGCTATGTGACGGACGAGGACGGCAACAAGACGCTTGCAATCATGGACGGACAGCAACGCGGAAACGCAATTCGCGAAGCGGTGGCAGACGGCAGACTTTCGCCCGATACGGAAATTTTAATCAGTATTGACAAGCTCCGCGCGGGCGAAGAGCTTTTCCGTGTGCTTAATATCGGCGTTCCCGTGGGTAGCGCCCTTGTTACGGCGGTGGCTCTTAATGGCAACGCGGGCAAGGCGCTTTTGGCTATCGCAAGTCATGCGGCGTTGTCGTATATCCCATGGTCTGCAATCCAGACGGGACGCACGGAAAAGGCGGCGTTTGCGGCGTCTCTGCTTGCCATTGCAAGCGGCTGGGCGAATCCCGAAAGCAGTACCAAAATGACGGAGGCATGGCTGAACGAACACAGCGAAGAGATCATTGCAGACAATCAGACTGCCGCGCTTGCTATGTGCGACAAAATCGCCGAAGCCCTGAAGCCATACGCAGAAGCGGCAGATGGTGAAAACAAGAAGCGTGCAAAGGTGGCGCGGCGTGTTCTTGGCGGCGTTCGCAAAAAGAACAACTGGATTACACTTTGCCAGCTCGTCAAAGACGATATCGACGCAAGCGACGCAGTAGCCCTTTTTGCGGACAGTGAGACGTGGTGCAAGGCAGACAACGATAACAAGGCATACGGCAAAGGCAAATATCGCCGCACAAGCATTGACGGCAAGGGTGGACGTATCAAAGAGTGGTCTGCTATCCCCATGGGCGGCGGCAGTAGCGGCAATGCAACGGACGCGGCAAAGCGTCTTGACGCGGCATTATTCTTTATCGTGGACGGCGGAGACTTTCAGCGGAATCCCTATGCAGAGCTGGACGCGGACGAAAGGCAGGCGAAGAAAGCGGACAAGGCGGCGGCAGGCGTTGACGGTGATACACTTGCGGCGCTGATGGGTGGCGCGGTATGACGGGCGCGGCGATATTCCCGCAGGGCATGACGGCGGAAGAACGGCAGACAGTAGCAAGTGCTATGCTGTGCGAGTGGTACGGCATCACGGCAGGCAAGGCAGGCGCAAGCATAACAGCAACGTATAACGGCATGACGATAACCGGGCGCAGTAAGGCTGTTGACGTGCTACAATATCGCATAGCGCAATACAGCACATTCCCGTCAATGTTTGTTTTGTTCGTCAATCGGCACAAAGGGGACGGCGGTATTTTTGACAAGTTATACAAGCACTTGCAAGACGTGTTCCCGCACGAGTTAGACAAAATGACGGCGTGAATTTTGTGCAATCCGTACATTGTAAATCGTCTTTCGATTTGATATAATCAGTATATCAAATCGGGGGAGGTGCTACAATGGATAGGGACGCAATCAGGGATACGCTCCGCGCGGTGCTTGTGCTTGCTATCTTTGCGTTAATACTATATCTTGACAGGGCATGACGCACGGAAAAAGGGACTGCAAAAAGCAGTCCCTTTTTCTTTTGCTTGCGTGTGCATATTTATGCAAGTATGGTGTATATGCAAAATCGTGTATTTTTATGCAGGGTGGGGCGGTTATGGAAAAAGTGTTGCATTTGCAACAGGGGATGGGATGGGGTAATTTTTTTCACACACTGGGGTCAACATCTTTCATCGGGTTTATGCCATCTGCTTCAAGTATACTTCGTCAATTTCTTTTATCATCGGCCTCCACTGCCCTTCTTCGTCCTTCCAATCATTTGTTTCCACTTCAAACCAAACCGGTTCGCCCTGTTCATCGAAACGCCCAATGATAATCTTCATCGCCATAGGGGGGGGTGGGTTTTAGTGTCCATCCCCGCAATTCCTTTCTTCCACGAACAGTTCCTCGAGTATGCGCGGCTTATATTCCCGCTTGTCCATTCCCGCGATTCTTTTAAGCGTCGTTCCGTCAATCAGCCCTTCGAAGCCGCTGTCGATGATGATGTTGCAAATCGCAATCTGGTCTTTGCGTAGGCGCCGCTCAAGCCGCGTTTCATGTAGCATCCGATAAAGGCGATAGCCCTGCGCCGCATTAAGCGAATAAAATTCCGCCGCGTGTTCGATATCCAGTAACGCCGCATCTGCACGCGCCAGTTCTGCCTGTGCGTGTTCGCGCATACGGAAGACTTTTCGCAATAGCGTCTGTATGCCCAGCACGCTTGTCTTGATGTCGTCCAAGCAGTCTTCGTCAAGGTATTCGTCAAAGTCAATGTCAGTGTAGCGCTCGCGGTCTGTTGCTTCCTGAATGGCATAGCCGATGTTCTTGAACGACTTCGACAAGTTCGCATAGAAGTTTTCGGCTTTGTTTCGTTCCGAAAACTTTAGCGCCGATTCAGGACTTGAGACCGTGGTTACACCGCGCTCGTCTTGCTGTATGTAGCCCGCGCCGTTTGTGATAAGCCACACGCGCGATTCCTCCTTTACTTTCTGCCGAATCTTTCCATATCCATTTGATTCGCCTTCATAATATTTTCATGAACCTTCATGTCTTTTTCACAGGCGCGAAAGAACAAAATCGGAACAATGATAAAAACCAAAACCATTCCCATATCTGCACTTCCAATCAGCGGCAACTACGGCGGATAGCCTTCTTAGCGCCGCAATAGGCACCGTAGCTTGCCGCGCGCGACTGTGACTTGTTGTAGCCGTTCGGGAAGAAAATGGCGTTGATAAACAGGCAGAAGATAAGTTCAATCATTTTTATTTCCTCTTTTCGTTTTTATTGGGCGGGGCTGTTGCCAGCCCCTTTCCCTATCGTAGTTATATAATAACACACATTTTGCTTTTTGTCAAGTCTTTTAGTAAAAGTTTAGTTCGTCCGCTTTTGTTGAAATCCAGCCACGGTGATTTGTCTTCAGTTCGCAAATCGCCGCCTTTTCTTCGCCTTTGAAGTGTTTGATATACTGTTCGAAGCCACTTGCGTAACGACTGGAACCGCGAAGGTCGCATTGTCCGGTGTGACCAATCACAATCACCTTGCAGTTGTCAGAACAACGAGTAAGCACCTTTTTAAGTTCATCAACGGTTCCGTTTTGTGACTCTTCCACTATAACCACCTTGTTTTCGAAGTTGGTGCCACGAAGAAATGTGCTGGTCAGAAGCTTGATGTAGCCGTCGCCATTCTTTAGGTTCACAAGACTTTCGTCGTTTACGACGTGCATCGGGTCAAGGTTGCACTTAATAATCGCCTGATTGATGGGTTCAAAGTAGACTTCGCTTTTCTCGGTAATCGAACCCGGTAGATAGCCCTGTCTGTTTTCTTCGCAAGGGAACATAATTACGATGATTCCATCATAGCGACCATATTCGTACATCATGTTTGCTGTACCAACCGCGACTGTGGTCTTGCCCGTGCCAGCGCGTGCATTGCAAAACACAATCAGCTTGTCTTTATCCCAAATCGCATCACGGAAAGCTTCTTGTTCAGGGTCAAGAACCATTCCATAAAACGGATGGTCTTTAAGCGTATCAGGACAATCCTTCTTATGCGTAGTCGTTGGTGTCTTTCTTGCCGCCATAGCGATTCTCCTTAGATGATTTCGTCCACGCTTTCGATAATCTTATCGGCGACGCCGCGTGCAAT